CGACTGTCTGTATATTTAGTCGATTCCGATAAAGTCTTACAGGGTGAAACGCAATGTGCTTTCCATCCTGACAATGCCACGTTGATTGAACAGTTGGACTTTGAACGGTCCATCGAATATGGCTATGGTCATCGAAGTTCTTTAACTTTGGAGCCACTAAGAGAGCTAGCCTAAAAAACGCGGGAGAGTAATCATGTCTAAAATCAGTTCAATAACTGAGCGAGTAACGACAATAAAAAGCGGTCTGTATTTAACACCTAAGGAACCGATCGATGAATCCGTTCAGAAGTTGTTGGGTAAATCTTTTCTTTATCGTTACCATCGCCCTAACCACGTTTATAAAGGGCGCGTTATTTCCATTGTGGACAATAAACGTATCGTGGTGATGTTTGAATCGGGTGAAGTAATGACCCGATACATCAGTAGCTTTGATTTTAAGGAGGATTAGCTATGCCGAGTAAAAGTAAGAAACAATCACGCTTCATGCGGGCTGCTGCTCACGATAAAGAGTTTGCTGACAAACACAACATCGATCAAGACGTAGCTCGTGAATTTGTTAAGAAGGATCAGGAAGAAAAGGAAAAGAATGATGGTAAGGAATCTGATTCAGAAAATAAAAGCTAAACTGTCGCCATTCCCTAGTGAAATAAAAGGTCATTGGTATACTGGGGCTTGGTATATGTGGCAGTGTGATCTCAACAAGTTTGATCTACCAGCTAAAAGCGATAAGATAGTACCATTTGCAACCGGTAAGAAGATTGCGTTCGATCCGTTTGAGGTCGGATTAATCTACTCACACAGAAATGGTAATTTGGTAGATGGACTTATTCCTGTCATGATGATTGAGGATATGGTAGGTCTTTATGAGCCAAGTAAAACCTATCCTAGACAGGAATTGAGATCTGATCTTGCCGCTTGGGATGATGGGCGTAAAGTCGATTTAACCTTTAAGAAATCGATACCACTAAATAAGGTAGTTGATATATTACAACTTAAAGGTCGTCGTATGACGTTCCTTGGTCCCGACCACAAAATGGTCATTCACTCTAAAACATTGTAAAACGTTACAGGGGTGAATAACTATATGTAGCAGTGATGCTTTCCCATTGTGTCATTGTGAAAAACCGTCTGGGTAGCGCCACCTTTGGTGGGAGCCATTGGAACTAACAGACACATCGAAGGTTTTTGCCCTTATCTGCGTTCGGGCTATCCTTACTTCCTTGTGTGTGACTCCAATAGCAGCCAATTGTGGCGTCCAGATACAGCCGCACATTCAGGGTCTTCGTGTGCGGTAGAGGGCCTATAAGCTGACGACCTAGGCGTTCCATGTTTACTCCTATAAATGTTAGGGATGCCTGCCGAAGCTCGAGTTCGATCGCAAGGGCTTGAGGGGGTAAAACCAATAAACCGCGTCTCCCGGAGTCTTCGGACTCTGGGAGGTTTATTATTTTTGTCTTACTCAGGAGACTATTATGTCAGAGACAAACTTAGGCGACATTAAAGCAAGTTTGGTAGGTGATCACAATCCCGGTGAAATCACAGCCATACTTGGAACATCACATTCGGGTAAGACCGAAACGCTAATTAAGTTGGTAGCCATTGAAGCTATTGAGCGTGAGACAAGTGACTATGATGAAATTATATTCGTCGTACGTGAAGAGAAACCGGAGTTAGTTGCTCGTAAATCGTTGTTCTATTTCCTAAAACATCTCGGTGAGATACCTGAGCAGATGTCGTTTGATGATACCGTACAGTTTGTACTGGACGACGACATCATCAATAAGCATTGGGATAACATCAAAATCGTGTATGCTCCGTTGGGTGCTGACTTACAAGACGATATCCACGTCGGTAAAAAGAATACACTATTCTTAATCGATGGGCTCGGTAACATGACGAGTGAATTTATCGAGTCATTTAAAGCTGATGGGAATAGTCTTGTTATAACTGCAAGTGCACCTGTATCGGGAATAGGTAGTTTGTCGGATGCTGTAGGTAAAAACACACTATCATTACCTAACTTGGCAGACCGAACGATCATCACTGAACGTAAGTCAACCGAGCAAGGTGTCAATAAACATCAGTTGACGCACGGTGATGATGTCAAAGAACTATCTACGGTCAAACTCGAAGTTTTCTAAGGTGGGAAAATGAGTAATAACGTAGCCAGTATATCGGCTTTCAAAAAGAATAAGAAGAAGCGTGTTTCTGATGCGGTGCCTGATGACTATAAAGGTACTTACCATGAGGATGTAATGCGCTTAACTTCTCTATTGGAAGATCTGTGTATCGATCCTAAGAACGAAGAACCTTTCTATACATCGGGGATAAACAACTTCACCGTAGAAGGTAAAGTTCATCCAACGTTGATGTTCGATGGTTTAATGAATGACATGTCAGATCGCCTACCTGAGGCAGCGGTGTTTCCGTTTGCACTCATAAACGGTGCAGCGTCACATGAAGACCGTAAAGAAGAATTCTTGGACACGATGAGTAAAGTGTCGAGTCTTATCATTACGGTTTGTTGTGAAATGGGTAGACGTACGATGTGCGCTAGTCACGATCAAGATGAGATTAGTCTGTTCGTTGAGGCCGATGACGGTAGTGCTGTTGTGCTCTCAATTAAGATACACATGAATGGTAAGGAAGTAGAAAAATGATTTTATCTGACATCACGATCAGACAACTATGTACCGGTCCAGAATACGAAGGTATTTTATCTGAGGCCATCGATGAAATGACAGCACGGGTCGTGCGTAAGATACCACATGGTCGTCCCATGATCGAACCATTCGTATCTGAGTCTATCAAGAACGATGAGCGTGGTCGCATAGCTAGCTTCGGTTTATCGTCATATGGCTACGACGTCCGACTGGCTAAGAAGTTTAAGATATTTACCAATATCAATAACTCACTAATCGACCCGCTCGATATGCCAGAAGACTGCTATCACGAGCAGGAAGGCGATAGTGTCATATTGCCACCCAATAGCTATCTCTTAGGACATACGGTAGAGACCTTTGATATCCCACGCAATGTCTCCGTTGTATGCTTAGGAAAGAGCACGTGGGCTCGTGCTGGCGTTATCGTTAACGTTACACCTATCGAGGCTGGCTTTAAGGGTCAGGTAGTCATTGAGATATCCAATGCAACGAATCTACCCATTAAGATCCATGCGGGTATGGGTATCGCACAATTCCAATTCTTCTTAGGCGATCGTCCGTGTGAAGTATCGTACGATGATCGCGGTGGGAAGTACCAGGGTCAGTCTGGTATTCAACTGGCAAAAGTTTAAACACGAAAAGTAAAGGGGATAATTGATAATGAAAAACGCACCGTTATTTGTAAACAAAGTAAAAGGCGCACTACATTCAGTCAAGTTGGGTGTGGATATCATGCTTAAAACGAATCCACAGGGTGAGATCAATCAGGTTGTAGATATCCTAGATCTTATCCACCAAGAAGTTCATTCACATACCGCTGGCGTCGATGGTCCAACTATCGATATCGAGTGGTTGCGTGACAACATATCGGGCAATGACTTATCTGCTATGTTGGTGACTGATGTAGAAGGTCCTAACGGTGAGTGGTTGGGTAGTGAAGATGCCGCATGTACAATCCGTGGTCCTATTGAGACTACAGTGCGACTCAACAATACAATAATTCGAGTCAGTGGCATCTCCGAAGAAGAGACTCTCGATATGACAACAAAAGTACGCATCACATCTGAAGGTGCTCCGTTGTTTGAGAATATGAACTACTTACTTATGGCTGAAGTGAGTGTTTCTCTACAATAACCAATTCGAGGGAGCTTCGGCTCCCTTTATTTTTTGTTGTACAGTGATAACCGATTATATTGATATTTAATGTCGCCCGTATAACAGGAGAACAATAATGGAACCAGGATACAGTAGTCTAGGTGTAGAGCTTGGTGATGAAACGCTTTCTGAAATAGCGATTAAAGAAAAGATAAACCGCCGTATCAATCGCCTAGCCAGTGAACTCTCACCTCAAGCACTCAAAGTCGTCTCAGAGCGCCTGAAAGCCAGCGAGGCGGGTTTAATCGGTAAGTTCGCACATTCAGACGAGGAAGCTCTTTTAGAGGTTGAGATAGCGCGTGAGGTGGATTCGGCAATAGACCAGTTGAGGAGTGGAAATGGCTAAGTCTAAAAACCGTAAGAAGAAGATCTCCGAGGCAGAGAAACACCGTCGTCAAATGCAATCCTATCGAACTCAGTTCCGCCAGATTCCTAAGAACAAGATGACTGAGGAAGATGTGGAAGTTGCTAAGGAGCTAGAAGCGGCTCACGTCGACTCAATTTCTGGCCCATGGTCTTAGTTATCCGAAAGTATTTGAAGTATATATCACTAACGTGAGTGCTCGTGCACGTTTTCTCGGTAGGGGCGTAAAGTCCCTACCTTTATTCCGTCTTGAAAGTAAAAGGCCATTATCATGTTGAAAGAAAAAGAAATGAAGGAAATGAATTTAGAGTTGGCTAACTCTAACCCACACTCACTTGAGATAAAGTTAAGTCTCTACTTGGACTTAAGTCTGTTTGAGGGTGGTTGCGGCTATAGAGGTAATCTATTAGATGAAATTCGTAAGTCTGTATCTGGCGAAGTGAACGATTATGCTGACACACTACCTAAACTAAAACCACACCACATAAACAATGTTGAATTAAAGCAACTATGTCAAACTACAGAGTTTGGTGAAGACGATATTGTTGATAGGGATTACCCCCCAGAGATCGATTTATTATGTGGATACTCCCTACACGATGAAAGAGTGGGAGTTATAGAGCCTTTCGCGGAAGTTTACAATTGGGATGATCCGGAGTTAGAAGATTTTATTGTACCAGTAAAAGCGGCGTATTCTAAAATAAGCGGCGACTTATTCGTTTATTTCAAAAACAATAAAGTAGATTTAAACTACCATGAATTTATCCTGGTTGACGTTACCATTTTCTCGGCATGCGACCTTAATGCTTATGACGACATAGATCCAATTGCTTACTACCACGATGTAGTTGATGATATCATGGACTCTGAAATAGACGATATTTAGAAAGACAACATAATAGGAGGGCACCAGCCCTCCTTTATTTTTTGTCTTTACTATGACCAGTCACGCATTTCGTGTAGCATTTCTCGCCATTCTTTATCTGACCCATCAAACATCTTCAATGCTTTATTGGTTTCTTTCTTTAATACCCATTCGATCTTGCTAATGTCTTGCTCAATAGTGAATGAGTTACTATACCCATGTTCAGTACTTACTTCATCGACTTCAATTTTTACTTTATATTTCTCATCCAGTCGAGGAACGCGGGGTAAGTTAGCATTATCGCAAGAACAGTACCGGAATGTCAGGCGAATACGGATATCCTCATCACTAGCATACCGTTGTTCAAAACAAGCAGCACACCAATTATCTTTAGACGTCACCATGCGTAGAGTGAAACCCATCTCTACTAGGTATTCTTTTAATTGATCAAAAAAATTAGACTGACTTTTACATCGGATACAAACTGACATAAAGTTTCCTTTCCAAAAATAAAGGGAGACCGAAGTCTCCCGATTATAAAGCAATCAATCATCAAAATCGATTTGCTCGCCTTGTATATCCATCAAGCTACCGAGTGAACGATCTTCACCATTAATATCGTCCGGTAAGAAACCAATCTCAGAGAAAGGTAAATAGAAACTCCGGTCCTTAATCGGTGTAGGTCGTACCGTACGGTGCTTACCACGGTGTACGTGTAGATAGAACTTCTTATTGCGTTCTACGATGTCTACGAAGATCTCAAGGTCTGCTTCGTTGGCGATACGCTTTGAACCATCCCAATAGTTCTTACCCGCAACCTCTTGTAGGAAGTTACCAACACCTGAACGTTTAAGGTTCATCGACTCTTGCGATAGCTGGTGTGGGGTAATGAACAAGATTCTTCTTGCCGACATAAAATTACGAACGTTCTGCATCAACTGTCGAACATCCTCACCAGTCATACCACCACGCTGTTGAAAGTTGCTCTTATTGATCAATGCAAGGTAGTCACAAGTGATGGATTGTACCTCAAAACCATTCTCCTCATAACGAAGTACCATATTGAATAAATCGTCAGAAGTAAATGTCGTCGGGTCGATACGCATCATCGCGACTTCAAACCCAGTTTCCGATAAACGCTTGGATACATAGCGCGACGCTTCTTCTGGGTTGACTTTACTGATGTCGACTTCTTCACCAGTATCGTTCTCAATCAAAGCGATATACATCCGCAAAAGATCTTTCTCAGCTTCGTTCTCTGTCGAGATATATAGCTTGATCGCCTTTTTGTTAGGATCATCCAAGATAGGTTTGTTGTGAATACACATCTGACGGAATAAATCGTGTGTCAGACCAGATTTATAATTGTGCGTTAGACCACCCACCAACACAAACATACCACGTCGCAGTGTGCCTGATTCACCCAGCATGCGATTCATAGCATGCCAACCTGTCTTAAACCCACTTGCAGTACCAATATCTCCATCGGCATCCTCTTTAGCTCGCTCCATTAGCGCAGATAAAGATTTGGGGTCAGACATAGTTGCCATGTTTAAAATGTAGTCCTGCTGGTTTTTACTCCAGCTTGACGAGTATTCTTCTAAGTCAGCAATAAGGGATGTGACAAATTCTCTTGAGTTGTTGACTTTCTTTTGCTCATACAGCAGGGTGCGGTGAGCTTTATCAATGCGCTCACGAAGTTTCCACTGCATGTATTTATTCTCTAGTTCCTTTCTGATGTCGGTGCACATCTTCACCACACCATCGTCATCACGCTTTTTAATCCGATCTAAGTCAGACAATACTTCTTTTATCTTATCATCATATTTACTTATATAGCTAAAGCGCTGATTCATCGAATCAAAATCAAACTGTTCATTCTGTGGTTGCTCTAACATCCACAATGCAAGTTCTTTCAATGTTAGGATAACACTTCGTCCGATATCACTCTCTGTGACATGTTCTGGCAGCTTAAGGTTATCCAAGATATTCTTTGCAAGCTCATCTGAGCGCTTTTCAATTTTAGCACACGCACTCTCACCAAAGAGTAGTGTTATCAATCTCACTAGTACGTATTTTGTATCCATTGCTCAACCTTACAGCATTATTTTTCAACAAAAGATGTTTATGAATTCTATGACCATATCAAAGGTCACTCAGATACTTTTTGAAATGTCTTCAAATAGTGTGTATCCATTTTTTTAATTAACATCCTCCGGAGGATACCTAATGCGTATAGTAATCATACCGTATTGGTTACAAACTACCTTATTAAGAAATGGATTGTCACTACGCGACTGCTGCGACAAAGATGCGTTTAAACCTTACGTATCTAATGGAGACTTACGTCGTTACCAAGATGCTCAGCACATCGGCGCGAGTTATTTGGCAGACCGTTTCAAATTTAACATACAAGATCTATTATCTGTCGGAGTGAATTTCGGTTCACCTATCGAACTGGATAATAAAGAAAATGATTTCGTATGTTCGGTTTCCGACAATCTAGAAGTGCAACATGTTTTGGTGGGTCGTGCGCTTACACCCGACCTTAGTATGAGTGTACATGCTAATCCAATGGCATTGAACAGCGGGGAAATTGTCCTTGCCATTACGGTTAACGTGGAAACGAGTGAGGATCGTCCTGGTTTTGAATCTGAAGCTGCGACACACTTCTTCAAAGATCTTAACGAGGCTCTCTACAACTGTCACGTACCAATTAGCAGTCTTGCAAACTGTGGGCTGCTCTCAGCTTATGTTAATCGTTTAAACTAATGTTATAGTAGTTTAGCTAAATGCGGCTACTTTGCCCGTTAGTTTTCTTTTTGATCAAAAGGAATAAAGTATTATGTCAAACAAAAACCGTTTCAACAGTCAATTGAACGAAGCGATTGTTACACTGAACACTGAACTGAATGAGTCTGGTGTCGGTGTATCACAAAACGTTGCGAAAGGTGTTTACTCGCAAGAAAGCATGCACCACTTCCAACAAGGTCAAGCAGAAACCGAAGGCGTTCGCGCTTCAGTTAAAGCTGCTATCGACAGCCTGACTCATGATGAGCAAGGCGAGCGTTTCAGCCTGGAAGACAACAGCCCGGCGTTGCAAGCTGGTATCATTGCAGCGATCGCATCTGATTCGCCTGCGGATTACCACAAGCAAGCGATGACTGCATTCAACGCATCTCACTCTATGGAATCTCTGTACAGTGGTGTTGGCGGTGAATTGGAAGTTGTTGATGGCGACTACAGCCAAGAATCTTTCGATGAAACTCAACTGGCTAACTTCAAAGCTCAGAACATCATGTACAACGTGTTGGCGTCTCGTCAGGACCCGTTTGCGGAAGCATTCTTCCCAACTAAGGTTATCACGCCAGCAGAAGGTGGTATCTCGATCCAGATCGACAAGCAAGAAGTGCTTGACTATGCTACACACGGTACCGATGGTAGCCGTCTGAAAGACAACCGTCGTAACTTGATCGAAGCATATGCGAACCACGAAATCCTGAACCGTCCGGCAACTGAAGTTGTTCCTCACGCTCGTGAAGACGGATCAGCTGACGACAAATTCGTAGCGAACTCATTGGTAGCTACCAAGTCTCGTGAAGTCAACGGCGTATCTGTTAAGACTCGTCCATTGAAAGTTGGCAAACGTGTTAACCTTCTTGGTATTTCACAACACCCTGGTCTTCTTGACAATGGCGCACTGACTAACAGTGACCAGTTAGCACCAGGTATGCGTCTGTCTAAAGTTTTCGTATCGATGACTAACGAAGCTGGCGACACGACTGAAGTTGTACCTTTCGGTACTGCGAACATGAGTCGCGTTCAGTTCCGTAAATCTCATGAAGGTTCTGGCCGTGAAGTTACTCTTAACTTCCCTGCTACTTTCATCCTGGATCAGAACACCAAAACTCTTGCTGGTGCAGACATCACTGTACTGGGTAGCACTATCGCCGACAACAACCTGGTTGTATCTTTGGATATTACTCTGTCTGGCCGTGCTGACCTTAACAGCGGTGACGTTGAAGTCAACAGCTCTGAAGTTCACGTTGATCGTGTAACTGATGAAACTGGTGAAGCAATCGCTCTGACTGAAGGTGCCGGTAAAGCAATCGTTGACGCTATCGAAGGCGCATCGAAAGTATTCGGTTATGAACTGCAAGCACGCCGTAGCAACAGCAACTGGCGTTCTACTGGTGCATTGATCGACGTTACTCCTTACACTGAGAAATACGCGGTTGAATTGGGTTATCCAATCACTGTACTTTCTCCTGCTGGTGAAGAAGCTAACGGTGCTAAGATCTCTGGTATGGTTAACGCTGCGCGTATCCGTAACAGCAACCAAGCAGTAACTACCCTGATCAACTACGCTGAGTCTCTGGAAGCGTACCAAGAAGCGTGGAAGCGCGGTGCTAAGACTGACATCATCGGTGCAGCACGTCACTTGGTCATGCCTTACTTCAACGTACAGGACATCGACATCGCGGCACGTATCAACAGCATCAGCTCTCACGAGCGCGCTGAAGATATCCAAGGTGTGTTGGTAGCACAGATCCGTGACGAAGCATATCGCATGTATCGTGACTCTAACTACGGTCCTGCACTTGACATGGCTAACGCTGGTACTCAAACCAAGCCTAAGCTGTTGATTGGTTGTGACGCTGTAACTGCACGTTACTTACAGCTGGACGGCGACACTCGTCTGTTAGGTAATGAAATGGACTATGAAGTTGTTTCTACCAACGACAGTCGTATGACCGACACCCTCTTCCTGACGTTCACTACTGGTAAACCTGGTAGCGAAGACGGCTTGACCTTTGGTGTTCACGGTTACGTTCCTGAAATGATTCAGCGTGTAACTACTCAGCGCAACGGCGCAACTGAGCAGAACGATCGTGTTGTTCCTCGTAGCATCCACGTTCCAGTATTGCCAGTACTGTCTCGCATCAACCTTCAGAACCTGCAACAAGCAGCTACTGAAAAGGCATAATGCGTAGATAATCCATCGTAGATGGGATATCGGGAGGGAGCTTCGGCTCCCTCCTGTTATTTTTTTTTTGACTAGCCGATGAGATTTGAAAAATATATCATTAGTGTGGTTAGTAGTAGTGGTACTTAACCGTAAGGGAGATTAACCAATGGCATTGAATTATAATGACTATTGAGTCAGCATTGGTTGACGAGTTAGAGTACTCCTATAGTGAGGCGGATGCCGTTGAGTATTCTCGATCTGAGATTCCTGAACATAGTCCGCTCCAAAAGAAGTTGGTGTATTACAACAACATCGGGGAAGACCTAATTGTCGTCGACCGTACCGGTATACAGATGATAATAAAATCGCAGGCTGGAAGGCATGGTGGTCTTGCGATAGAGAAAGTATACCATGTTGGGAAAGGTGTGGAAGTCGATCCCAACAATGTAAGTAGATTCGAAGGAGGTCCAACTAAAGAAAGAAAAGCACTCAATGAAGCAATAGAGGCATACGACAATAGCGATAGCATCGCTTGTCGAAAAATGTCAGTCGTTTACACTATCGATCGGGATAAGTTATTAGAAGGAGGACATCCATTATACGTACCCGAAGTCGATCTCGTGGTGGCTGTAAGAAGACTCCACGAACCTAGGAAAGTTTTACACCCATATAGCGACACCAGTGCGCGATATCGAATACTCAAGCAATCTGTCGAAGACATCGGTAGACCTACGATGCGCTTTGAGGTATTCATCGTCAGTAACGATAGAATCCATGGAGATCGTTACATCAACGTACTGGGTGATGTATACAAAGTACCATCTGTTGTACGTCAAGATTTACAGGATGGTGTATATGTATGTAGCAGTGGTTGCATTCCCGGTCCCGGTGAACGTATACCAAAAACATTCAAACGCTACACGTATGATGAAGCACGCGAACATATAACGCTTTATAGCTGCCCCAATGAGGCTAGGACCTTCGGTGATCCTCAGGGTGAGCGTGAGCGTGAATTTAGACGTCTAGAGAATGAGTACAAAGAAGAACGTCTCGATATGGAACGTCAAATGGCTAAAGAGAAGCTGGAGCGTGAGAAACTCCGTGCGGAACAAGCCGATATGATTGCTGAGCTTGATCATTACCGTAAGTTGAAAGAAATGAAAGACAAGGATTATTTTGATGATCGATCTAGAGTCCGAAAGGATAATAGTGAAGTAGTCAAATACATACCAGCTATTATAACTGGTATCCTTGCCGTTGCTACGCTGGCTGTAAAACTAAGTGATAAAAAATAAGGTAAATCCATGGATAAGAACCTTCTAGACCAGGTCATCGCTGAAACACCACAGTTGAATTCCCGCATCATGAACGGGTTAGCAACTGAACAATTAATGGGGGTGGAACAATTTGTAGATCAAATATTCCGGTGCGCAGCACAGGACTTTCCAGAGGGTCTTGTGTATGAAGGTTATAAGCGGTGTTCTCCGAAAGAGGAGTTCAACGTGGCCACTAAGGCAAGAGAGAATCAACGCCGATTCGATCTAGCTCGCAATGACTACTTCATGGTGAAGTATGTATTTACATTTAACGGTGAGGAACTATTCCCACGGTACATGTATTTACCCTACGTCAACAAAGGTGGTATATTGCACATACGTGGTAAGCGCTTTGCAATTAGTCCAGTACTTGCAGATCCAGCGTTTAGCATCAGTGGTCAAAGCATGTTTATCCAACTGACACGTATACGTCTTACATTCGAACGTACAACACATCACTTCATGTTAAATGAAGATCGTGAATCGACCTATGTCGTATGGTCTTGGGTTCACACTACTGCACGCAATCGTTTCAATAAATCCAGTTCCAGCTCTCGTATTAAATACAGTACGATGGCTAATTACTTGTTTGCGCGATTCGGTTTTACAGAAACAATGAAGCGGTTTGCAGGCGTTGATGTTGTGGCGGGAGAGGATGACATCAATACGAAGAACTATCCTAAGAGTAAATGGGTTATATGCTCATCTACCGGGATACGTCCTAGAGCGTTTGATCGTAAGAAGGAATACCGAGCGACCAATATTAGAATTGCCATACCAAAAGATCAATACGGTCAAAAGGCAAGGTCACTGATCGGTTCCTTCTTCTACATTGCAGATCACTTCCCTAACGATGTACGGTTAGAGGATCTCGATGATGTGTGGATGTGGAAAGTTGTATTGGGTCTTATCATCTATGGTCCTGGCAGTAGCTATGGTATCATGGTACAAGAGATCGACGATCACCTCATGTCGATGGATGAATATGTTGACTTTATGGTCAAACAACGACTCGAACGAGTCGGTATCAAGTGCGACGACATCTACGAGATGTTTATGTACGTGATAGAAATGCTAGCTCACAAAACCATCACCAACAACGATGAGGTATCTAGCATTTATGGGAAGCAATTGATCACACTGCGATATGTCCTATTCGACATCATCTCCAAAGTGAATACACTTATGTATAAACTGAAGAATGTGATGAAGAAACATGGTCAGCTCAGTGAAAATGAAATCAACGCTCAAATGAACAGACATCTGTTTACAGGCACGATCTCTAAGATCAGTAACCACGCATTGCATCCTGAGGTAGTACCCATTTCCACGTCCAATGACAATATGTTCTTTGGGATTACGTGTAACATGGTACCTCAAGATAATGCATCTGGTTCAGGCTCTAAGAAGAACCTATCTCTAGAAGATCCGTCTAGACACTTGCATGTGTCATTAGCAGAAGTCGGCTCATACAGCAGTTTCCCAAAAGCTGATCCCACGGGTCGTTCCCGGATTAACCCGTGCTTGAAGCTCGCTCCCGACGGTATGGTTCTTAAAGATCCAGACAAACAGGAGCTACTAGAACGTGTCCAGAGGCTTATCAGTCGATAAGCCTTATATCGTCTATGGTAAATAATAATAAAAATATATCATTGACGTGAATTAAGGACGTCCTTAAATGATCGCTCTCAGATATCAGGAGTCATTTTACATATGTATCATAATCAGCAGCAACAGCAGCCTGATCCGTTTAGACAGATCCTAAACTTCAACGGGCAGCAAGTACCACCTGTACCTCGCATGATTCAGTGTGGTAACCTTGCTTCTCCACATGAAGTGAATCAGATCCACGCGGGGTTGATTCAGGGTATGTTTAATAAGGCTCAACGTGGACACCCTCTTCGGGTCTACATGTTGAACGTCTTATCTCAGGCTGGCTTTGAAAACCAAGAATATGCAGCAATGCTCGATGGCGCTATCGAGTTTTATGCATACTTGCGTCAAGCTACAAACCAAAACGACCCAATGGGCGTTACGGTTAATACCATCATCAATACTGAACTGGCCGCGTTTTGTCGTAACCACGGTGAGTGTCAGAACTATATTGACCAACCGACTGCACAGAATCTGCAAAACTATGCTCAGCAGTTTGATCAGATCAGTCATGCCATTCGTCAATGGAATCAACAACAACAATCCATGATGAACGGTTATGGTAATCAAGGTGGTATGCAGTGGCCTAACCAGCAAAATAACATGGGCATGAACCAAGGTAATATGATGGGTTATCAACCCAACCAGATGAACAATCAAATGAATAATCAGTTCGGTGGTGGTCATAACAACTTTGGTGGAATGAATAACGCAAGCACTATGAACCGTCGTCCGAATCGGTTCGGTGGAAACGGCAACAACAATAATGCCGATATGCTGAGTTCTAATCGTGGCCCACAAAATAATAACGTAACGTCGTCAATGAACCGCCCTCGGGCAGATCGCTTTGCATCACGTAGTGCCGGTATGGACCCCACGCCAGACCATCGCCCTAACGATAACGGTGCCACGTTCGACACGTCTAACGTTAATCAATCTAAAGGACCTAAGTCTCGGTACCTAGGTCGCAACCAACAACAAGATAATATCGATCAAGGGGATAACGACATGCAAATGTTTGATGATACGACTCGCCAGATTACTGGTCACCAACGCCGTCTAGAGGTAGAGGAAGCGCTAAGCAGTATGCCTGACCCGCTTAAAGAAGAGTATCATCGTCGGCTACCCGCCGTTCCCCGGAGTCATAAAGTCATCGCTACTGGCGATCAATTTGTTGTCGTAGAAGGAAACAATATGGATTACGCAGATCATGAGTCAGACCCTAAAATGGTCGCACTCTCTAAAACAAATAAAGTCCAACCTAAAGTCGTAGAAGACGAAAGTCGTTGGCCACTTATGTCTCGCCCTGATGTGGTTGAGGCCGGTAAAGAACATGAAGAGCTGGATGAAGTTGTTGCTGAATCACTGATCTATGACGGACCAGTAAAAGCATCATCTATCTATGAAGCTATCTCTAACTGCTATATCGGTCTTACCGATGAGATGGCAGATGAAAATGGTAAACTTGATCCTAAATTCTTCAACGAGAAAGCCGTTGAGTTCTATCCTCACTTCACCCAACAAGTCGTGGGTGCTACCAAGGATGATATGGAACTTATCGAGCGTCTTCGCAACACTCGCAGTGCCCGCGAGTTAGTATCGTCGCTGCGTGACTACGCATCTGACCTTACTGATCACGTATGGCATATGCTACAGTCTCGTCTAACAGATGTAGTGAATCGTCGTCTGAAGGTTTATACTTCTGGCGCTATTGAAATCGATTCAATCGCTGATGACTATGATGATCTGATGGATGCACTTAATGGTGGTAACCACACCAGTGAATCTATTGAGAACTTCAAGCAGCGTCTACATCTTGAACTGAAACGTGCGTGTATTATCCGCAGTTACCAGTTGGATGAAAGTGAAGACCTTGAAGGCGTACAAGAATTCTACACTAGCGCAGCAATCGTACACTTGCCTTGGACTTCCAATGCAATCGATATCAAGTTGCCTAGTGATGGTACGCCTGCTATGATTACACGTGAGTTGTCTGAGGACATCTTAACTGCATGTATGTCGCTAATCAAGCGTACGTCTCATGACAGTAAGAACCCAGCATCACGTCGCTTCATGGTTACCCGTGACGGTGTCGTAGTAGAAATCTTTGAAGGTGAGTTCGGTGAAGCCTCTGTATTGATGGCCCTTCACAAAGGTGCTGACCTTTAATAGTTTGTGTGTCGCTGAGAGCGGTGCTTTGGACTGAGATCGCGACTCAGTCCCTTTTTATTCTGAAAGTGGGGAGGTAGCGCTCCCCACATATTCCGTTTTAAGGTTGACAGTATGAACGCAGCAGCAATATTAGCACAATCATTTGATTTCGGTACGGTACTTACTACAGAGCAGTTGACTAACATAATCAACCGTTCACCGCAAATGGTATCGCACCTAGAACATCTGGCTACTGAAGATATCGATAAGTTGTCAGAAAGTGAAACTTACGTAATCCCATCAAAAGGCGATGAGTTTAATGATTTGGATATACGTGAGAAATTGGAAAGAGCACGCGACCACGGTATGGCTGTGGGATTTCAGCAAGTGCTAAATGGCTATTGTGCTTTCCGTAAATTACCCATCGACGGGTTAGAACATGAAATGCCAGTAGCATTACTCATACTCGGCGTAGAGTATGATGTCGCAGTAAATAACACTGATGGTAAGAACGAGTTAGTTATCGGTTCACCAGCTCGAGCTGATGGATCTTATGCTCGCATCAACATCAATTATCTGTAACAGTTTAAGAGAGGTGTGTGTTTCTCATCCCCTTAACACATACCGATCGGATGCAGGGGGCGTGGGGCTCCCTGTATTTTTTTTGTAATCGTACGCTAAATAATTTGAAAAATATATTGTGTAGGGGAGTATGAAGTAATGCATTCAAAGGGGATTAAGTATATGTTTAGTAAACTGAAGCAATTCGGTCGCTCAGTTAGTCAATCGTTTAAAACGATATCGACACTGAATGATCGGTTTGTCTATGTTAACAGTATAAAGTTTCACGGTGACCAAGACTATTATCCCCAATGTGTGGATAAGCTACTTGAGTGTATCGGAACCAAATACGTTAAATTATTAATAGACTTAGATATAGAAGTGTTCATCGCACCACGTTCTGCTGGAACTACCATGTCTAACATGCTAGATTCATTGCGTGGATTGGGTGGTGTGTACATGCATGAAGGTAACCCAATATTGATAATTGATCACGACCGTCTATTGTCTGAAACACAAGGTCTATCGCAATATCAATCTATCATAACACTCGAGTCTTTCCTAGCGCATGAGTTCAAACATATTGAACAAATACGTAGCGGTAAACTTAAGATATATCGTGAAAATGGTGAATCTATTGTAGAATGGTGTGGTAGTAAATATCTATTTAACTACATCAACTCATTACCACTTGCGATGTATGACGACTTACCTTGGGAGCAAGAAGCAGTAATCGCTGAGATCGAATATCTTTATCAGCTTGGGTATATCGCCAATATGGAACAAGGTTGGGAATTAAGACGTAATCAATATAAGGTGCTGGATAAGCAACGCCATCCGTCTTTATAAATAAATAGGGCTGCCTCAGGGTAGCCCATTTATATGGCTGCTATTTATTTTTTGTTAATTCCTGAGGAGCGTGGTATGGATTCTACGAACGGTTGTATTGCCAGCATCTACCTTTACTTCTATAAACTGATCTTCGGTCAGAAGGACGTTGAATTGGAAGTCAAGCAAATGCAAGAACGTAATGTTGCAGGTGTGCTTGAATGGAGGCCGTGGGGTTCCAATCGTTGGACTAAACGTATCGTACTTCCGCTACCAAAGCGAAAGCAAGAATTGAATCAGTTGGATATACTGTTCATTATCAATCGACTCAAGGGTACGGTTTACTTTCCTAAGAAGATCGATACTCGGTGGAAAATGAAGTTTGTCTATCGAGACAAACCATACTTCATTGAGATTGATAAATCTGGTATGGCACGTTATGGCTCCGACCATGAGACCTTCGGTAGATTCGAGCTCAACAGGGCAACAGGATAAAAGCACCATAAGGGGAGGGCATCAGCCCTCCCTCTTATTTTTTGTTTACGATATTCGATCTACACCCACTGAAGGAATGCGTATCTTGATGTGTTCACGAGTACTATTCTCAATACTGACTTTCTGCTTAAGGTCAATATCGATCTTCTGGTCATTCCGCACAGCCTCAAAGTTATATGGACCGATAGGATTCATAGAAGATGTTTGTCGATCATGGACCTTAAACATTTCATCGCGAGTATAGTCTCGATTGATATCAATGAAACGACCAGTATGTGCTTTAGATTTACGGTTATGCACTTTTGGTGTTGCTGTATCGAGTATCCGATAAGACGTGTTGTTGATGCTTTGTAAGTAATGAATGCTATAACTTGACAAATGTGACATGACTTCTAACATGTTCTTTTGTAAGTCACCTAATACACTACCTGAAATACCAACATCCTCACCCATTACCGCCGATACGATATTGTTGGCAAGCAAGTCGAGATCCAACACACCAAGATCGAGTATATCGAAACCACGTAACTCTAACCAGTCTTTATAGTTCTCACCAATACCGAAGTCAATCTTAACATCGTGATAAAGATGCATGTTAATCGCTTCTAACATCGCACTGACATCTGGATCTTCTTGTTGGGCATATATGTTGCGGTGTGCGTTTTGCGCTTTAAACACCTCATAACAGAAGTCTCTAAATCCAGCGACAGATATGTAAGAACCTACAGGCGGTTGTAGTTTACGCATCTCGTTAATGTAGGAATCATCCACAAGACTCGTATCTACGATATCTCTTAATTGATCTAACGTAGGTGGATTAGTCTTGATTACATTCCGAGCCCAGATAGGTGGAATCGTCAAGAACTCTACATCTCTTGCCTTGTTAAACGCATAGAGATAAATCAAGAATGCTTCTTTCACCGTAAGTGGTAGCGATACACCAGTGGTGGGGTTAGGAACGTTCACAATGGCTGTGAAACGATCTGTTCCCGCAAGATAGATCCAATGGTTCAATATAGCTTCTTCTTGGGTAAATGGTACACTATCGGTGGTATCTAGTATTGCCGATTCTAGCGTTTTAGTTGGCAGCCGATTACCTTGAGCGTTTTCCATGAGCATTCTAGTTTCGACTAGTGCTTCTGGCTTCTCACGGATATTACCATCTGCTATTGGATATTGTTTCTCAAGAAGATCATCGATCGTTCGAATATTGCTACTACCGTCACCTGGGTGATCGTTTAGTGGTATACGACGCATTTCCACTTCAGGCTTCAACTCTTCTACGATGTCTGTAGTGTTATGAAACATCTCATATGCAGCAAGTGGTAAGTTGCGTTCCGTGATCATCTTTTGCAAGAGGATATCGAACGTTTCTTTCTTACCCGAGTTACGTTGCAAGTAAGCTATATTGCGATACAAGAACAACTTTTGCTTTAATGTCATATATGGGATGTATCGATCCAAACCATTAAAGCTTGCTAGATATTCACGAATGTGGTAGCTATGTACCTCGTTAGTATGACAGCGTTCAAGTCTAGCGTTGAGTATTTCGTTAGGTAAATGTGAAAACATAACCCCTAACATCGCCGCCGTGTAGTACTCATCTACTAATGAATAACCGGCAACATTCCAACGTAAGAAGAAGTTCTTTATCCACGTTTCGATATCTGCCATAAGTGTATGTTCTTGGACTTCTACCATCTTCTTGTCGTAGTGAAGTATGGTGCCGTCTTCAGCTTCAATCGCTTTATTGATATCGACAGGATTAAGTATACCAAGGATTAGATTCTCTTGGTCTGGAAACTCCCTCACTAGCTCCTTGTAGTAACGAGAACCATAAACGTAGGCATCTCGTGTTGCTCGGTGTCGAGTGAGTTCTTCTTTTGTAAAGTCTATGGTCTCTAGTGTATCCATAGATGTAACGCGCATCATTCTGTCTGTTGAATGGTACAGACCCGACAAATTCATATAGTACTTCCACGTTTGGGGATTGGCCTGATCTACAGGTTTTCCCATCATTTGGAAGTGTCGGTTGATGCTCTCAGCAACTAGGCTAGATTTTACTACCATCGTCTTACTCAGATGCATGATCTGATTGAGATAGATGCGGTAATAGGAACTTGACATAACAACCTCTAACAAGGCTCCTCGAGGGAGACGGTAAATATGACTGAAGCAAATAACAAAAAGCGTCAGAGCTTTGATAACCGCTCGCGGCATAGTACCGCGATAGCTACGAAGCTAATGAAAAACCCTACGGGTCAGCGCGCTTACGATGATAAAGGTAATCGTAAACAAACGCCGCCTCCGACGTCCGTACTCAACGCAATGTCTCAAAGAACCGCACAAGTGGGTCAAGACATTGAGTCGATGAAACAATTACTTCCTGATATTACGCTTTCAGAGCAAATATTGGTCAGTAGTATTTTGTCACCAAAAGACATGACAACACCGACGTTGTCTTTTGCAAATGGTGCTAATTTTGAAAACCAAGAATTGGGTCCTAAGTTAGCGAAGATCTTAAGTGATTACTTCACCAACGACTATAAGATTAATACAAAGCTGTCTGGAATCTTAAAGGATGCTTTGTTTGGATCTGGTGCCCATATTCGAATGATTATTCCAGAATCTTCTTTGGACGACATCATCAATGAGTCAGGTCGTATAACACTAGAAAGCGTCAGACCACATATCCGCAGTACCTCAAGTCTAGCACTTGAGTCTATTGGTATTTTAGGTCCTAGTGACGATTCATTAAAAGATAAAAATAAAGCCGATGAAAATGCAGAGGTTTCTTTTGAATCGATGTTTGTCGATCGCCCATCGAATCCTAGGGAAGAAGACAAAATAGAGAAATCTTGTTTTATTACCGTGACCGATAACCCCGATGCTGTAAAGATGCCTTTGTTGTTTGATAAGATCAGACAAGACAAAGTACGTTCAGCTCTGACTCGTCGTTTTCGTGGTGCTTCATTAGAGGCACGTAAAGAAAAAGAAGAGAAGAAGGGTAAGAAGGATAAAGATAAGAGTAAGGTTGAGAAAGAGCAGGAACAAAAAGAGAAGCGCGTCAGCCTAGGTAAAACCGATCGAGAAATCGAAGAGCGTCTAGCCGCAAATCGCGATCTTACTGCTGAGCCGTTAGTAGAAGTCAAAACCCACGAGCAGACGGGTCGAGATATGTACGGTCATCCGCTTGTTACTACTTTGGCTACTGAAGCAGTTATCCCTGCACATACACCTGGCAACCCAAGCGATCACATCGGATACTTCGTACTATTGGATCAATACGGTAATCCAGTGAACATGTCATCTGTTCAGGATCATTATCAAGACCTACGTAGTCAGTTCAGTAAAAACACCGCAGACAACCAAGTATCTTCTTTATTGAAAGAGATTCGTGGTATGCAAGGTATGGACTTTCAACAAGATCCTACGCAAGCCATACAGCAAGCAACTGATGCCTTTGCTGATATCATCGAGCGTAACTTACTGTCTCGATTAAGAAACGGTGTGGGCCATTCAGCGGCTGAGTTAGGGCGTCCTAGTGACATCTATCAGATCATGATGTCTCGAGCGATGCGGAAGAAACGCACACAGTTGTTATACGTACCAACTGAACTCATGTCATACGTAGCATTTGATTTTACCCACACAGGGATCGGTAAGTCGTTACTTGAAGAATCCCGTATCGTTGGTTCACTTCGTGCGATCCTAATGTTTGCTAACACCATTGCGGCTATTAAGAACTCATCGTCTCGTACTGACCTTGAGATTACATTAGATCCTGAAGATACAGATCCGATGTCAACCATCACTCAAGTTAAAGATGCGTTCATGCGCTCTCGCAGTGAAGCGTTTCCCTTAGGTGAAGGTAACCCTGGTGCTATCGTCGATTACTTGAATAAATCTGGTGTCGATGTTCTTTATAGTGGTCACCCTGGTCTACCTGAGATGCGGGTTCAAGCTAACGACAAGCAAGGTGGTCGGACTATCGTTGATCGTGACCTTGAAGATCAATTACGTCGTCAACACATCATGGGCTTTGGCCTATCGCCAGAGACCGTTGATGTGAGTGGTGACATTGAGTTTGCTACGTCTCTTGTCAACTCATCACTACTTCTAAACAAACGTGTTGCACTATATCAGCAGCAGTTTGAGCGTATGGAAGGTGACTTTATCTGTAAGTACACTCGTAACTCAGAACCCCTCATAACGAAGTTAGAGGAATGTATCACTGAGTACGGTCACAAGAAAGATAAAGAAGACCCTGAGAAGGTCATTGAGAAGTTTTTGAGTAATCTTGAGGTGCAACTACCTAAACCCGATTCTGTGACGTTAGAGACGCAAATGGAAGCGTTCCGCAACTATCAGGATGCGTTGGATATGGCAGTTGGTGCGTTCATCAATGATGAGATGGAAATGCTTGATGCGGAAGGCGACTTTGGTCGTAATCTACGTAACATCAAAGCAACCATTAAAGCTTACTACGAGCGTCGTTGGTTACGTGACAATAACGTGTTACCAGAACTCTTTGAGATGGTCGATAAAGGGTTGGATGACAAACCAATGCTTGAGTTTGGAGAAATCCACTCGGCACATATGGAATCTATCCTTGGAGCATTCCGTGAATATGTTAAGCAAGCTGAAGAAGCTCGTAAGAAGCGGGAAGCAAAAGCCGCAGAAGAGGGAGAAGAAGTTCCTGGTGATTCTACTGGAGACGATGCTAGTAGCTCTAGTGGTGGCTTTGGTTCTGACGATAATTCTGATAGTGGTGGCTTTGGAGATGATTCCACCAACACAGACGACAACAACAGCGACGACGGTCTTGGTGGTGGTCTAGGTGACGACTGGCTATAAGTCCGTAGGTTAGGTGGGAAGGGTGCTAAATCGTATGTATCCTTCCTACTCTTCTGTCTTTTATAAAAGGAAAAAGAACTATGCGTATTGTAACACGTACCGTATATGGTGCGGCGATGAGTACGGCACAATACCTAAGGCTTCCTTATACTCCTAAGGAAAGCTCTACCTTAAATGAAAAGTTTGGTATTGCCGCTAATGAACTTCCCGGTGAGGAAGATTTGTATGGCGTTCGTTATTTTGCTATCGGTGATGGTGGCCACTCTGCGGTAACTGGTGCAGACGGTAAACCGTATATCTCGCCAAACAACCATGCGGCGACTGATGCAGCATGCTTTAACCATGTTCCTTTTGTGCTTCGTGAGATCTCTGATGATCTTACTGTGGAAGAGCGTAAGAAGTATGGTTTACGTAAGAAAGAAACTCACGGCGGTCGTGAATACTTTGCTTACTACTTGAAGCGGTTGGATGTTGAGAACGTTCGCATTAACATGCAGAAAACAGTGGCGACAGATGGTAGTCAGACGACTCAACCATTTACGCCTACCAGCGCTAACTTGAATCCGCAACCGATGTCTGAGACTGACCTCGAGTCAAACGTCATTCAGTCAAGCGGTGAATATGTAGCAGCTAATGCTGTTGTTACGATTGATTTCAATGCGGCTGATGCAGAAGAACTTCGTAATGTAGCACGCATCATCTACGGTGCGGAACACCATGCTATCATTTCTGAGATTGCATTAGTGGGTGCTGTTGATCGTACGACTACAGGTCCAGGTCCAGGTAATCAGACCATTCAGTATCGTGAAGCTATCGGTACACAAGTTGTAACGCACATTACTTCTTACTACCAAATGAACATGCAGAACAATGGATTTACGTTTACTGCGGACGTTGGTGGTACGGAGCCGTTGTTTACAGCGACTGAAGGTCAGTAATGCTTGAATTGCCTGACAATGGTGATGTACTTCGTATCTTAGGTATCGACCCCGGTACTCAAACATTAGGTACGGCGGTACTCGACTTAGACTTAAAGACGTACGACATTCGCATCGTACACTGTGAAACATATAAAGCAGACCATTTAGCTAAGTTCGATCCACGGTTTCAGGACATCTCACAGGCGCATGGTGATTTAGCCATGCGCCTTATTGCGCATAAAGAGAATTTGCGTAGTCTAATGGAACATATGGTTATCGATGAGTTGGTTGCTGAATCCTCATTCATGCACATGCGAGCTCATGCGTTTGAAGCATTGGTTCGTTGTATGGAAAGTATTCGCTTAGCGGCTTGGGAATACGACATGAGTATGCCCGTACACAAAGTAACGCCACAGGGCGCTAAAGCAGCGGTTGGCGCTGCTGGTAAAGGTAAGGGTAAAGATGCCGTTAAGGTTGGTATAAAGAAGCTACTCAAAGATAACAGTAAACAGCTTTATTATGAAGCACCTAAAGACTTTGAGCAGCTCGATGAACATAGCATCGATGCAATAGCCATTGGTTATCACCACGCTGTTGCTTGGTGCAACTTCCTAAAAGGAGGAGACACGATATGCTCGCGGTCATAAAAGGGTTTTTTACAGGAAAGAAGATGATCGTGTATGCGGTCATCGGAATCGTGGTGCTGGGTATATGGGGCGCAATGAAATACGATAATGCCATCATTCGTACATTGCAAGGTGACCTTACCGAAGCGCAAGCAGAGCGGGACTCTGCGGTCATTGATGCTGAGATCAATGATGAGGTTAGAACCATTGATGATGAGACACTTAAAGATCAACTCGAACGAGAAGATCAAGTGGATGATCAAACGCGTGGGGCAACTGAAGACTTAGATAACGAAATAGATCGTATCCTAAAAGATATCGAAAGTCAGACAGAACAGCCCGACGATGATGCTCCAGTGGATCAGCCAACCCAAAATGAAGAGCAGGCGATTGAGGAGACTGAACCGCCTGTAGTTGATAATGGAGATAAAGAGGATGTTGGTACTACCAATGAACGACGAAATGAAGAAAAAGATACAGGGTATACTTCCGCTGTTGATGATCGCGTTGCTGGCGCTGCTATTGACAGGATGTGGGACTACTACTGTAACTCAGTGGAAGACGAGGCTTCTTGTACCCAGTGACAACTTATTGCGTGATTGCACTATTCTAACGCCACCTGAACGTGAAGCGTTCATGCGTGCTACAGAAGAAGAGCAAATCGCCATGTTGAGTCGCGCTTGGATTGAGCAAACGGGTGAGCTACGTAAATGTGATAATAAAGTCCAATCCATACAAGAGTGGAAGCAGAAAGCTATCCAACTGCAAGAAAAGTACGATGAAGTAATCGAAGTAAATCCGTAGGGTTGATCCCCTACGGTTTATTTTTTTGATTTAACCCCCAAAGAAGAATATATAATGCAATTGATTAAAGGTTACATAGATAACCTTATTTATAGGAAATCAAACTTTTGGGGATTTATCAATATATGTCAGACCAATTACTTAATGTGATAATCATCGCGATAATACCTTCCGCATTGTTAGTGTTCTCGGCAGTCTACTGCACATACAAGATAATGAAGAGACAGCCCTGTACATATAAACACTACGAGCGTAAGCGGGATGAGTTATCGGGATTGAATGAGATGTTAGAGTTTTTGACTGCTAACAAGAAAGCCAATGACCTCGCCGAGATGATCGGTCCTCGTAGTATCTTCTATCCTGTCACAACAAAAAACACCGCATCGGGGATATTGGTTGGGGAAGCTTACGTGGTTACCAACTTAGGCCTCGAGAGGGTTGTCATCAGTAGTGAGTTATTATCGATAGCTTTAAGTTGCGACGATCCACCTGCTGTGTTACAGGTCGTAGCCAATAAAAATGGTATGGATAGAACGATCAACGGCCTATTAGTTCGGAGGTAGCGATTAATGGCAACAAAACGTTTTAAGAGTAATAAACTACTGGTCAAGCAGTTGATTGCTCGATTCATGGAGTCACCGCATAGGTCAGATATGCATGTGGGTGATAGGACGGATAAAGATAAAGGCATATATCGTTTTCATCGCGATGGTAAAGTACGTGCCATCCTGAAAGATATATTAGTACCCTTTGAAAATCCTGAATTTTTAGATGGATTTATACCTGATCCAAAGACCGATGGCGATGATTTACACTTAACCCTACACATCGAAGAAGATAAAGTCTTTGAAGTTATGGTTTGGGATTATAACCTCGATTACCGAATTCGACACGTATGTATCCATGTCGATGGTAAGCCCGATAAATATAGATTGTCTAACTACGTACCTCGCAAAGGAGAATAAATCGTGGGTAAAATTGAGATGCTTCTTGGTAAGCTTGAAAAACCATTAAAAGAAGATCCAACGATTCAGAAAATGATCGTTGCCGATAAATCTGACGTTGAGAATGGTAAGTTCCATATCGAAGCTGATGAGAAGGCGTATTACTTGGGTGATGTCATTGCTAAAGAATTACCGCGTGGCGATGGCATGATCAAGTTGTTGGATCAAATCATGGGTGATATGATTTTGGTGTGCTATATCGACCTTAATAGTCATATCGAATATGAAGCATATAAGCGGGACGGCACGCCAGCATTTGGTTACATTTTCAGTATCGATAATGAACCAGTGAAAGATCCAGTTCTAAAGGATTACCGTCCAACCGTTAAATAAAAATAAAATGGATGTATTATGCTCTCAAGACAACAGAAGGGCCTCGTTCGTGCGATAATTAAAACGCATAAAACTCGAGTGGAACAGATACTTAATACTGTTTCTATCGATGAACGAGATGAGGTTGCTGATCGATTATTAGTGCATTGGGGCGCTGGACTTTATTTCAACGCTGGCGAACTAATACGATCGGGTGACCGGATGACGGCAGTCGGGATGTTTCGATTTGTACCCGATGACTACCTAGATGTCTATGAAAATATGGACATACTCGAGCTACTTCGAGTTATAGAGGTGGTTGTTAGAATTCGCTCAGGTAATGAAGGTTTCCATACTCGCAACAAGTGTGGTACTTGTCTTACCGGTGATTGGATGCATGGTGAGTGTATGCAATGCACAACCCAATCATATCCAGGTATTATGAACGAGCGACTTAAGATCGATGTTCCGACGAATAAAGATGTTTACTTGACTGAGATCAATTACTTCTTTAAGGATGCCGACCTGTCTGAAATCTATTACGATCGAGTGGTGTCTATTTGGGGTGATGTTGCACTCCAGAAAAACATCATTTCCTTCATTGCTGATAACTGGGATAATACCATGTTACAAGTAGTGAAGCATCGTAAAGTAAAAAGCCAGTTAGCAATTCGCACTCGATTAAGTAATCGTGGTATTGACCATGGTTATTTAAACGATCACCAATTGTTAAAAGCTGTCTGGTTCTTCCGAGCGTTTGATGCTCAAGCAATGAAAAACAAGAGGAACGAAATAATGAAGTTCAACAAGACAATGAAGCGCATCAGCAAGCGACTAGCAGATGACAAGTATCTGCAAATGGCTATTGTTGACGGTGAATCTAACCCCGATGAAGGGCACTATGTCCTAGATATAGAAAAGAAAAACCGCAATGCGTTTCGATTCTTCCGTGATCAGTTCTGCGGGCAACTAGAAAAGAACATCGACCGCGTTCGTGGTCAAGGTGGTAGTATGCGCGTATGTATCGAACTGACTGGTGAAGATTCTACTGTTGGTATTGAGTTATTCAACCCAGACGGTTCTGAAGCTGGCGAATTTATTGTGACCCAAGAGGGCACAAAACAGCCTGAATCAGCATAATACATTCGAGGAGAGCATTTAGCTCTCCTCTTATGCCGTCTACACTAATAGGAGAGCCTGTATGGACCCACAAGAGTTTAAAAAGCTGTGTAAAGGTAAAGAGGTTACTGTTAAGGCAGATGACCTCTATGCGCTTCTCAGTTCGATTGGTGGACCGCCTCACATACTGCGTGAGCAGCTGGTTATAATGGACATGAACCGTAAATTGGATGAAGAACATTTCATCCTTAATTTAGAGAACGCCTTGATTGAGGCTGTTACTCAGGAGAAAGATAATGGCAACAGCAGTTAAGATGGAATCGTTACCTGACTATCGTCAAGAAGAAATTCAACAGATGGTGGGTACCAATACTAAACCCGTGAGGATTGCAATTTGCCAACACTGCCAATCTTGCCACATTAAAAAGGTAGTTGGTCATTTCGGTCAAGTGGATATACTCTGTACAAACTGCAATCGGTATGGTCCGTGGAGCTGGAGAATGACTGTCCGCAATCCAAACTCAGTAAAGAAAGGTAAGCGTAAACATGGATAACAAGAAAGAATTTGAAGAGTTAGTTAATGACCTAGTAGATCCGGTGGATTCAAAGGTTGTTATGAAAGCGGTGGAAGACCATCCTAAATTGATTGCAACGTTAACTCGATTGATTAAGTCGGCAGCTAATCACGCGCAAGATGCGCAAGTCGATATGGCTAAGACAATATCGGAAGATATCGAGCGCATACGTCAAACCATCGAAAATGGTGGGTGGAATTACACCACAGTTTTAGATGAACAAGACACTGTTCGCTTTTGTTATACCACAGGACTTATGGACCTCGCTGGCATTGAAGTGATGGTTACTCCGGATGTAAAAATGGAAGAAGATGTATTCCGTGAACGGGTGGATGCAGTCACTCACCTCATGGGCATTAGCCATGGTCTATATGTGGAGCAAGAAAACATCCCAGCTATTCAGAAGGCTGCTGGTGACTTTGAAGTGGATACCACTACCGTACTACAGTTAGTAGAAGACGGTTGTGCACATATCGTAAACTTCTATCCGGCTGATAAAACGAATACCGCACCGGGTTATCGCATCGCCTTAAAATAGTCGATTTAACTAGATTTAAGGTATATATCGTAGACATGAGATTCAGGAGTAGCATGTTGACTACTCCTATATAACTTATTACTCAGGAGAACTATCATGTCTAAAGTATTAAACTCTTTTCTAGTAGCATATGAACGCATTGATCACGAGATTGACTCTGATTTAGTTAAAGCTAGTGCAAACGGTACCGGTTACTTAGACGGTCTCGTAACACTCGATAAACCAGATGATGTTGATGTCAGTAGATTCACCGATTCCCACGGTCGTCGTGGTATCGTTTATTATACTCCAACTGGTAACGTTGTTGTGTTTGAACGTTATGTTCGCAATTCAGAAAGCGATGTAATACCTTTTGTATCTAACGGTCCACGTTGGTGGAAGATGCTATCTTCAGGAGCGATTGATATCGATCTGATGGACACACTATCAAACAACATCAACTATCCCAATAACGTTGCTAAGGCGTTCATTAGCGACCTTAATAAATATCAATAATCGGAGTGGGATATCCCACTCCCTATTTCCGTTTTAAAAATTAAAAAGGACATTATGCCATGAAAAATATTAAATCTATTTTAGCTCTCAGTATCATGTTATCTTTAACGGCCTGTGGTGGCGGCGGAAGTTCATCACCTGAACCATCTGACCCCATCCCACCAACAGGTGGTGGTAACGACGGCGGTGATGATGGTGGTAACGATGACAACGGTGACGGTAATGGTGATACCACAGCATTTACCATTAGTGGTAAAGTCATTGATGGTTATGTAAGTGGTGCCACTGTATTCGTTGATATCAATGGTAATGGTCAACTGGATGACGGTGAACCTAATGGTGAATCGACTGATGCTGGCGATTATACGTTAGAAATCTCTGAAGCTAATGAGAATGTCGAGGAGTGCATCACCTTTGCACCTATCGTCGTTGACGTGCCCGTTGGAGCTATCGATGAGGACTTAGGCGAGGTGGAAGAGGCTTACACCATGACGCTTCCACCGATTAACGAAGATGCGTTCGACAGTGCCAATATCACGCCACTAACGTCAGTTCTTTGGGAAACATTCCAAAATGACTTTGCGTTAGAAGATGGCAATTTAGATCCAGTAGTTGCTTGTGAGCAATTGCTTGAAAATCACGAGTTGATCTCGCAATTCAAAGATCGTTTAGATTTCACCATTGGTAAGATTGTAGAAAACTACAATATCTCTGAAGATGAAATTTACAGCGACTTTGTAGCATCAGGCAATACGGCGTCTTATGATCTTGCCCAACAAATCGTGGTGGGTCTTAAGAAGTCGTTGGCTGAATCTAACGCCATCAAAGAACAAAGCCCAAATGCTGTACCGCTAATTAGCTATTTAAAAGACAGCGGTGAGTGGGTGCGTGAAGAGTATATCTACACACCTGCTAGCGATGTAAGTAGTGAAGGCTGGTCTGATAATGCTCGTGTTAGTGCGAAAACCGAAACGGTAAGTAGTGACTTCGAGCAACGTTTTGATACGATCTATACCTACAACCGTCGTTCTTCTTTCCGTGAGATGAATGGGGGTGAAGTAGAGGTAGCGTATTTCAACGAGACCTGTAATACAGCTGACATCTTTGAATATACTGAAGATCCTACCAATGGTCAAGCAACTAAAATCAGCGTAACCAACAATGATGACAGTTGCATCGACTATCGTTATAAGTCTATCGAAGTAGCTGAGTATAACAACCTCGATCAGCAGCTTGGTACAATCTACAGATACTCAATTGCATACAGCGATGCCGCTGGTGGCTACACTATGTTTGATTACATGGAAGACTTCCACGGGTCTAAAGAATCGCTTAATGTTGATTCTATCTTAAACGATGCGACCTCGTATGAGTTCTCTATGTCTGAAGACTATGATGTGGAACAACTGATGGAAAACTTCACTATTGTAGAAACCCGCGTTCGTGAGATGGATGGTGAGAACCTCGTCGATACCTCACGCGTTATCAATAGTGGTGGTGCTTCTTGGAAGCGTAAAACAACATTCCCTGATGGTACTAGCGAAACGCAATGTAAAGATTCGCGTGATGCCGCATGGGGTGCTTGTGAATAACCTTAACATCTAGAGGTAGGTAACCCCTACCTCTATTATTCCGATTTGGAGGTAGGGATGTTCCCTCAAGATAAAAACTCAACACTGACAACAAAGGAAGTCGATGACTTCTGTCGGTCGTTAGAGGAGTACGACAGTTTACTCTATCGTTCTCACCGAAAGATTCGTAAGGAATGGCAGGAGTTTTCTTACAACAAATTATTGTCGATGAATTCTGCTGCTGTAGAAACATTGGACATTCCAGTAACTTACATCACACCGCCCTTTGCGGTATTGCATTTCAAGTGCTGGTTAAGAGCGTTAACGCTCGATCACAATCACCAAACTCACGGTAAGTGGGATAACTACATGAACGATGTGCGTAAGTATGATTTATTTAAGCCCAGCAAAAGTGTAGACCTTTCTATCCTAGAGAAGTACTTTCTAGAGTTTGATGAAAAAGCGGTGACGTCTTTCCCGGACTTCATTAGTTATTTAAACAGCAACGTATTATCCATTGATCCGACTAAAGTTGCTGACGATTTAAAACAACAATTTGCATAACGCAAAGGAGCGTATGATGAATAACACATTTTATCAGATCGATTGGGGTGTAGCACTTACCTATGCTTTTGTAGTATCGTTAGGTGCAACAATCATACTTGGTGGTCTGTCTTCTTTTCTAGACTACATGGCTGAAAAGCGTGAGCATGGAATCAGTAAACGCATGCGATACCTATCCAACCTATCTAATCTCACCCATGAGGAGAAGGTAGAAATCATCGGTAGTTTTAACTACGCCGATAAAGTTGATGGTGTTTCACTACACAAGGTACTGATCAGCTTCACCAATCGAAGTGGTGTCGCCTACGATAATGTCGAGTGTGGCTACCTATTCACTAATGATCACGAGAATGAACTCTTTGATCGTCCGTTTAATGAATACCTTATCCGCACGTTATTGCGTAGTCGCTACAACGTAGAAGAGGTTCAGTTTTCATTAGCCAAACTGACAGATTCTGAGTTCAATCAAATCCGTAGAGATGTACAGATGGTTAGATCTGAAAAAGTACGTGAGTCTCAGATTACTGACCTGCGCAGTAAAGCGGATAAATCTATCGTGACACCGCAGTTAACCGTCTTGTCTGAACTTAAACAAAACAATTTAAAACCTATATCACAAGTGTGATACGCTATAGCGATTGAATTGATTTAAGGGGAATTAACTATGGCGGTAACTGTGCGAGATCGAAATTTCATGAAACCATACTTGAGGAGTAGTGACATGGCAAATAAGAATCGCGGCAACCGTAAAGGTCGTCAAGCAAACAAACAGACTATCCCTGACGACATTCGTCGTGGTACTAGCTATCAGACGCGAAACCCATCGAAGGATGAGGATGTTTCTGAGGCAAGTGTTGCAGATATTCGTCAGAGTCAAACTGAAGTCGTTGTGGATGATCCACCCCAGATGACTAAGGTCGATGATGACCAAGCATCAAACGACGAAGCTGTTTCAAATCAAACAAATGATGAAGGAGATACTAACGTGTCTGAAGAAAATAAAACCCCAGAAGCAAACCAGGCATCACTCGTTCTTTTCCGCACTAAGCAAAATGGAGACCGGGTACAGCGTGCAGAAGTAACCGTACCTGTAGAAGTGGGTAGTCACCCATTGATTCGAATGCCTACTACCGATAAAGAAAACGATAGCGCTACATTGTCGTGTGGTGTTCGTTTCGTTATCACTGAAGAAGATATGGATAGCGGTGACGCTATCACGTCTGCAATTGAACGCTTTAATCGTAAGTACCGCAATAATCCTGTCGTGGGTAGATACCACGTTGAGATTAATGTTGATGCTGATAAAGCAGCGTAGACGACATAAAGGATGGTGGGTCTAACCCACCATCCTAGTCTTCTTATTTTTTTATTTTTTGAGTGACTTATCAACCCATATCAAAGAAGATAGACATGCACGATAAGCATTCTTATCCAAATCGATAACTAACTTCACTACATCCCGACAGATATCGCGTTTAGTAATGGATCTTACTCGGTTGATCATGGTGTCGCTGATCTCTTTACTCATGCCCGATTGGTAGAAAACTTTATAAAGACGATCAATAGATTCCTTATATCGCTTCACCGACTTATTCATCTCATTACGAGTATCGGTATAACGACGATCTTCCCTTAAGCTTTCTATTACTGTATCACATAACGCAATGGCTTGTCGATATGTAAGGGCATCGAGCTCTTGAGTCTTAACGCCGCCAATACTCTCCAGTCGAATACTTGACAGAAACTTACCTGCGTCATCGTACTCTTTATCCGCCAAGATAAGGCGAGAACCTAAAATAGGCTCATCGATAGGAAGACCAGCGATCATATCACTTCTCTCTTCATAGCCTAAGCGATCTATATAAACTTCAAACAATTCATCTAACTTGTCGCTATCACCTACCCAATGGACATCTCTTTCAGCACGCTCAGAAATATCTTCTAGTGCATCGATGTATCCATTCGTTGCGCCAGCTAATGTATTCGCCGAATTGTTCTGTTGGAATATACCTGAAGATATATCAAGCACACCCATAGGTCGCTTACCGTCCATCAGAAGTACAGAATGTAGACCAATACTTACACGTCCCGTATTCCAGTCGCTTGATTGTTCTTTGTTTCGTATAGTTTTCTTAATGTCGACGGCTTTATCGTGTAGCTTCTTTCTAGACGAGAACAGTTTATTGACAAGATCTTTTGTCTTATCAATAATAGCTTCTATGGCACGCATAACGGCTGCTATGATGCGATGTACGGGTGAGCCCTTTTGAAAAATACCCGCTTCTAATGATAAGTCTTGCGTAACTAATTTAAGATTTTCTATCGCACTTTCCATGGTAAGGTCACCCGATTCTACTTGAGACTCAAGTGAAGCCGTATAGTGCAATGTACTCTCTAGGTGATCTAGAGAAACAAGACTCTTATCGATATCTTGATGAAGTTGCTCCATGCTTATCGCATCTTGCAGAATGTTTGCTTCTATCATTTTTATTACCTTCCACTCATTCCTCTAGATGAAAATGCTTCAATGGCATTGTTCCCATAATAAGCTACGATCAATGTCGCTGAAATGGCATAACACCATCCTACAACAATACCCAACGCTTTGATGACTTCAGTATCGTAAATACCAATAGCAATCCATATCACTGTCTGTATGGCAGTCCACCATAACCCAATGTAAAAACCACGACGTCTATGATTCCACCAACGTTCTGGATTAGGATGTGTATTAGATCCATTAGAACTTGAGCGCCTTGACGTACTCATGCTCATATTGCGAGATGATGATCGCCTTGATGTATTTTGTATTGTACTTGACCTTGTATTTGTTTTGGTCTCAGTACTACTTCCCCGGCTTGAACTATACATAATGTATTCCTCTATTCGCTATACGATTCTACCAGCTCGAGATAATTTCAAACCTATATTACCTATTGGAGTATCCTCACGTGAAAAGAGACTCTATTATGATAAACGAATTAAAAATGACAGCATACACGAAGTTGCAACTTTTTCATTTGCTAGTCGATAAAGATGAAGAACTACTCCTCGCGATGGGTTGTTCTAGTATACCTAGAAATACGATAGCTGTATTCATCAATGATCTACGATGGTGTATCAGTCGTATGAACCCTGCTAAGTTAGTTAATGTATCTGACATTCCAGCCTATGGATTCAAATACAAATTAGCAAAGCATCGCCGACAACGAATCATCGTCATCGACGTTAATGATCGCCAGTTTATTATTACCTTACGTTGGACGCAACATGGTAAGAATACTCGCGATTCATATCTGTCGGATTTGTCAGTTGGCATCGTAGAATACCTCGGTGGACAACTATGGACACCGGTTGATGTTAAGTTTTTACACGCTAAAGTAAATCGTTTGCGGGATGATCACAGTGTCTTTTTCAGGATCATGAATAAGGCAACTGAAGATCTTGCTAACGCACCTAGTATGGGTATCAACAAAACTCATTATGGTCAAACCCTGATTGACTGGCTGTACAAATTGGGGGAAGGCCAAGCACCACACATTGACACACACAAAGAAGAGAAGGAGTTCCTACATGGGACACGTTAACGGATCAAACCATATCGAACCGGCTATCCGTAGTCAGATTGGTCGCCACAATATCCATGTTGACGACATTAAAATGTTGAGTCGAGTAGAACGTCAGCGTAACTCAGATAACTATCTGCGTAACGTAATGGCTGCTCTACGGGAACATGGAGCACGGGGTAGTCTGGCTAACATGGAAACCGCACTGATTAAGAACTTCAATAAAGTCAGTAGCGATGGACACAACGTCAGTACTTATTTAGTCGGTGTTGATATCGACTTTGCATTGAATCGGGATTCTTTTAAGAACTCCTGCTTCTACAACTTTCACTTAGACCTTGGTGATCAGTTGGGGCTACATTTCAATTCAGACGACCGGATTGAAACGACACCCATGATCACCGACTTGGCTGTTTTTCAGGACGGTAAGCGCCTTGTTGATGAGGACGTTCACCCAGGTTACATGACATCGATACCAGGACATAACCTCTATCTTGAGTTCCACGATAAAAACGGTTATGTGGATGACAGCAATATTCACGATATCTGCTTGCGTACTCGCTTCCGTAATACACAATGGAAGAACGCGGTCATGGGTCGCCACAAAGATGGGTCTAGTCATAACCTGCGATTCAGCGCAAGGATCTTGGTGGCTATTCAAGTCGATGAAGCGTCTGACAAACTACTTGTTCACTTCAATGAAGATGAGTACAAGAAGCGTTGTGAGCGCATGGGTCTGGACATTGAGCATGAAGCTTATGAAGATCGGTTCTTACCTTTAAACTCTGTTGTATTCGCATGTCGTGCGACAAAAGTGGGATCTGGGTTAAGTAAGATGTGGCTCACTAAAGAACAACTTGAAAAGCGTGATATCTACGCCTCACGAGTTAAGTGGGTAAAACATCAAACAGCCGTCAATAAGCAACAGTCTTGGTTAGAGCGTGAGCGTGCTATGCATGGTAAACCATGTTACATGTTAAATAGCCTACAAAGTAAGCTAGCGTATGCATTGCCTCTTGAAGCACTTGATGAGGAGGGTATGATGGCGCTTAACTTTAACCTGTGGGGTCGTCCACGTTATCTAATCGGATTGGAGCTTTATGTTCAAAACACCTACAAGGTAATCGAGATAGACCAGAAGAGAGCACTTGAAGAACAGGCTAAACAAGAAGCGTTCGGTGAAGTCTATCAACCGAGCGTTACTGAAGCAACTGCTGGGTCTGTCGTTGAGCGTCCTAAGAAGACGAATACTTATCGTAGTCTTAGGAATAAGTTCACTATCCCCAACCTTAGTGAGGGTGCAATATGCAACCAGGTTTAATGTCAGCAATAGCGGCCGGATTAAGTTCCGGCCAACTCTCCTCTACTCAAAAGCTACCATTGCATGGCATGTACGGTAGTTCTCCCCGACAAGGTGAGAAAGTGGGTAGTGGTAAAAAGCGTAAAGAAATCAAGTCTAACCTCAAAGAGGCCATTCTTAAATTACAAAAATCTAAGGATTGAGTTTTGGAAATCGACACACATAAGGTTACATTTCTACTGGATGAGATACTGCCGGTATTTGAACATCATCTACGTAAAACACCAACCGATCCATCATCACTGATCGATCAGATAAATCGTGGTGATTGTGGGTTGTTCTCACTTTGCTTAGGTTCAGGTCTTGAAGCGATGGGTGAGACGGTCACCTACATCGAGGTCAACGGCCAATTTCGAGGTCACGCATTTGTTAAGTGGGGCGATAAGTATTTCGACTCTGTCAATCCAGAAGGACTTGACTCGTTAGAGAAGTCTAAGTTCTGGAAAGAAGACATGCGTGTCTCTGAGCAAGATTATGAAACTCAAAAACGTTCTTGGGTACATGAAACCGATGATTTGGGATTAGCGATCTTAAATGATTGGAAAGAAGTCCTAAGAACTCTTAATGAGTAAGGATAAAAAATGAACGACTTAGATAAGTTGGAAATAAAGTTAAGTACATCGCAAGAATCATTATTTCGCATGTTTCATTTCATCAGTACAAAATTCCCTGATGTACCAAGCGATATCATCGATCCGGTCATGAAACAACACGAACAAATTGCCATTGGTATATTTGAACACAAAATGGGCGGCGATTTGAGTCGCTTTAAAAATCGATTCAGACCTGCTGGCGTCGGAACGTATGGTACCATCCTTACTTGGTTGTTAAAGCCTATTGAATTGGGTGAAACCATCGTCGCGGTCGATGGAATAACTATCAGACGGTCTAAAGAAAAAGAGTGGGCTGCTGACTTTCTAGAAGTTGTTATCGATCAAGTCACTTTCCGATTGACAGCCTTGATGGACATCCCTTCCACCATCGCACTCATCTACGATCTATTCATTAGACGGCCCACCAACGCGCCTAATCTTGAGTTCAGCGATCGGTTAAGGCTACTTAACGCATCTGTTGCGACTTTAAATAAAGAATTTATGGAAGTGGCAGCTAAGCGTGATATGTTCTCTAAGTATGATTTTAAACCCAACGATGAGGGGTTTGTTAAAGGTCAACTTAGAGTCAAAGGCGCTGGCATGATAAATGTCAGGATTAAGACGGATGACTTTGGGTGGGTTCACGATAACCTAAGGATCATCGAAACGGGTTATGACGGTTTCGATTCAAACATAATGCACCGTTTCCATGTAGCTAGCATACTTCGGGAGCTAATGGATAATGGTGAATATGAGACTGAATTTCCCAAAGAGTGTTTGGAGGATGAAGACGATGGCAGTTAAGGCAATGGTAGGTAATAAACGCGTCCCTTCTGTCGATATCACTCGGTTGTCAGTGTTACTACAGACAATCGCTAAACACGATATTGATCTAGAAGAAATGGTCTTAGCACAAGTTGTTTCTGGTGATGGGACACAGGTCTTCAATGTAGGCTGTAGTTTCGGCGTGACAGAGGGTGGCAAACCCTACTTCCACATGGATCATCCTGACTTAGGGATTTATTCCGTCAGTAAGTCAGGTGGTTCAGCCGATATCGTGCAGATACCTAAAACGGTAGAGCAAGCTCAGGCAATGAAAGCGGTAGCCGAGCGCTATATTGAAACACATACTCGTCGATAGGAGACATCTTAATGTGTTCTGATAAAAAGAAAGATCCGGTACCGCAACAACATTGGCCCACCACATGTTTGGTATCGCAAGCTGAACCGGGTGAGTTACGTGCCAACAGCATCATCGCAGTAGATACGAGTAATCTACGATATCAGAGTATATTGGTTCCGTTGATCGATGCGATACGTAATAGCCATCCCGACATGCAGAAACTTTACATGGAGGGTCAGTGTTACAACTTCCATCTTATCATCAAAAGTCTATTCCCTGAAGCTGAGTGTTATTACAACCAGATAGAAGGTCATATACTAACGCGACTAGGTGGTGAATACTACGATATTCGTGGTATGATGGAAGAGCTCCCAGAAGGCTATGAGCCGTTCGATAAGACTGGTATAACCGATCATCCAAGTAATTGGGGAAAACGCGATACAAGGCGTTTGACGCACTCTGGTGGGGAGGTTGTGGATGCTAACTGGTTATTATCAGGAGATATGGGTGGTAGAGACACTATCGACATGAGCAAAGTCCGCTATGTCCACGGTAAGATGGAATCTTTTCTTAAGAACTACGATAGTGAATATCACATTCGCCCTGGTAGTCCTGTACTTGCACTTATGTTAGGTCAAGGACTAAGGGAACTTGGCGCTGACGTTGTGTATGTACAGATCTTCGATGAGGACTCGTGTGATGTAATGGTCAATTGGAACAATGTGTTCTTTGACTATCACCACGGTGATTTTGATGCAGTAGTACAATCACCCTTTTGGAGTGAACAAAAAGAAGTCCTCGTCTTAAATGAAGAGGTAACGACTCGTCAACACACGACTGGCTTCGACTATGACCTTTTTCCAGGGATGATTCTATCTGAATGGAAACTTGCCTTGGAAGAATTCCCAGAAGAAATTTAATAAGGAGATTTAATGTCTGACATTAGTACCATTTCAGGTGCACTTACGTGTTCCATGGAACCTAGTGTATTATTAGAGAAATCAGTAAGGCACCATATGCTCGCAAATGGGTTATCTTTTTTAGAGGGAGTTAACCATTTAGGGTTGGTGGATATTGATCACGAAATATTAGAATCAGCTCATCGAAAACTAATTTCGATGGGTTGGAATTCTAGATTAACTAAAAGCGAGGGATATGGGCAAGATAATAATTTAGAGACTGTTGTCGCTTTTCATTTCAAAGACGATAAGATAATCGGACTTATAATCGTTAGATGGGTTAGACATTCAGATACTCTAAGAATGGGTTACTTGATTGTTGATGATCTGAAAGAGCACAAATTAAAGACGTTAGATATATTTAAACCGTACGTCATGCCACAGCCTGTGGAAATTAATACTCTAGTAGGATTCGACGAAAGTAAAGGTAACCCCAAGTTAGTAAGTCGCAAAATAGGCGGTAACGATAACGTCCCCCTAGATTGTTTTTATCCTTTCATTGAAGAAAGTATAGATGATCTATCGTCTAACTACATCAAGTCGAACGGTAACTTACTACTACTAATGGGTATTCCTGGAAGTGGTAAAACCACATTGATGCGGGATATTTGTAGGAGACAAAGAGATAGAGATATCTATCAGATATCAGGACCTACTCTGATAAATCATCCGCTGTTCAACGAGTTCATATCTGAACTTAAAGACGGGTCCGTTGTAGTCATTGAAGACGCCGATGAATTACTTATGTCTAGACGCGGTGGCAATCAGACCATGTCCATGTTGTTGAATGAGTTGGATGGTATCGCCACACGAGATGTTAAGATCATAATGTCTACAAACTTACCCAATGTAAACGATATCGATGAAGCTATTTACCGCACTGGTCGGTGTTATAAGGTAATTAACTTTAGAAAACTCAACCTCGATGAGATCAACATCATCGCCTCTGAATGCGATATTGATGTGTCACATATAAGTGATAAATCAGTTTTAGCTGATGTTTTCAACACATCTCCCATTCGCGATAAAGACGTCAAATCAAGTGTCGGGTTTCTATAACCGACCAGAAAACAATTGAGAGGAAGATACTATGTTATCTAAATACGAAAACGTAAGTAAGCCTTCAGAGTTCAAAAACAACACCCTAAGATTGTTTATGGGTGATGATCCCGAGCAATCTCCTGAACATAATGTAAAGACTGGGTATCTTGCAATTTTTGATGCTGATAAAAATTATCCAACGAAGGAAGAACTTAATAAATTAAAGCAGGATTGTTTTGAAGCTTATGGTTTTTCCCATGTAAGTCTGAACGATCAACCCTTTCAGACGATGGGTGCTGACACTAGTAAATACGATATAACCATAGAAATTTGGGCATTCGAAAGTGAAGAGCCCGACGATACGGGTAAGAAGGATGTTGAGTTATTTCACATCATCTATTTAAACGGCGTATCGACACTGCACTGATGATTGATTAGCAATCGTTAGTTTTCAACTGACTGAGATCCATGTTGTTGTGGATTAGGTCATTACATCCAAGATAGCAATATCTTAATTTTACTATACGGAGTAATAAACTATGTCAAATGTAGAAAATAATGAACCAACTGAAGCGTTGCGCGAATTAATGAAGGGTGCTAAACGTAAAGAGTTTCCGGGATTCAAAACTCGCTGGAAGGCTCTGAATCGTATACTGAGCCCAACAGCTAAGTTGGAGCGTGGTAAGTCATTACTCATCGGTGGATTAGAACATAACTATAAAACCGGATTGTTGACGGACTTATTTGTAGACTGTTGCGTTCTTAATAGCCCGGATGATGTAGCTAAAGATAAGTCTTTAAATATATACATCACAACAGAAACGTTAAAGTCGATGGTGATCTCTGATATTTATGAATCTATGACGGGGTCGCCTTGTGACAATGGCGTTGCTGTAGAGGACTTTGTTAACGATGGATTGGGTAAGTCTGGCTTTCACTATCAGATATTTCAGGCTAACCCGAATGCGTTCGACTATGATGATCTAATCAATAAATTACAATTCCACATCGACACTGGTTGGGATATACACTGTGTTTTTATTGATAACGTTTTACTCGTCAACGACAAATCAACTAGCCTAGACTCGATGTTAGCTAAATTGAAAGAGTTCATGACTAAGAACAATATTCTTTTTGTGGGAACACACTGGTTATCGCAAAAGGCTCACCGCACTCTGATGTATGAGCAAAAGAAAGCCAACAACACTTCTAGTTTCTTAGAAAATATAGTAGATGACAACTTGTGGTTTTCTAGTAACCAAGTCCCTCGCTTATTTAACGTTGAGTTATTTGTTGATACGGTAAAGTCTTCGGGTGATGATTATTTGCATGTTGCACGTGGGATGGGTGATGGTCTAGGCGGTATTCCATTTAAAGATCGCAACTTCTATTTACCATTCTCCGAATATTGTAGTCGGGTTAAATCGGACGTGCGCAACGTAGATATATCCATCGATAGACTACGTAGCGATCCGTTGGAGTTAAAGACCAATCGATTCAAACCTGATGAGATACTTTTTGAGTCTGGTGGGTTTGTTATTGCATCGGGTACGTGGACTGAACCGGGTGGTACTCCTATCTCTAATAAGCTGGCATGCCGTTGGCATCCAGATGAAGGAGTTGGCTATCCCAACGGTCGAGGTTATCCGCAATGGATGAATCTTGGTCGTCTGATGAAACATGACGTAGAAGAACACAAGCTATCTAAGTTTGGTAAACGCATTAAACTTAACTTTGATCCTGACCACAGTGAGATAACTGTTGGTAATTGGGTTAAAGCAGATGGTGACTGGTTTCTAGTCAACTACGTCTATGGATCATCGGGTAGTATGGTCAGCGCTATGGGTCGGGGTAAATCTGGGCCATTCCCAATTGAGGTGGAAGATATCGATGAGGTGGAAACTGGGTTGTCTACCTTAGGTATCTGGCATGCGATGAAAGCTAAAGGTGATTATCTTGTGTGGATAACACCACGTGGAGCATTAGCCACTACTAAGGTTGATGATACTATCAATCAAAATGGCAACATCATCCAAAAGAATATCTATCTGGAAGGCGACTTCATTTGGGATAATAAATATCAAGTGGTAAGTGAACACATTGGTTTCACTTACATGCTAGATGGACATTACCTCATTGGTAAGTTGCCGGGTGATTTATCGGAAGATGAACTTCACGATCAAGTTCGTAAGATGGGTAGGCACTTTGCCGTTGATGTTATTCGAGACATCAAAGACCTTAAAGAGGGTCACAATGTTGAGCATCGAATGGAAGATGAGATTGGTAGTCGTCAGAAAGACGTTTTCCATGGCGATCTTTTATTGGATGCTATCTACTATGATGTTACTGAAGAGTAATATCGATCGATAACTAGGGAGACTTCGGTCTCCCTTTTATTTTTTATCTGTCTGGCTTATCAAATGTGAATAGTTTAAATAATGGAGTAAGGTTTGCAAGCGAATAAGTTCTTTACCTCTGACCCTCACTTAGATCATGAAAAGGCGATTGAGTTTAACAGTCGACCTTTTAAATCTGTGGAAGAGATGCAAGACCACATCATCGGTCAGTACAACGCATTACCTAAAGGATCGATTCTATATATCCTAGGTGATACGTTGGTGAGATCCAATAAAGAGGCGGCAGTAGCACTTCTTAATAAACTTCCCAAACATCTTAACTATGTGTTTGTCATTGGTAATCACGACCACCCCATCCGTCGATACTTAGAGAAATATGGACGCGTTGTTGATCTACTTCAGATACGCCATAAAAAGCGCAAGATTGTATTGTGTCATTATCCAATGCATGAGTGGAGTAGTGGGCAACATGGTAGTATCTTATTACATGGACACACGCATGGTAGAATGCAATTCCCTGGCATAACACTAGATGTGGGCTGGGACGTACATAAGCGACCAATCGGCGCAGATGAGATACTTAACTTGACTGAGGATATGACAATCTATCAACCTGTCCATGATAGAAATAATGGTAAGACATATTCTGAATTGAATCAGTAGATAGTGCCCACCATCCCTATCTTTATGACAAACATAAATAAGAAGAAGAGACCCATACTCTTCCATGTGCGCTAGTGAATAGCACTACTTAGGAGAGACATATGAAATTTTGGCTAGTGGTATGTACATTCGCTGCTGGTGGGGTATGGTATTCTTTTTCAACCGACCACCATCAAATGGATGCATCGATAATCAAAGAGATAAATCCCAGTTGCGATATAATACGGGCTTGGGAGAGATCTCGATTGAAAGGCGATAGACCGATAGGTTTACCTGCCCCCGATGAAGGAAGGTTAATAGAATGCTTTCCGTCTTATGAAGGTAAAGACCATTTGATTGAAGATCACTTTAGATATGCTAAATATCTAGAGAATCGACTTATGAGACAATCGAAGTCTCAAGGTGGGGACCAAATATAACGTGGGAGGCTGATGCCTCCCACTTATGCCGATTTAACTTTTTTACAAGAATATATCGTAGTAGTGAGTTTTAACAAAGAAGTAATTTATTCTAGTTATACGCAGGAGAAAGACGATGGAAAATGTGGTAGGAATACCCACTACGTTGACCGATTTCTATTTTGCGTTCAAAATTGTCTTAGGTCGAAGTTTGTAATCTCGACCTAATTCGATGGAACTTAAAGAGGATTGTAAGGATGGAAATATCGCCTAATGTAATTAAAATGGACGATGGTAGTACATTGGATTTGAGTAAATGCAACACCTTAGAGATGGACTACGATACATTACCAGAAGAAATGACTGGTAGTGGATCTATGCACGCTAGGTTCACCAAGTACGTCCAAGAACTACCTATAGGTGTGGGTGAGATATTGAAATTGTCGATAGTATCAAAAGTAAACGGCGGTTTTCGTAAATCTTGGTATGTCTACAGGATCGAAGCAGACACATACCGTTTCATTAATGAATATGTCAATAAGGGCGTGGCTTACTCCATTGGTGAATCGCCTGAGTTGAGTAAATGGTCTGTGATTGAACCCGTACCAGAGATCCCATTTCATGAATTGGATATTCTGGCCAAGCACATAATTGTATTCTTTGAAACCGTTGAAAAGCAAGAACGGTATCCATTTATAATAGATACCTCTGAAGCTATAAAGCGGACTTCGAGTAAAACGATTAAAAAATCACTACTCTGTAAAGATAGAACGATAGTTTATTTAGGTAAACCGCCAATTAAAATTAGGAGAAAATCTAATAAGGGTGAAGGTTCGCCAAAATCTTTTGGTTATGCTAGAAGACCCCATCGTAGGACGTTGAGACATGAGCGCTTTAAAAATCATCCGAAGTATGGTATCTATAAAGGCGTCCATGTGTCAGAGTCTTGGTGTGGTCCGAAAGAGTATGTGAGTAAATCAAAAATATATCGTCTATGGCAGCCGTCTGGAATCGATACTATTTAATAAATAACTTTTTTATTTTCATTATCTAGGTTAGAGGTAAATGCCTCTAACCTATTTTTATTTTTGCATTAAGGATAAGATTATGAACGTAGCAAAAACAGAAAACATGGTATTAAGAGCATATAAGAAATTGAATGAATTGCTCCACGATAAAGACATCGATCATAGTCCCATAGATGTCGGATCTTCTAATGTATTATACCTAATGTTAGAAGAAATGGTGAGTGTCATAAGAAAACACCCAAGTCTCATGGGTAATATACTTAAAGGCGAGGGTATCGGTCGCGCTAAGAAAAAGCTTGGTGTATCCTCAATATATCAACCTTCAGAGCATACTTGTTTTACACAATTAATAAATTCCTTTAAAGAAAACAAAGACCGAATAGAGTTGTTGTCGCAACCGGGTAAAGGTGTCTTGCAGAAAATAACGCTAACACCTGAAAATTATCGCATCGCAGAGTACGATTGGAATCTTTTGTTTGAAGTACCCTCGAAACTTGATTCTTCCTTAATCTTTCATTTAGAAATACCCGATTGTTTTGAGGTTGGTGATGTTCAAACGTTGCAAACGCACCCGAAGCGATTTCATACGACAACCTGGTTTGTTTCCGAAGATGTTAGTCTCTACGAGATTGATACGCTAGGCCAGCATCTAGGTAGCATACTTGAAAATAACCCTAAGGATATCGTGCTACATGTTCTAGCTGATCCTGAGTTTTTCGTAGCTGAAAAGACTATGGATTCAGGAACTGCATCGGGTCGGGAAGAAACAACAGATAACGGGAGTGACGAAATGTTACAAGAAGGCGATCAAAATACTAATAAACATAACGATCTGCATGGTGCCATAGACACCACATATGAGCGGATACTGATGACTTTAATTTCAAATATAAACCTCAAACCTAACATGGGTCCGCCCACACGCATCCGTCAGGATTTGTCTGATGTTTATTTCCTATTGACCAACTATCCTGGGGCAATAACTAACTTAATTAAAGAGTCTGGGGGTATGGACGTATATACCTTGCCTGTGTTTAAGTATAACTTAAATAGACTAAAACAAATTGGCGATACATTGATCAATAGTAAACACCTATCTCCCAATATCGTCAAATCTATTGCAAGCGATAGGGATATGTTCAATTATGCTAAGCAGTTAGAGGTTATTTACTCTAGCATAGATAGAAAGCAAGCGGCTAAACCGCTAACACCTACCGAGCAGTTTGGTTTAGTGGGAGTTAATGTGGTTGATTGGACGGGCGTTGATCGTGATCAAAATGAAGAGACTGAGCGCTATCACTTAGTCACATCCAGTTTTGATCATGACGGTATGTTGCTGGATATGCACTACTACGTAGAAGTCACGCCAGAGGAAGCTAAATTACTTGACCGTAACTATTGGTTGACTCGCGATGAGGCTATACGTCGTTTGAGTAAGTTCCACGAGCAGTTGAGATCACTGAATGGTGGCGACACACCCACACATCGCTTCCGGGGTCCTAACTTCATTCACTACAGTGAAAATAAAACAGCCGATCTTGTTTTAACAGATCATGATGCTACTAAACTCACTTTAAGTGAAGCAGTTGGTTCTAAGTCTAAACTACTCATTGATATCTACGAAGAACACTTCGGGATGGATATGATAGTGGCGACAACGAATGATGAAACGTATTATTGTAAAACCATCAATATCGTTAATAGTGATTCTGTTAACATCATTGGGTTTGACGATATACTGTCAGTTATCCCTGACAACGTAGATTGTTCTTTCGGTAAGCGCACGCTGTATGGTTTCGAAAGCGAGCCGGTAGAACTTACACCAAAACAATTCTACCGTAAGATGATAGAACTCAATAAGTAGGAGTATGGTTATGAACCATATGAAATTCACAAGAGGGAATAAGAAGGGAGGCAATGCCTCCCTCTTTTATTTTTTGTTTTAATCGCGACGGAAGCGCTCGTAAGCCTCTTCCATCTTTTCATCATAACGGTTTTCTTCATAAGCTGGACCGTTGTAAGCATATGCAAACGATGCCCAGTCTAACTCACGTAACGCATCAAGTAAACGATTGTCTGCCTCGATGAACCTAACAAAAGATTCTAGCTGCTTATGCTCACCTTCACACACTGAATCGTAGTAGTGTTGTGGGCTTTCATAACCTAATCGTTTCCAATGGAATCCCATGATTTGGAAACGACCATAAGAAGCCGATTCGATCGCCGCAGCGGGATTGAGAGACATTGCTTTGTCTAAGCGATGGTTTTCCTCAACTCCACCCGAATAACCGCCCCTGTCGGCGTTGACGATGTCTGAGGCATATTTCTGACCAAGTTCTGCTGCTAACGTAAGATCATAATGCATGAGACGCTTAAGCATCCAGTGACGCTCAAATAACACTTTGATTGTTCCGTCGCTATGGAAACCACCGCCAGACGATTCAACCTCACTGACTGCTCTGAGTGCCTCTACCTCGACGTCGAGGTATGCGGCTGCATCTTCGATATCTTTTTCACGCAATGCCCAGTCTGGTTGTTTCTGATCATCCAGTTGCATTTCAATGAGAGTACGCTCACCAACAAGACCATCAACGACCAAACCTTCAGAACGTTGAAAAGCTTTTACAGCCCGTTCCGTACCAGGACCAAAGTCCCCATCAATAATGCCTTGATAGAAACCTCGTTCCTTCAACACTTCCTGTAGTTGTTCTACATCAGGTCCCGAAGAACCTAAACGCAATAAGTCCATTGTAACCCCCTTAATGTCGTATATCCGGGTTATTAGACAACAGCGCCAGCCACAACCGGACTGGTGTGATCAAACCAGGATCGAACCGCAATGCCATGTTCCCTGCCCTCAACGCACCAGAGATGAACTCCGCTGGTGTAGCATGGTTACGATTATAGTTTTCAGTTGTAGGTAAACGAAACAGGTGTAACCACCCATAGCGTAGGTGTGTTCTATCTCTTATGTAATCGACGCAACGTCGCTGATCTGGGACATCAACATTGATCTCTACATGTTTACCTAATAATTCATAAAAGATGTTCCGATGATGGATACGGACACCTTCATATTTACTTATTTCGCAGACAAACCCGTCCTTGAAATCTATTGCTACACGGTCCCATGGAGAAACCTGCATGATCCGACTAATGATCGATCCAGACCCCCCGCCACGAGAGAAAATGATGCTGGTAGACATACCGCATATTCCTTAGTCGCACGACGACCGTTTATTTCTTTCAAACGAAAGAAAAAAAGAACACATACTACCTCCTACTTAGTAGGTTCACTAAGAACCATACCATGAGTAAGAGATAGCATGTGTAGTCTTTCATTAATACTCAGTCACCCTTGAGGTGGTCCACTCAGTTGTCCAAGTGGTCGTATAAGGAACAGCTATTTCAGTCAAACGTGAGGTTTGAAATGACGTCACTGTCGTTATATAACCAGATGTAACATGTGAAGTAGTCCAACTTGTGGTAACCTGTCGACTCACTGTGGTAGAACGAGACGTACCACGACTTGTATTTCGTGATGCCGTCCATGTGGTAGTATAATTGGTAGTCCTACTCACTGACGTCGAACGAGTCTTTGTTGTCGATTTAGTCGTACTCCGACTTACGCTCCAGCTGGTGGTCCACGATGTCGTCCAACTTGACGTATATGACGTCGAACGAGACTCAGTACTATACAAAGTAACCCAATCTCGAGTGTTGAAGTTAGTCGTATGACTACCCGTTATGGTATTATAACTAGTAGTCCATGAAGTGGTTGGCATAGTGACTCCTACTATTTCTTAACTACGACTCCGCCACCGGGTATGTTGTGAACCAACAACCCACCAGCAAAGTAAGTATCGTATTCTTCAACATCAATACTGACAGTATCGAATTCACCAGTAACATACACCATGGTTTCGATGAGTACTTCTTCGAGTTCTTCGTTAAGCATGATATCGCCAACTTCAAGATCTCGAACATCAAACCATGACCAACCATTGCCTTTATTGGCAAGTACTTCGTGTTGTTTAGTAATGGTCAACGTGTCATTAATTAAATAACCCGCACGGAACCAATCCCTTTCAACACTTCTAACAGTAACATCGACGTATGTAGGTTTCGATAGGCTTTGTGTTGTCCAATCTCTCCAACCATCGATACTCTCATCGATCATACCTTCAATGTTAACACCACGTAGAACGTCACCGACTTTAACATCTCCAGCTAAGATGGTTTCGCCAGATGCCAACCAAAGTTTGGTATCGAGCGATATACAACCACCACCACCACCACCGCCGGAATAAGTATTCCTGCTGGTCGTTTTAGAGGTAGAACGAACGGTGTCGGTTGTACGATATGAATAAGTATACTGCATGTAAGAGGATACATATTGAGTATTGCGTGATCCTTGCTTACTCGTCGTTCGACTGGTCGATTTACTCGTTGACCAACTCGTGGTATAGCTTGTAGATGCGCTATAATTGGTATTAACACTAAAGAACGTCGTTTTACTGGTCGTACGACTTGCCGTCCATGAAGTGGTAAAGCTTGTCGTCCAATTAGTATTCCAAACGCTATCTTTAAACGTTTGTCTACTGGTGGTGTAACTTGTGTTACGCTCCATATAGACTTGCGTGTTACGACTGGTATTGAATCGAGTTGTATATGAACTCATGCGCTCAGTCGTACGAGAGGTCTGTTTAGATGTTGTCCATTGAGTCACACGACGACGCATAACTTGCAGCTGATAACGATCTGACCAACTACTCCATCCTGCACCAGAACTTTGGTAGCGAACTTGAAGTTGTAATCCCACATCACTACCTGGTCGGAACCCATTGTTATATGGATTGTGTTTCGTTAGGTCTGATGTAGATTGAACATCGTAAACTACCGTACCAGATGCATCGCGGATACGCCACTGAGTCCTGATGTGGTCTTCATCGCCATCATACAGACTACCCACCATAGTAAACTCACGAGTGATGCGACCGTCAGCTTCGCGACCACTAGCCGTTACCGCCGGTTTAGCAATGCGCATGGTATCGATAATGTAAGTCTCAGACCAAGGACTGTCGGTTACGCGATAACCTGCATGTTTAACGCGAGCATATAGTCGCGTATCGCTTGGCATACCCTTAACGGCTTTACTCGTTAATTCAGTCTTAGACAATTGATCAATCAACCGGTTAGAGAAGTTAGCGTCAGTAGCTACTTGCCAAACCGAATGACGATGACTGTCGAACGAATCATACGGTCTAACACCAAACGGCGTTGTCTTTATATCGAAATCGATAGGAACTCGAGGCATATTACCGGTAACCGCAGGCCACGTAATGGTTGGCTGTTCAACACCACTAAACACAATGTGTAACGTGACCGTTCTAGCTTTACCATCTTTATATACCGTAAAGGGTTGATTACCTAAAGGTGAGTTCTTAACAATCTGACCTGTGAAACGTTCACCGACAACACTAATGTCACCTACAGGAGTTTCTACAGCATAAGAACTCCCCACGTGGTAGTTGGTTATCATCAAGTCGATGTCTTCAGCTTGATAATAACGATTCTCACCATCAAGGTTTATACCACCCATCTCACCCGCAGCTTCAAAGGCAGCATCCATCTCGGCTAACGAGACATTATCAACATTACCTAATCCCAACTGTTGTTTGGTGACTTTATGTGGGTTGTTGAAGTTACCAGTGTGTGATGATAGCGCATCACCGACAAGGTTATCGATACTCACCTTTAACGTATATGGCGTTAAGTAGTGTGAATCACTCAGACCCTGACTTGCTATCGATTCGCTAGCTAATCCATAGTTAACTACTTGACCTAGATTAACTTGCGCTTTAGTAACCTCATGTGGATTTTCTTTATCGGCGATATGCTGATCAACCAACACACCACCTTGCTCAGATATGGCAAAGCGCATACCCAACGGATGAATATACGTAAAGTCGTTCTCACCCGTAATAGTTAATGCATTAGATGCCATCGGATAATTGTTTAGTTGACCTAAACCCACTTGAGCTTTAGTGACTTGGTGTGGATTGGTATAATCTTCCAAGTGTTGAGTATAATCAGGAACCCACTGCTCTCCAATCAACCAATGCATTCTGGCCGGAGTTACAAACTTATTTGTGACACCCGACTCATCTGCCATGTCGGAGTTAGTCGCTTCAGCAAAGTTATCAACTTCACTCAAACCAACTTGTATCTTAGTGACATCGTGAGGGTCATTATTATCATTAGCGTGATTGGCTAAGTTTTCCAATACCTGATCGAAGTAATCGTTCAACAAATCCAAACGGTGTTGGAGCATGGCGAATATTTCATCGTGACTCGCTCCATCACCCACAACAAGTGCGGTATGGATCTTCTTCATCAGGTTGACGAGGAATTCCCAACCATAGATATCCACAATATCAGTCAAGTGACTTTCAGGTGGTAAGAATTCTGGACGACCTAATATACGACCCCATTGAACTTCACGCTCGTTGAGTTGTAGATCTTCCATTGCGTCGATGATGGCCGGTGCAATAGAAGAGTAATCGCCACCGACACTTTGATATGTCAAACGGATGTTGTTTGATACAGACTCATCGGTGATAACGATCCCGGCATAAACGGCTTTATTACTCCGCTCAGTTGGCTCAGTAAAATAAAGAGCTGGCCGATATTGATCTTTATTTAACGGCTGATTATTATCGATATCGTAGATGTTAACAGAGTCAAGATAGAAAGCCCCACCATGGGGCGCAAGGAATCGCTCCTTGTCCCCTAATAATGTTCTTTGCTCATCACTCACTAAATTAAGTGGTGATTGACCCGTTAGATCTAAGGGATATCTTTGAACACTTACGTCCATACATCGACCCTTATTTCATTAACTGTTACTTAAACGGTGTCTTCAACCAGTCCTTCAATGTGTATTCACTGACCGATAGACGTTGGTTGATATGCATGCGATACGGTTCTCGCAAAGCCAACACCGCTTCCTTATAGCGCTTGATACGCTCGATGATTTCTTCGTCTTCCATGGTAGGATGTAAGAAACCTGAACACTCATGCATCATTATATTTGTGATGCGTTGGGCGTCATTATCATCGTGTTCGATAACAGAACAATGGCTATGATAAGTCAGTAACCAATCGGTATCTAACCGCGTTAAATCCACGAACTTCTTACCTTTGAGTCTGGCTAAGAAACTGAACTCAGACGATTGTAAGGTAGCGATCTCTTCAGCATTATTAAACATACCGTGACCACTGAACTTCCTATCAATCTCAATGATACGATCATAGCCGCAAAAGTTAGCGATATCACGAATAGAATCCCGATTTGTAACGGGGTGTGGTTTAATCACCCATTCAGGATCTTTAAGAAGCTCAATCAGCTTACTCTGGTCAATAGCTTGAAATAGGTTGCTACCTGGTAACATGATGACCTTCTTGAACTTAGGTGCTTGCTCACCAGGTGCCATCTCATATTTGTCATCAACGAATGAATGTGGAAACTCAAGCTCCGCATCCTCATCTTTTATTTTTTGTGCTAACTGCCAATTGATCTCTGCTGATGCAGTACCAATTTGAATACCACCTAAGACATCATAATAGTTTAATGTTTTAAAGAAAGGTGGTTCAATCGTGATGCAGTCTGTACCCAATGGGAAATCCAAATGTTGGTCGATGAGATCTTCGATTCGATGTAACGAAGAAAGTTTCTTATTACGTTTGTTCTCAGGACCAATGCGATCTTTGTTATCGCCATCTTTGTGGAGATGAAGGCGCGTCGGTGCCTCCATGAATATACCCTTAGAGTCTGGCATTTTTTATTTCCTATTACGTTATGGTTATAGACATAATAAGAGTCTTACATGTCAAAAAATAAAGAGGGGACTTATGCCCCCTCGATATAACTACACGATCTCGACTTCAAGAACGCTTGGTTCTCCATTTCGATAAACCGTCATTTTACTTGGACCTGTCGCCCAATCCGATTTAACTACGCCTGGAACGATGTCATCGCCAATAGGGAACTGTAGCACATCCCACGTAGACAATGCTTGACTCAAACAACCGAATCCAATCTGTTGTGCTCCACGGAACACATGTAGATCAGGATCGTCATTTAAGTCGATAGTGAACGTTGCATCAGGTATGTAGTCTGATGTGTTTGTCTGTGTGGTTTCTACAGTAATGGTATCACCCACACGCGTCGCTTTAATGCGGACACCGTTAGGTACATCATCCCAACCGTTATTAGGATCATTAGACGAAGTAGGTTTAGAACCTACAGAACCATCCGGCCATTTCAAGATACCTTGATAGCGATGTAGTTCTTTCGAATCGACACCGATGGCAAAGTTTTTATGGATTCTGAACTGACCACTGGTATTGAAACGACGAACAGCCTCAAGCGTATGGACTTGACCACTTGCATCACGAGCATAAGCCAAGACGATACCGATATAGTCATCGTCGCCATTAGCCGAGCTAACTCTCGCTTCAAATACGTAGTTCTGGTAAGATTCAGGTGAGATAAACCCGATATAAGTTGTGGAGTTAATTGTACACTCAACTGAGTTGGTATCAGTATTGTACTGCCACGCATTCATCTCAGATTCATCGAATGTCGTCGTTAGCGTATCGCCTTTACGACTGAAACGAGTCCAAGAGTTCAGTATCTCTTGCCATGAAGCGCCCTTACCGCCTAGGTTCATCGTTAAAAATGGTGCATCAACTGAATAGTCACTGTAACTATCGTAGTTGGTGATCTGCCATTCATAAGGTTTACCACGCGATACCGTAAGTGGACCATCTAACGTAGTTAAGTAGTTAGATCCCGACAATGCGAATCGCTTATCGAGTTGAGCGATCGACATGTTAGGTACCTTACCTAAACCTACTTGTGCCTTAGTGACCTTATGTGGATTATCCTTACGTGCTACGTGATTCGCTATCTCATCGCCTGCGGCTTGATCTATAGCCTCTTTAGCTGTTCTGGGAGATAGATATAAGTCGTTACGAGAACCGTCCTTAGCTTGCTGTATAGAAGCCATAGCGAAGTTCTTGAGTAACCCCAATCCCACCTGATGCTTAGTGACATTATGTGGGTTAGTGAAATCCTCCAAATGCGCTTGAAGTATTGCACCACCTTGATCGGCGATAGCTCTGCGAGCTAAGTCAGGCGTCACATAACGATCGTCTCTCGTGCCCTCTATAGCTTCTTCAATCGTCGCCACAAGAAGGTTAAGTACTTTTCCTAATCCGACCTGAGCTTTAGTCACCTGATGAGGATTGTTACGATCGTTTAAATGTTTATCAAGATCTCTCAAGATAAACTCATTAAGGATATCCATCACCTTACTAGGCGTTAGACGAGTATTGTTATTGAACTCATCATACGCTTCGTCTGTGGTCGATTTAGCGTAGTTAGCAACGTTGCCTAAACCCACTTGGGATTTAGTTACATTGTGGGGATTATCACGACGTGCTTTATGTTCACGAATACGCATGAGTACGCTATCGGCATATGCATCCATCGATCCATATTCACGTTCAATAAACGCTTCAATCTCAATGTGGGACGTTACATCCTTACGCAACACAAGGTCTGTCATGTCGTTCAGTACTTGTACGACATACTCCCAACCGTATATATCACCGATATCATGCAAATGCTGTACAGGTGGAAATACAGATGGTCTACCAAAAACGTCACCCCAGAGTACCTCACGTTCATCTAAGTTGATGTTATTAATCAAGTTAGCGATGACGGGTTCTATGTTACAATAAACACCACCCAACACTTGGTAGTCAACGATTACTCGATCGCCTATCTCAGGATCGGTAATGACGACACCACAACAAATTTCACTATCGGCCAACTTACTGGCTTCAGGATAATGAAGTACTGGAATGTATTGCGACTTGATATTAAGTTCACGACCCGTATCGGCATCTCTTACAATGAGCGTGTCTGTGAAGAAAGCGCCGTGTCGAGTAACAACACTTCGATTGATACCGGGCTTTAGCGTGTGAGGTTCCCCCACTACACGGTTGACAGGCGATTCACCCGTCTTATCTAATCGGTACTTACGTACGATCTCTTTCATGATAATCTACTCCTGCATCATCGCTTCTCGATGGTTATCGAGTAGTCTTCCCTTAACACCCACTTCAACTTTACCGTCGGGAGACCCTTTCTTCGCGATCTTCTTATAATACATCCATCCCATGGCACGCACAGCATAATACATTGAGGTGGCGGCCCAACCGGGTACACCTTCTTCCAACATACCGCGTTTGAATAAATCATCTGCTTCTTTACGCGTTACACGTCTTGAAGCATATAGGTAGTCGTGCAATAGAGCCGCCCATACAGAACGCCCCTTAATAGCAGCGTAGATATATGGAACCTTTGGAACGCTGTCTAAGTCTGTAGTGAAGCCAGTCGGTACGGTGTGACCATATTTGTTCCAATCTTCAACAACGACCCACCAACCTCGTTTTGGTAATGGTGCAAGTGTCGGGACATTAATGTTATCGATGAACGACTTAACGTCCTTTATTTGCATTTGATCTTTCATGAGTCACCCAAAAATATTTAAATCAGTCATAAAGATATCACCACCGCCGAGACCATCGGACAGTGGTGATATATCATCAATATTGGGGATCAGTATTCCTCATACCCTCTATAATGGCCTTATGATTCTCAAATGTAGAGACAACGTCAGCAGTAGCGGCCGTTCTAATCTCCGCCTTTGCTACTAATCGGGCAGCGCGTAGTTGACGCACAAACTCCTTTAGTCGACCCATCTCCACTTTGATATCATTAACGGCCCAACTAACCGTCTCACCTTTAACATCGGCCCAAACTTGTATTTCAAGTGGTACGCTACCCTCGGTGGTAGGTGATCCTGCTTCTTCCCATTCTCGAATGGCTTCTTCTACCTGACGATATTCAATATCGATAGAGCGGAAACCGACTTCCATGTGACTGACACGAACCTCATCTGAGATCCTATCGATCTCAGATAAATAGTACTCTCGCATGGTAAGCCACACACCATCGGTTTTCTCTTTAACGAAGTCTATCTCAGTCTGATCTAGCTCCGTCATATCGTCGCCCAACACTTCCACTGAAGAGTAAGCCATGTCCCCGTATACGAGTTTTACCGAACCACGATAATCCTCAGGGCCTGTCATTGTATATTTAACAAACATTGATAATCACCTATGTAGTCGGTAAAGCTTCAAGGTAGTGGACTGTTGCAAATCCATCCAAACCAGACATGTCGGTTTGACACCCGATATACACTTCCGGTCCTGTTAACGTTATTTGAATACCGTTGTCGGTCCTGAAGAAATCGCTAGATGTGGAATGTGGTAAAGGTAACACCGTCGAAGTCGTTCGCGAACGAGCAAAACAGTTGGACGTATCTAAGTAGGCCGTCGTAGGGTCCCAGACATCAGTCACAGCAGTCGGTACCGGCACAACCTTCGTTGTTGAATTAGGCAATGCACCTAAAGGTATTCTAACGGCCATAACTCTGCGATTCCCTACATACATGTTTGTCTTATAGGGGACAGATTGAGTACTGGGAACAATTATACGGGCTTCTTCAGCAATGCGATCGATAAGACCCGATACAAAGCCTCCAAAAGCCTGAGCAGCTTCTGCTGCTTTATTTGAAATATCTCCCATTACTTTGCCCTCAAAGAGTTAGTGAGGGGCGACTAAGCGCCCCTCTAAGACAAATCACCCACCAATTAGGTAGTGGTGTAAGGCGCATTCAGGTCTGCGATAGCATCAGTAAATGCTTGAGTCAGAGTACTGATTGAGCTTGCCACTTCGTTTGTGTCTGCTTTGGTGTCAATGCGACCATTCAGGGTATTCTCTGTATCGGTCAATGCACCGTCAAGACCTGCTGGTGTAACAAACAGATCAGTCGCTGTACGAGACTGAGTTTGAGCTACTGTCGCTGTCGCGAAGTTGTCGACGTTAGCCAAACCGATGTCTGCTTTAGTTAATGCAGCAATCGTGTCGTTCAGGTTTTGGATCTGAGTGTTAACCGTGGTCTGATCAGCTTTTAAGTTGATAGCCGCAGTTAGGTCAGTTTCCAATTGATCAACAGTGGTTTTCGCCGCTTTGGTCGCAACCGCGTCGTTCAATACACCTAAACTGTCTTGGTTTGCAGAAATTGCAGTAGCAACTTCGTTGATGGTATCCAACGTTTCAGGAGCGATACCTGCTTGCGATTCCCAGAACGCGTTGATAGCCTGCATTACACGACGTGGCGTCATGTATACTTCGTTCGTTGCGATAGCCGCGTCCAACTCTTCTGCTTGAGTTAAGTCAGCGATACCGTAGTTCTGGACGTTACCCAAACCAACCTGTGCGGCGGTTACGTTATGTGGGTTGTCCGTACGAGCAATGAATGCATCCAGTTGGTTCTTGACTTCAAGAGTTGTCAAACCAGTGGTACCGGCGATCAATAGTACAACGTCATTCAACGATTGACCTTCAAGCGCCAGCGAGTTTTGTGCCAAGTCAGCAGTTTCTGCATTCTTAGCGTCTTTAGCGATCTCTTTGATCTTAGCACCGAAGGCCAGGATCTGATCACGAAGATTAGCGGTGTTGGTAGTAATAGCTGTCATGCTGGTTACCCTTTTAAGTTAATAATGGAAAATGCATATCGATCGATGTTTGACATTATATCAACCATACGATGGGTATTTACTGCTCTAGTAATACATCAAAGTCATTTAAGACTTCTGACATTAAAGAGCGGTTACTTACATATGCCTTTTCAACGACACGTTTGGTTGGTAGGTCATCTTTACCAACCTTGTTAGGGTCATTAATAATGGCAATGTTGTAAATTAATACAGGTTGTTGAAATGTGTAGATAAAGTTATTATCGTGTCTTATCTTTTCAACATGCCGAACATTATTCAGTTCAGCAACTCTACCATCCGAGATGGTGACTTCCTCTTTTGCAAGGCTAGCACCGTTTAACCGTCTGAGTGATTCTCTTAAATCTTTAAACGGTTTACCTTTGGCAACAACTTCTAAGAAATGGCGACGTATTAACATCGTAACATTCTCGATAGTAGTACCGATGGTTCCGGTGTTGAACGTGAAGGTCTGCTCACCTAGATGTTTCGATTTAAACACTTCACCCGAATCCATATCCACTGAAATGTCTGGTTGCTTACAGTCGTACCAATGTAAAATCCGATATGAAACAACCCGATGTTTAGCAGGATATGGAGCAGAGTAAATATCTATATCGATAGGTTGACAAAACACACCCCGACATACGCCTTCATTAGTCTCCAACCGTTCGGTATAAAAAAGCCCAGTACTTTTTGTAATGGTCATCTCTACCTCATAAATAAAAGAGGGGACCAACGCCCCCTCTTGTTAACGTTTAGAGAAGTATGTCTCACCTTTCGGCCCGACAAACATCCAACCTAAGTTAGATACCACCGCTCGCTTATAACCGATTACATCGGTATCAAAGTCATACGCAAACCAAGTTTCACCTTTGTTGGTGCTGCGGAATATCTGATCGCCGTCTGAGACAACGAGGAATAGGCTATCGATTTCATCTGAACGACCTAAAGTAGGATTGAACTCAATGTCCAAAATACTCCAAGTATCAAATGCGAAATCATAGTTAGCCGTTTCACCGTTAGCATCTTTGAAAAAGACGTTATTGATATCCATGATATCAACAAACGTCATATCGCTTGAGATGCCATTGCTACGACCAGAAATGATCTCATCAATACCCTGGCCAGGCTGGAATATAAACGGACCATTGTTGGTTGCTAAGAAAACCATGCCTTTATCAAATCGAGAGTAATCTCGAATCTCACTGATTTCGGCATTAGTTTCTTCAGTCCAAGTCACACCCGCATCACCACTGTGGAAAATTGAATCGTTCGTGATGATAACGAAGTTGTTACTTGAGAACTGACCTGCGCCATTAATGGTAAGTTTACTAGACAACCCAGTAGGCGTAACATCGTTCCAGTTAGTTCCACCGTTCGATGTACGGAATACTTGTTTGTTAACCGTAACCACAACCCAAGCATCACCCGTAACGCCTAAGGCTAAGATATCGTCGGTTGTAGGACTATTTAACGAGCTCCAGCTAGAGCCATTAAATCGAGCAATGCGTCCGCCAACACCCGCAACGATAAATGTACCGTCAGGAGCCGCCTGAAGGGCGTCTATGGATAGATTATAGCTCTCACCTTGGTCTGGATCACCAATAAAGATACCGTAAGAATATTTCTGTTGGATATCGATTAGGTGTTTACCATCGAGACGCCAGTTAAGATCTTCAAATGACGTAGTCACGCTCTCAGAGAAGTTCCGCTCATCTTCTTTGATGGTTTCAATCTCAGGCATGACGATTTGATCAATCTGGACTTTTGTCAAGTAAGGTGTGCTATACATATTCTCAACGTTCTGCTTGGCCTGTTCAGCAGTTGCTACCGACCAGTTGGCAACGTTGCCCAACCCGACTTGAGACTTAGTCACTTGGTGTGGGTTATCAGTCCGCGCTACGTGTTCCTGTATAGGAGGTAATGCAATCTGATCAACCGTTGCACGTACACCAGCTGGCGTTGCGTACATCTCTTCACTTTCACCCGTCACAGTCGCTGCAACACTCGCTACGCTATAGTTAGCAACCTGACCAAGACCAACGTCTGCTTTTGTCGTACCACGAGCACGCAATAAAGCATAGTTACCATCTTGTTGTGCATATCGAGCATCGTAGTCACCCCTTGAGTAGTTTTCTACTTTACTCAAGCCAATCTGATCTTTAGTCACATTGTGTGGGTTGTTCTGATTCTCTTTATGGTTATCAATCGCAGCAATAGCAACGTAGTTGATCGCCTCAGCAGTTGCTTCTGGTGTCATAAACTTGTTGTTGGCAACACCATCACGAGCGTCTTGAGCTGTCGCTGTATTATAGTTATCGACATTTCCTAACCCAACTTGTCCTTTCGTTACGTTGTGAGGATTGTCCGTGTTGGAATAGTGAGACAAAGCTAATTGTTTAACTTCAGTATCGATGGCAGCGAATACGCCCGCAGGGGTAGCAAACAAGGATTGGGATGTACCCTCTCTATGTTCTGTGATAGTTGCTGCTTTATAGTTAGGTACATTACCTAACCCAACCTGACCCTTGGTCACGTTGTGAGGGTTATTGGATGCACCCACGTGATCTACAACGTCAGCACCAATACGGTTTTCAACGGCCGCTGCTACACCTTTTGGTGTAACAAACAATGTTTCTGATGTACCGTCTAACGTTTCACCCACAGTTGCCGTTTCGAAGTTATCGACTTTTCCAAGCCCCACCTGACCTTTAGTAACGCCATGTGGGTTATCTTTGGCAGCAATGTGATCATCCACTTTGTTTCCAACTTGCACTTTAATTGCTTCAGCAACAACAAGTGGAGTAGTAAAGCGAACATTAGATTCACCAGCCTGACCCTCTTCAACGGAAGCGGTGGGATAGTTATCCACACTACCAAGTCCGACTTGGGTTTTTGTGACTTCGTGTGGATTATCGGTTTTAAGTGCGTGAGCAGCTGCTGCACCACCATCCAATTCACCATTAGCGATCGAATCTTTAATGGCTTGTAAGACATCAACTAAATCTGATGCACCTACTAAGTCTACCAGATCCCACTCGTGATCAATGACTGGGAATTTTTCCGGTAATTGTACAACCTGCTCCCAAGTTGTAATACGTGGGTTATTAACCACGTTTGAAAGTAGCTCTGCCGCCTTGGATTCATCAATAATCCATTTACCGCCGATCGTTTGGTATTCAAGCTCTAATGTACCCGATATATCATCGTTGTAGATAGAGATGGCACCATACACAGGTTTAGCAGTGGCTTTCGAGGCAGAGTTAAATTGATATGATAGAACATAGTCTTCCCCTTTGATAAGTTCCTTACCAGAGGGATAGTGGACAATCTTCAACCCATCTTCAAAGAACGGTCCAGAGAACGGAACAATGAAGTAGTAATCCAGATAATCTGGAGGGCTAACGATATGTCTTTCATTTTTGACCAAGTTCTCAGATTTCCGACCCGTTGGATCAAACGGATAGGTGTAAGATACCTCTGTCATGACATGATCCTTAATCGAAAAGACAATGAAATCTTATGAAAACATCATAAAGAACGCCATATCATAAGCTGTTAAAAAATACAGCAGTTGATCATACGGAGAAAAATCATGCAATATAGCATCGTTAGAACGTTAGGTAAGAACAAAGGATATGGTGGTCGATATACTGAGATTGATCTTACCGGATTGACCTTTAGAGACCTTTACCAAAATTACCTCGACGTCCATTTCGAAGTTAGTCACCCAACCTACACACAACCTAAGTATGTGAAGTTGGAAGATTTTCAAACCCGCATTAGTAATGCAGACATCACACCGAATGATTGGTTAGCATCAATCGACAATGAATCGCTCCCGACTGTAGAAGGTGAGCTTAAAATAGTTACTGACTTCGTTGGTCATCGCGATGCCTTTATGGCAGGTTACGATGTTGAACGAACCGTTATGGGTTATCATCCTGAAACTGAATTCCCCATGAAAGAACGTAAAGATCTATTGATGAAAAAAGACGGTGTGGATTATTCTAAGTTGCAGGATAACTGCATCGTTACCGTTAACGGGTTTGTTCAACAAACTTCGGCATCTGAACATGGACTCTATATTGTCGATGGAGCATATGGGCAGGATAATGCTAATGAAACTACGATCGGTATTACATCGTTTGAAACGCTAGGTGGTATTGAAATTATCAATGTGGATGAGAATAATATCTACCAGCCTAATGAAGATAACAAGCTTTACCAGTACACCTACGTCAATCTCGGCGTACCTACAGAGAACCGTGCTGTATTGATGGTAATGGGTGGCTATCTACATGTTCTCGATAACAGCTATAAATCGATCGGGGATGGGTTAGTTAGAATTGACTTTAACAACTACCCTCTTATCCAGCGCTATTATGAATCGATGGGCTATATCGATTTAAGTAGTCTCGAATATACCCCGTTTGATAATAACGAATCGCAACGCTCTGTTAAAGAGTTGTTAGAAAGTAATTCGTTTATTAAGCAGATGCTGAACTTAAAGCAAACCTTCTTCATCGTTGTTAATAACCCTAACGTTTTTGTTGAGCGGTATCAGCTTGAGAAAAGCGGATTGGTTGGTACATTCTACTCTGAAGAAAGACCGATGTTGCCGTTAGTTACTCAACGTGGTAAGCTAAAAGAATATTGGTCGTATGAAGACGATGGTAAGTGGGTTGTTAATTGCAATAGTAACCTTGTCCCTAACTACATCTTTGAACAAACACAATATCGTAAGTTAGACAACGTAACGAATCAGCTGACTCCTTATACACCATACACTCACGACCGTGGGTTCTTATTGGGCATCGGTTCAGATTCCATAAAGGAAAAATAAGAGGGAGGGCTGATGCCCTCCCCTTATGACGTTTTCTATTTGATCGCTTCTTGGAACTCTGAAGATCCAGCTGGAAATTCTTCAACGATAGTCCAGATGATTTTCTTAACGACACCTTCAAGATTCTCAATGAAGTGTAGATACATAGGCATCTTTTCTTCGTCCGTGAGTGACGCATTAATAGCATCTTCAAAATCACCCACTAATGACATGGCGTTGTTTGTGGAAGCCGACACGGATGTACCACCATGTTCTGGATCACCCGGATCGACAGCTACCGTGTTCCAAAACTCAGCAAAAGCTAAAGCAAGATCAGAAACATCAATAGCACTCGTTTTATCTAAAGCGCCAGCTAGGATACTTTCATCCCCACCTGAGTTCTTACCACCCAATACTTCACCATCTTTAGCGTAGTTATTGTACGCTTTAGCAAAACCCGTCGGGAAATCTCCCTTAGGCTTAATGTCAGCCGGTTTAGGAGATCCGTCGGGGTTTATTGCTGCCACATCACAAATCAGTGCTGTGAGCTCCTGAGAGCATTTCATGGGATTCAATGCCATGGTACCACCTACTGGTTTGTATTGACTTTACTGTAAGATGCACCGCCTTTCTTAATCGATGGAATATCGATCTTCTTAACGGCTTGAATGGCAGATGTCTTAATGCCTAAGTTACCGATGACTTGTGACTCATTGATCGCTTTCTCAAGATCCTTGTGTCCGTCACCGTGTGTGTCACCCAATACAGAAGGTTCAACAGCATCATCCTCACCAAACTGCATCGTGGGGGCTTTTGCTGTATAGGGACCATCGCAGTGGATGTAGGCTTCTTTCTTGACATAACCATCTAGCTTACCATCACAATGGAACTGGATAAGGTCTTTGGAATACGCGTAGATTGTTTTCTTATCTAAGGTAACCTCTGTCTTATCTCGGTTCTTTGCTGTGATGATACGTTCAGCTGAATCGAGGTGAATTGAATTATTGTCATTGTCAGCGACAAGGAACTTACCATTCTTAGTATCCAACTGAATTGTATATTCAAACGGCTCACCATCCGCTTGCGTTGTATGTAGAGTAATGTGTTTACCGTGAGTAGATACCTCAAGAGAATACATGTTGTCGCCGGGTTTAAGATCGGCGTATTCTTCTTTGGTAGCAGACCACGCATAAATCACCGTCTCTAGACGCCTCAGATCGTCGTCTAAGCCTGTAGGAGACCAATAATACTTATCAGTATCACCATACTGCCAGATAAGTAACCTTTCGCCTCTACGGACGTTAGGGGACGTTGTGCGGTTACTACCATGAACTGGTATCCATGTTGCTTTTAATGCACTACGTTGTTTTATCTTGACCGTGTATTCTTTTTCAGAGGCATCCTCAGCAGACACATCGGTCTCGGTGATGGAGTCAACAATATCTCCATCTCCCATCGGTAGTACTTCGATTGGCACTACACGTAATTCATGTGAATCTAATTTCTTGTTTTCGGCTGCAATACCAATGGAAAACAATTTCATCTTTGACATAAACATAGTAAATTACACCCGTGGTTAATACATACAGTGGGGCGTCACTGTATAGAAACATAATAAAGTGAGTCCGATATGCGAATACAGGAATTAGAATTAAAAGGATACAAGCGCTTAGGGTTAAGCGATATCCGTCATATCCGCATTGATTTAAATAGTGACTATCAAGTCATACTTGGTTCTAATGGTAGCGGTAAGAGTTCGTTGCTTAATGAACTATCGCCATTACCTGCTCAACCAAAACAATACAGTAAAGGTGGTTTTAAACGGATCGTCATCCACCACCACGGTAAAGAGTATGTTCTCATATCAAACTTCGATGGGAAGAACCATCACTCATTTAAAGTCGATAAAAACGAACTTAATGAGGGTGGGACCATAACCGTACAACGCGACTTAGTTAAAGAACACTTTAACATCACAGACGAGCTCTTTCAGTTAATCTGCGGTAAGCTAAAGTTCACGCAGATGACAGCGTCTAAACGTCGTGAGTTCTTCACGCGTATGTCTAATAATGACTTGACTTATGCTTTCGATATCTTCAAACGATTAGCATCAAAAACTCGCGATGAGCAAGGTGCTGTGAAACATTTAAAGAATCGCATTGCATCTGAGACCGACTTACTTCTATCGATGGAAGATGACGAGTTAGAAAAGAAAGTTGATAAGCTTCAAAAAGAACTAACGTTGTTAATGGAGCATCGTCGTGTGGATTTACCCAAAGCCGTTGAGGCTGAAAGAGTATTGAATGAGTCGTTAGATTCTATTAACTCAATATCTACTGAAATATTGGAAGCGCCATTTAGGCAACCTAGTGAAGAACACTTCGAGAACCTCGAGTCTTTAAGTGTGGCTTGTCAGAAATTATCAAGTGAGTTGTCGGCACAACAACAAATACTCAGTCACTACTCAGAAGAACATGAACGAATGACTCGTCTTGTCGGTGAGATGAGTGAGGTCGGTACGACATCTGTCGATGAGTTGAAGGAAAGACTTTCTAGTATCGAAAAAGAAATCGAACAACGTAAGTCTAAGATCAAAGAATTTGAGTTTAAAGGTGATGTGAGTAACCTCATCGCTAAAGCTCAGGAGATCAAATCTCAGCTTGTCGATACGTTAGGTGCCCTACCGGACAACTCAAACCTTAAATACTCTCGTGAGCGCGGACAGAACGCTCTAGACGCCATCGACAACCTTACTCGTGAACAAAGTCATGTTCTGTCTAAGATACGCCGTAATGAAGAGCACATCCAACACATCAAAGATGCTAAAAACATCGAATGTCCAGATTGTGGATATCGTTGGAAGCCAGGTGTGTCGGAGCATGAGCTAAGACAACTTGAAGAAGAAGTTGTTTCGCTTGCTAATCGTGAAGGTGAAATTAAGCAGAAGTTGAGTGAGCTTCGAGAATATCGAGAGTCTTACGATTCTTACGTCACCATGTTTAATAGACTTCGGGGTATTGCACACAGCTATCCTGAGGCTAGTAACTTATTCGATTGGTTACTCGATAAGGATCGTATCATACATCAGCCGTCACAACACATACCTAAGATCGACGTATGGATGGATGACTTGTATATACACAACGATCTATGGTCATTGCAGAACAACTCAAAGCTTTTACATAGTGCATTGCAAAAAGCGGAGATGTTGGGTGATGGTGAGGCTGGCCATATTGAGGGTAGCTTACGGTCTATTGAAAAGAATGTCGAGGAGACAAACGCTAATATAGCTAAAATCCGTGAGAAGAAAGATCGTTATGATCGTGCTTTGGTTCAAGCAAAACATCGGATGAAGTTATACGAGCGACTCAACAGTCTACACTCACACTTCATGGATCAGTTAGATATCGTTTACAACGCACAACGTAATGATGTCATATCGAACTTAATCGATGAACACCAAGGACTACTTGCTGTTAATAGACGGAAGTTGAATGAACGTCAATCGGTTTCTAACATCATTGATGATTTAACTAAGTCATTACAGACAGTGGAGCAAAGCTATCTTGATCACAAGCTTTTGTGTCGTGCGCTGTCGCCCACTGATGGCATCATCGCTAAGCAGTTGACTACGTTTATCAATGCAGTCGTCATGCAGATGAATGATATCTTGTCCCAGATCTATACCTACCGGATCGAGATACAACCTTGTGGTATCGAATCCAACGACTTGGACTTTAAGTTTCCGTTGATTGCCGAGTCAACAGGTGGTACAGATGCCAAGGATGTAAGTGAGGGTTCTGAAGGTCAACAAGAAGTAATCAACTTTGCGTTTCAATTGATTGCTATGTTGTATATGGACTTTGAAGACTATCCCTTATTCTTAGATGAGGTGGGTCGTGCTCAAGATGAGCAGCATATGACAAACATCATGAACTATGTTAAATTGTTGATTGATTCTAATCGACATAGTCAACTATTTATGATTAGTCACTTCGCGGCAGGTCATGGTGCATTTACTAACGCTAACTTCTTAGTGTTGAATCCAGCGAACATCTCAGTTCCGATCAACCATAATGAAAATGCGGAGATCAACGAACAATGTCAAGACACAAAAGAGGTAGCGTAAAAACCTACCGCCTGATGGCAGTAAAAGAGGATAGGGTCATCACGACCCTAAACCTCGATCTAAACGAAACGACTATCGATGGTTTAAATAAAGATCACTTCAGGCGCATCAACGTTAGAATGTTAGGTTGGGAGATATATCTACATCTAGGCGTGAGTGCGAGAGTGAAAGCATTCGATGGTGTAGTTGTGTGGGAAGGTAGAGAGAAGATTGTGGGTAAGTTTACGTGGGATGAGTACGTAGAATCCGGTAACCAAAAGTCGATTTAAAAAATTCATAGACCTATATTGTAGATGTGAGTTTGCATATAGAAACATCAAAGGGGATGTAATATGAATAATGTAATCGAATTGGTAGAAAACAGTAGCCCACTAAAAGCTGCATATAACTGGTTCATGTATGGTTGGAAAAGAAAAACCTACTACACAGCAATCAGTTTAGTTCAAGGTGAAACGGAAGAACTTGTTGAATTTTCTATCAAGTTGACGTTTAATCGTGAAATCAAGACTCCTTCCACTGCAAGTAATGCAGCTAAGGTTGTTGTCGATAAGTTAAAACTTAAAGGTAAGCTTGAGGGCTTTGAAGAAGATATGTTTGCTGTTCGCTTCTTTGACGCTGATCCATCTAATGGGAAATTAGTAAATGGGTTTGCCGTTAAATGTGGTGGCGTCATGTCTCAGATCTCTGAATTTACCACGCGTGTGAGTGAAGAGAAAATCAAAAGCTTAAAGCCACTGTCTTTATAATCGAATAATTTAAATTAAAAACTTCTAATTAAAAATACAAAAAGGAAAAACACTATGTCTAACGTAACTACTTTCTTCTCAAACAATCCAGATGCTCCAGCACAGATCGTCATTGCCGAGCCAATACCGAAAGATGAGCCCATCATTAATATCGATTTAAATGGCGTGGGTGTCATGTGTAAAGGTGGACAATGGTTCCAGTATGTTACTGGTGGTAAAATCGCTATCGATGGTCCTGGTGACCTGCGTGAAGATCCAGTTCTTCACGCATAAGCAAATAGTGGGGTGTTCTGCACCCCATAATTTTTTTGACTGTTTAGCACTTTAGTATGGACAAACACACACTTACTTGTAAGTGCTAAGGATTTTAAATGTTAAGACCATCTATGTTTAATGAATCGAATGAAACAAAAGACGATTTCGGTTCACAGGTCGAGAACATATTCGATCATTACTTCAGAGCAAACCAAGCCGCTATGTCAACTGAATCATCGCAAGAGGATGAGATTGAGAAGGTTTGGTTTATCAAGATCGATGACTTCTCGCAATTTGAAAAGTCGATTCTTACAGAGCATCACGTTCAATGGGAATATCGACTGAAAGATCCTGACGGTAAACCATTAGGTACAGAACGTTCTCGTGAAATCAATCATGGTGAGCGTTATGAGCTAACGATTAAGTCATATCGTAAGGATGGTGCAGGTTCGGTAGAGACGACGCTTGACTCCACCGCAGAAATGCACGAAGTTATCTCTAACCTCGCCGATAGAGCTTTACACAAGACGCGCTATCTTGTACCATCGGGTGTTATGGTTGAGGTAATGGATGAGAAGGGAGAACCAACAGAGAAAGAACTTATCTGGGAAGTGGACGCGTTCTTAATGGAAGACGGTTCATTCTATCCTTGGGTTAAGATCGATCTTGAAGTACCACATGAAAAGGTGGATTCTCCCGCACTACCTTTTAAGTATGTCGATGCTATCAATGTATCTTACGACGTAACTGTCACTGAAGAGCAACGCGCTATCGTAGATTCTATCTTCGATGCTGTTAAGCGTAGCAAATAAAAAATTAAAAACGAGGAGCTATCATGCAACAGACTCGCCTTACAACGGAAAACGTATCACCAAAGCTTTTGGATAAGCTGGCTGTAGAAGAAGCTGGTCTATTAGGGCCCTATACTCGTGCTGAGTATGAAAAGCTATTGACGGTTGATGGTGGTAGTTGGGAGTTTGTATTCGTACCCAGTAAACTGGATGAGAATTTTGGTCAGTTGAAGATCCGACCTAAGTCCACTCAATCAACGCGATTGTTAGATAAGGGTCGTGCATTGAAGTTGAAAGATCTCAATTTGGATAAAGACTATCCACTGGGAACCTTGATCAATTTCATTGGTGCTACTAAACGTGACCCCGTTGGTCGTATTAAGAAAGTTCAAGAGTTCTTACTCAATAACTGGGAAGCGTTTGAAGATGCATTTCCTGAGAAACCATCTGACGATGAGTTTCATCAGTGGATGATGCAATTTAAAGCTTATCGTTTTAAACCGTTTCAAGTGGATGGTGTTCGTAAGCTGATGCCCGCGACTGTTAAAGCTATGCGTAAGCCTAGCGCACAGAAAGCAACTACACCACGCCAACAACGTAACAAGCGACAGTTCAACAAGAAACAAGCGTAGTCCGTAAAGCGAAAATAAATACATGGGAGGCAAGCGCCTCCCATGTATGCTGTCTTTATTTTTTGTTAGATCAAGTTGTTATCGATCAATATCTTCTCTAACGTCTTAATCCTTTCATAAAGCTCTTGGTTCTTCTGACGTTCTTTGAGGTACTTAGCGTGATCGGTATCTTGATACGTTATGTTGTCAAGACGAGATGCTTCCAGCGCCTCATGTTCAGACTCTGTAATGTTTCCAGAATACGGTGCAAGATGTAGGTTAACATCCGGTACCTTACCCAACACTTCAGAACCTACCGTACCCAACCGCACTTTAACATCATCCAAGTCGATGCTCTCTGGCAGTAGAGCAAAATCAACCGACAATACCACACGATTGTAGCGAACACCCCCCAATGAAGGAAACGATAGGATATACGTATCTGGTATATAAATGACTTCTCTGTTTTGAGAAGGATCATCGATAACTAGAGTTACGATATTCGCCTTCGCTTCCTTATCTTGAGTAAACGTTTCGCGTGAGATGCCTTTAGGTTCGTAGTACTGACTATAGACATCTATGTTCTTCTGATAAAGATCGTCAAATGAACGGACAGCTTCACAAACATAGACCTTACCATCGGTAACGCTAAACGGTGTCTTAACTTGGTAAGTACCGCGTGCACCGACAGTGGGTGTCATTTTAACTGCCATATCAACTATCCTTCATTATGTCTCAATCGGAACGTCAAAGATCTCATTGTACGATTTCTGAGAAACCACAAGATATTGCACCTGATCGTGCATCATAGCCACATACATCACGTTATCCCGAATGACTCGAGTATAACCCAACGGCACGTCACTGAATGTATCCATAGTCTCAGCGATCTTAAGCATTTCTGAGAACTTCATCACCCACTCTTGCGTAATGGGGCTCATTCGACCAAACTCATTTGAAGAGGTTGGGATGACGATGTAGTCTGGGAACTGTGCTTTGAATGTGTAGATACCATCGCGGTTCTCAGTACCACCCACCACGATAAACCCGAGTGACTTATAGTTGGCTACCGATACCTGTGTGTATTGATCTACATGCACGTCTGGATATTGCGTTGCTGTAGCGCGCGCTTTCTCCAAGATAATGTTGTAGTCAATGATAGGACTGTTTAATCCAGCTGTAAGCGTTTCATTAGGAATACTGTATTCATCCCAAAGTGGAGTAATCAAAAACTCCGTAACCTTGAATAGGTCGGGAATGAATTTCTCCCACTCATCTTCAGGGTAGGCGCTATTTTCAAGAACCCACTCTACAGTAGCACGACGGATACGGTCAAGCGTATTACCAGCAGCACCATAAATGATAACAGTCCACGGTGTAGATAGCTCATACTCCATCTGCAATGGATTATGCCATGTATACATATCGACACGTGTATGGGTATCGGGATTCTGTTCACGGGTTTGCTCGATACGAAGCATCCGCTTAGAATCATCCATCTCATCTAAAAGCGCCTTAACTTCTTGAGGCGTCTTAAATAAGTCATCCACATTCTCAACAGGTGGAACAACCAATATCTCATACTCGTCGTATTGACGACGGAATGAATCGTCAGAGAACCAAATCTTGATGTAGTTATCGTCTTGATTTCTGACTTTAAATTGGATATACTCAGGTAAGAAATTACCTTGAGAATTTTCTAACATACGACCTGTAGTTAGATCAGATATCTGTTCAGAGAATTCATTGAGTACTTTCGTTACGAAGTCATCAGGTTCACCGATCAAGATACCATTGACTGAATTCTCATACATCCATTGACCAAGATGTAAAAGAACGTCAGAATGTGTAGAGGGTACGACAACATCAAGACCGTTCGTGTCGACGCTGTGGAAGCTAACAAAGTCGACATCGGGGTACTGTGAGTTATTGTAATATCCCAATTCACGCGAGTAGGTTTTAGCGTGGGTAGACAATTCACCGAGCGTTGCAATTTGCCCTGGGGCGTTATCTGCGAGCGCTTGGATTGTCATGAACCCTTTAAGCATGTACATGTGTTAACTCCTACAGTGTAATTCTATGATATTTCCTAACTTACAAAATCATTACAGAGACATAGTAAGTGGGTAAGAAACTTTTTACGCTCGTCATAACATGATTAACGTCGTGGGGCGATTAGATAAGATAGAAGGTATGTTTTTCGTAAAATTTGTTAAGCTATTTAACACACTACGGCCATTCTTCGCGGAGATATTCTTACCGGGTGAAACCGATAAGGATAAGATCGCCAAAAATAGAACACTGACTATCATCACATTGATTGTTGCGCTCAACTTGTTTTTATTCACTAATAAGATTGTTGTCTTCAACCCCCCTTGGGGGAGAGATGAAGAATCTACAAGTGATAAAAATGAAGTGGTCGCTGATAGTCCAAATAAAGTGTGGTTGGATTTCTTGGAAGATCAAATGAAAGATCACGTCAATGAAATCGCAGAGTTAGAGCAGCAACTTGAAAGTAGTGAAGCTGAACTCGACGCTGAGAGTGAGTTAAACAATCAACTCAGAAGAGAGATACAATCTCTCAAAGATAAAATCAGTCTACTCAAAAGTCAAATAGAAAAGGGAGCAAGCTCTCGAGACATCTACGAGAGACTGAAGGAGTTAGAGGAGAATAGAAATGTTGATTAGACGATGTATCCTATCGATCGCATTTGTACTCTCCTTGAACTCCTGTACCATTATCATGGATAGTAGCATAAATACGCCGACAGAACCCACTGCAAAAAAACCACTACCTGCATCTAAAGATCTCAACCGACAAATAACCACGTTGATAGAGAGGATTAGAGAACTTGAAGAGCAAAGACAGGATGTGGTGGAAGATACTACATCTACCCCGGTCTGTGGGAAATTTGAGTTACCTAGGATACCACCCTCACCACCTATGCCAGAAATAGCCAATAGTGCTAGCGATGATGAATTCAGCCAAGCGTTAGTGGAGTATGTGGTTAAACTCGGTGAGCATTCTGATAGGGTAATAGCTCGAATAAGAACAGCATACGATCGCTATTCTGAAGCATGTAATGTCAATAATTAAATTTGGACAGGTTGGACTCATCTATTGGGTCTAGCCTGCCCATTTATTATTTTGTTTGGAGGAAACTAAATGAGCAAAAAAGAAAAGGAAGTAGAAGAGGTGAAACCGCCTGAGAAACTCAGTCTGGTCATGTATACCGATGGTGGTTGTAAACCATCACGTGGACATGGCGGATATGGTTTCCATGGCTACCTTTATACTGATGAAAAGCCAAAACAGGGTGCTGGCGCTAAAGCCGTGCCAACTAAAGAAGGTTACGTTGTTGGTGCAAAAGACAATGCTGTCACCGTCCACAACTACATTGATTGTGCTTGCCCGTTTGAAGAGATAACGACCAATAACATCACTGAGATGGAAGGCGTTAAACAAGCGATGGAAACGGCCATGCAGCAGGACGTGGAAAAGCTACTAGTCTTAACCGATAGTAACTATGTTTTAAAGGGTCTTACTGAGTGGGTACCCGGTTGGATTAAACGCGATTGGCGTAAGCCTGATGGCGAAGAAGTTCAAAACAAGAACGAGTGGTTAAGTTTGTTATCTGTTAGAGACCGACTGGAAGCTAGTGGCATCAAACTTAAGATCGATAAGGTTCGTGGACATAGTGGTGATTTAGGTAACACCATGGCTGATATGTTAGCGAGTGCCGCCGTTATCATGGCTCGTAAAGGGTTAAGTGATAAGATCTTTAAGGTCTCTGAAGCTAAGGGCTACTGGAATAACAAGGTTGACTACAATCGCTTACTATCAAAAGCTAACTGGTACTTCCTTGCGGGTAATGCGGACAAGATGGAGACTCGCGATGGACGTTTCGTCTATCATTTAGGTTCACATGGTCCTAAAGATGACTTGCTCGGCAAACCAATGTCTGACGCAAGCTATTCTGTCGTATACTTGAAAACTCCAGACCCAGTACTTGCAAAAGTGCGTGAAGTGATTGATGCTAATGCTGTTATCGACAATCAAGTCGTAATCGGTCGTTTATCAAACATTACAACGCCTGAGAATTATTCTTCTATCGACCAATATGGTTCAGCACTTATCGAGTGTGAGAATGGTAAGTTAGATTCTAAGAACCATGCTGGGGCTACCATCACTACAGAACAACGACCAGCTCGATTGGCATTCCGCATGTTAGAAGCGATGAATACCATGGAAGCATTGTTAGATGACTACCTAACTGGTCGCACTGTGACAGTGACGGATATCACCGATGAAATCTTCGATAAAGAAGAGAAGAAGGGTAAGGTCAAGTGTAAGATCAAGAAAGACCTATCGGTTTCAACGCGTTATCTCGATGTAAAGGCCGACTATAACGTCGCAGGTAAGACGGATAGTATTGATGTGAGGTTACTTTTAGGTATGGATCTGCCAGACAGGAACACCTTGGCAGCTCTCGCCCCTGACCTCCCATCGGTTAAGGTGATTACTTGGAAGGAATCAGATAAGGCATTTAGATTTGCTACAGTCGTTGAATGTAACGAAGATGTAGGAATCTTCTCGTCTTTCTATTCGAACCTTAGGTTATTAATCGATTAATAATATCTCTTTTGAGGTAATTCAATGAAACCCCTAAAAAATGCTTTGAGGAAGACGGTGTGTCCGATACTTCATTTCATCGGGCAAATACCCATCGTTATCTTATCATTCATCGTACCTGCTAAAGGGCGGCGGTTGATGGTGAGTGCTTCTCTTTTTGCGCATTTTGATAGGCTTGATCCAGACACGTTGAATTCAGAAGGGATGAAGGAGTACGTTCATCATGTCAATCGACTATTGCAGTTAATTGAGCGTGAAGAGCGTGCTCTGATATTCCCAATGTATATTCATAACCGTATCTGGGGTAAGTTGGATATCGAAGATTTGAAGCGGTTAAGTAGAGAACCGTCTGGTAAGATGGTCGAAGCAGTACTAAAACAGCTTCCGTGGTATCTGAGGTATCATCCTAAGATCATGCGTGACGACATCAACACCATCATTGAGCGCCGTTTGCTTAAAGATGTGCTGGTTTATCGCAGTGCAACTTAGGAGACTATAATGAGAAATGTGTTCTAACCGTCATAAGTGGGAGGCATCAGCCTCCCACTTATTTATTTTGTCTTAGCTAACTACCTTAGCCGCTTCTTCAACAGAAGTCTTCAATTCTTTGTACATGAACGTATGTACCGACATGAATTCAACTTCAGTGGCAATCAAGTAGGTTAACTTGGTTAATGAGGAGATTGTAACGCCGGACATGTTATACGTCTCAGGGTCTTCTTCTAAACGCTCGATAATGACATCCAGATATTCGCTGATGGTGGTTACCATATCAACGGTATTGATAGGATCATTATTCTCGATGCGTTTCTCAAGAGCATCCATGCGCTTGTATAATTCATCCCAATCACCCTGACGCTTAACGACATCGCCGTATGGACGTTGTTGTGCTTGATCTTTAGAGAAGTCATCATGCATTTCAGATTTAGCATCTTCAATGTCGCGACGGGCAATCTCAGATATCAACGTTGACTCAATTTGAGACTTCATGTTATCTGGCTTATCGAGTAGTCCACCTAAGAACTTCTCGGTGGGTATCAATACCTCTGCCATCAGCGTATCGGCAAATTCTTGATTGCGTTCAAGCGTATCGAGATGTTTCAAGTAAGTTGTATTGAGACCAGCTGGAACAGGAACCTTCTTATTTCGAAGTTTCATGTAATCGTTAGCATCTTTTGCTTTGTAGAATAAACCACGGTCAACTGCACTCTCACGTTGGCGCAATGCATTTAGTTTATCTTCTACAAAGTTGGTCACATCTTTAAAGAAGTTAGGTAACTTCTGGCGGACGTTATCAATATCGGCGGTGAAGCTCATGGCTTCCTGCGAAAGTGTTAATGCTTCGTTGCCGATGTCTTCTAGTGATAGTTTTGCAGGCTGCATATGTAAGTAACTCCGATTTAAAAACGGTATAACGTATGTTTGTTCATAGAATTAAAGGGACTTAGCATAATCGCGTTAAAAAAGACTGCTCAGCGCTATCATCTGACAGTAACCATTTGTACAAAATAATTATTAGGAGAACCTCTAATGTCAGGTTTTAATTTAGCTCCGCAATTACGTCCACGTCCTTGCATTGGGTCTCTTTTAGACATTCCAGCTGGGCGCTATCATAAGGGCGCACATGGCGATATGATCCTGAATGGTGGATTCAGTAACTTCATTGGCGTTGGTGGTCGTGGTAACACTTTTAAGACGGCACTATCGTTGTCTCAATCAATCATCGTGCTTGATCGATACAGTCGCTCTAAGTTGACCGTTTACGATACTGAGATTACCTTCTCTTGGGATCGCATTGAAGATATCTCATCGCGTTGGGATTTAGATTACAATGAAGCTGTAGATAGTGGTCGCATCTCATTAACGTCTGCGGCAGAACACAGTGGTAACGAGTGGTGGTCTATCATTCGTGACATTTCTAAAGAGCGTGCTAAGAATGCTAAGAAAGAAAAGATCGACACGCCTTTTGTAAATAAAGATAATCAACCGATTAAAGCATTCCCACCTGATATTCATCTATTGGACTCGATGAGCCAATTAGAAACCGATGCTATCTCAGGTATTTACGATAAAAACCAAATCGATGATAGTGCAGCGAATACCGACGCGTTGCGTGGTGGCGCTATTAAAACACGCATGGTAATGCAGGTACCGCAGGTAACGTCGCAAGGTGGTTTGACACTCATCGCTACTGCACACGTTGGTGATGAATTCCAACTTGACCCATACGCACCTAAGGTCAAGAAGCTTCAGTTCATGAAAAATGGCGTTAAATTCAAGAACGTGCCTGAGAAATTTACTTTCTTAAGTTCTGTGTGCTGGTATGTCAGTAGTGCGACTCCGTTGATTAACCAATCGACTAAAGCCGCTGAGTATCCATTGTCTGGCTATAATGAACATAAAGGCGATACTGACTTACAAGAGTTGGTGTTAACTAACGTTCGTAACAAACACGGTCAGACAGGACAGACACTGAACCTCATCATCAGTCAGACTGAAGGTCTATTACCTAGCTTAAGTGAGTATCACTATCTTAAGTCTCGTAAAGATAAGTTTGGTTTAGTTGGACCTGAGGGCGTACATAAAAGCTGGCGCTTAGCCATCTATCCGGATGAGTTACTTAAACGTACTCAGTTACGTGATATGATCGATACCGATCCTAAGTTGCGTCGTGCGCTAGAAATCACGTCTGAGATGGCTCAGATGCAGGATTATTGGCCAGACATGCCTGAACACCAGCGTGTCGATCCTCAAGACTTATATGAGCGTCTTAAGGATATGGGCTATGATTGGGATCTACTGTTAGATACCCGTGGTTACTGGACGTTTGATCATTACACACATCCAGTAAATCCATTATCTACAATGGATCTCATTAACATGTATAATGGGGAATACATTCCCTTCTGGTATGATAAAAGTAAAATAGATACCAGTAAAGCAGTTTCTGGAGGCAGTAAAAATGAATCTTCCGAATCGTGACCTCGCGGCGGAACTCTATGAGCGCATCAAGGTGCGCTCTGTTGACCGAGCTGAGTTATGGAAACATATGTTCGTAGAAGCCCACCCCAATTGGGCATCAGGTCAATTACCTAGTGTGGAGCAACAGATCGTTGAAATGTCTAACTTCTGGCGTATCCAACTCGGTATGTTAAATGACGATACCATCAATCTTCGAAGTAAGATAGTCGATACCGTGTCTGCGGATATTTGGCTACAGAACTTCGAAAACTACTTGATGGATACCGTAGTCAGTCAACCGATTCCTAATGGGTCATGGCAGACGGCCATCGCATAATCGTTGCTGGTAGTCGAACGTTTACCGATTATAAATACTTTAGAGAAGTCATCATTGATGTACTTAAAAAGATCAACTACAACATCGATGTATTTATAACAGGTAGGGCATTAGATGGTCCTGACGATATGATTTATCATTTCTGTCGTTGGGACCATAAGTTTGACTATGTGGAAAAGAAAGCCAACTGGAAGAAGTATGGTAATGCGGCAGGTATGCTTCGCAATATAGAAATGGCGGAGATAGCTACTGGGTTAGTCGCTTTCTGGGATGGTAAAAGCAAAGGCACCAAACAAATGATCGATGAGGCTAACAAACGAGGTCTTGAGGTTTTAGTTGTTATGTTTGATGCTGACGAACAGCCAACGTTTGAATTATTTGAAGGGACATAGTTCCCTTTTATTTTTTGTGTGGCGACAAATAGACTGAGAGATTTGCACATTTTCAATCTGTACGCCGTGGAGTAATCCAATGAACAAAGCAAGAGAAGAAGCGACGAAGTTAGCCGTTAAGCTTCTTAGTAAGTTTGCAGGTAAGACTGCAAGCGTAAAAGAAACCGAAAAGATGTTGGGTAACCTAACCGATAAGCAGTTTGATGAATTCATGGTTGCTTTGCGGGATGGTGATGATTCACTACCATATATCCTACCTAACCTAACAAAGGAACGTTTGAGTGTCGATCGTAACTTAGAAATAGCCGATGAGTTAGGCCACGACTTCTTCGAACAGATATGGATCACCGACCCGAGTACTGGTGTAACGCACCTCACGCCTGATAAGTACCTCGTGGTGGACTTACCACTACGTCGTCTACAGCAGCATCTTGAGAAGAAGATACGAATACCTAAACACAATAAAGCTATCGATGAGATGACTGGACAACCCACCAGCGACTCGAAAGGTAGTAAGGTATCGTTTCCTGAACTTCAAGTGCTATATTCTCAAGGGTTGGAGTCGACCATTAAAGAACTCTTTAAGTTTCGTGGTGGTGATGAGCAAGCGTATAAGGCACTTAATGCTGATGCTCTCAGTACTGGCATTCCAAGTATGGATGCAGTAGATTCTCCAGAGTTTAGAACTAAAGCGGCGGAGACATTAAGTATCTTACTTAAAGCTGCCCATTTAAATAATAACTTATAAAAACGCAGGAAGGGGATTATGTTTAATTCAAACAGAGAAGGTGTAGACCTCATCATTTCTGAAGCTAAGGAAATATTCTTAGCTGAGAATATGGTAAAGCCTACTGAGAAAGACTTACCCAGGGTTCTCAATGATCGCATCGTAACAGCTGTCATGAACGTCATTGCTGATGCAGGCATTATCTACCTCTCAACGAAAGAAGACGTTATCGACCTTTGGGATAGCATTCGAGCTGAAGACGAAAGTGGTCTTGGGGGATGGTTGATGCAATCAGCCATTACTTGGCGCATTCGATCAATACCTAATGGTAACTCTTGGAATACGTGGTGTACATTCTTAGCCGAAGCATATAGTCAACAGCGGTCTGGCGTCGACAAGTCTATGGCTGCCGTTTGTGTCGATGATGATACTGTTGATAGATTGGCTAGACTGGATGAATTTAAAGACATCCTCATCAACAACCCTTGGTTCACATACCTAGTAACATTACAGTTAAGCTGGCATGAAATCTATGCTGACTTAGTAGAGACTGGCGTGTTAAACGGTCAAGTGGGGGAAGGTGAGTCATGATGGATAGAATTGATACAATCGCTAGAATACAGTTAGCTTGTTTTCCTACTGACGATTTGAATGTTCACAAAAACGTGGAAGCTTTACGTCGAGTTAGAATGGGTCACCCATCGGGAATACAAGAGAAACTAAATTCATTGATGAATGAGTGTTGTCCTAAGACGATAAGTTGTTTGAATAATGCTGGGGTTTCTTTATTTAACATGTTAAAGGAATCGGACGAGCTTGACCAACAACAAACCTACTTCTGGTTACAACAACGCGTTCACTTACTGCCATACTTTGATTTAACTGGTGGTAACCACATCAATAACTCTAAGCAGGTTGTGTCAGCTGCCATTGAGACACCTTGGTTCTTTTATCTACTGTATAGCGATCCTCTGATATGAAGCAATCACTCTACGTATCTTTGGATTCATTGTTGGATACTCGATTTGGTACCCTCATCAAAATGGATGAAGAAAAAGCTGCCGGACTCATAGCCAAAGGCTATCGGCAGCGACAAATCGATGACTTTTCTCAACTCGATGAAACTATCGATAACGAAGAGTTTAAACGCCTCTATGAATCAAGAGATCAAACCACTTTAGAATTATCTAAATGTAGTAACATCGTTCCGACTGTGTGTCACATGGTCATGGAATTGAGAGATGCGGCTAAAGAAGTCCCATTTATCGATCAAGTGACTGTTGATGTGAATATGTATCCTTATGATTTCTCAGAAGAGGTACAAAGAGAGATCGTCAACACGATTCGATATATGACTGGTGACATAGCTAAGATAAGTGCTGTTAATATACCACTTATCGGACTCATGCCCGATTATATTTCTAACCACTACGATGCGGTCATCATGTATGACTTTAATGCGTGGCTAGAAAAGCATGGTAATGCACTTAAACACAACCCAATGCCCCGCGTATCGTTTATCGTACCCGCTTTATTCCAAGGTAGGGTACCGACTGAAGACGAGTTGGATTTTGGTGAGTTAAATACCAACGATCCGTTCTCTGCTACTGAAATGGCTTTAGCAGAATACTTAATCGTTCGGTTTGTAGACGTAAGTAAATTTAGCGTCGTTGAGTTATGAGTCAAAAATAAATAGGTGGGGCATTTGCCCCACCTATGACGTCTGTAAAATTTTACAAGTTTAACAGCATGGTATAGTTAAACTATTCGTTGTCTTCACTAGGACCTTCCATTTCTTCAAGGAAGTCCTTAGAACGAGAATTACTGAGTCCCTGTTCTTTCTCTTCTTCACTGAAAGTGAGACTGGGGATTTCACTTGGGTCAGGTTCAGGAATACGATCGACTTCTTGACCTGGTTCTACACGTAAGCCATATGGATTGACCATCGATAGTTTCTTCACGATTTCTTGTGCGGCACGATCGTTCTCAATACCGTCACGATCCACATCGACTTTCTGAGATTGTATCGACGTGTGGTCCATATCTCGTAGAACACCCATTAATAGCTTAAGGTCATCTTCACTTGTTGGGATACCATTTCTGGTCATTTCAGCAGTGACTTGACGGCGGATGTTTTGACTGTGGTTGAGGAGTTTCTCAGGACTTAGCTCTTCTTCGCTATATCCACGGAGAACAACTCCTTCCTGTACTTCTTTGTCGTCAGACATATTTCTGTTCTCCAGAATAATTTAAAAATATATCATGAGAGTGAACTATTGTCCTCTCAGCTAAACTAAGTGCGCAGGTTAGTTAATGCTAAAACGATTAATATGGAGATGGCTCTATAAATCCATTGTGAATAACAATACGGAGCCCAGTGTAAGTATCTTACCGATGCTTAAACGTTATCGCAGGCTAATGCGTACAATGTCATTTAATAAGGCAGGGTATCGCGACAGAATAGGCTATAGCGTCAATGTTAAAACAAACAATTTGGGGGAGTTTTTATCGACAATAACAAGAGTAAGAGAACTTATAGAGATCCAAGTCCATGAACTTGATTTCAACATAAAACTCAATGCAAGAAGAAAACTGAGACTGGATTCCTGGCTAGTCGATGAAGAAGATTTCTTGTATGATGAAATAGAAGCCTCACGATTATTACTCAATGAACTCGAGGCTTTGGTGGTAGCGTTAGAACATGTAAAATCTAAGAAGCCGCCACTGTATGTGTATTATGAGGATGCCACTCGATATATCATTCAAGATCTTATCGATGCAATGGACGCCCTCATCGCACTTAACTTAGGAGTCAATGATGTCAAAAGACATGCACCAAATATTATCCTTAGACGATAAAGGTGTTAGTCAAGCTGTCAGTACGGCAGCGAAACTATTCCGCATGATTCTTTTGGATTTGAATATTAGTCCGATGCAATGGGACCGTATGTTACGGGAGTACTTGAAGAAGCCTATCAGCGGTGTCGCGAATGACCGCAGTAAGCTTTCAAGTCAACGAAGTAACTTTAATCGAAACCTATCGCGTCCAAGAATCACCTGGCGGAAGTTCAGGGAAGGTATTGATATCCTCAATCCGGTTAAGGTCAACTATGAGTTAGACTTAGAGTGGGACCCTAAACTTACCTTACCTAATGAACCACCCAAGCAGATCTCGATGGATCGCCAAAACCAAAGTGATGAGTTGTGCCAAATGTTCCGTTATCTTTTGATAGGAGTTGGTGCTGATCGTTATCGCATTTGGGATAAGCTTTTACGCCGTCAGATCGATAAGGATTTTAAGGGCAAAGAAGATAACCCGCCCGACAAAAGCACCGAACGTGGTAATCTGCACAAGTCGCTGATTAATGATAAGAACTCTTATACGTGGGAAACTTTCTGCCGTGGACTGAGTGTCCTAGGCGTAATGAAAGCAACCTATCACATTAACTTAACTTGGCGCAATGGTAAATCCACACGACACAGCTACAAGTTTATTACGGGAACAGAACGATGACTGAATTCAACGTTAATAATGTTGAACGACCAAATCCCGAAGAGGATGGCGTTACACACATTCGTCTAGCTCCTGGCGCAAAAACTGAATTAGGACGGTTACTCCACATGGGCGCTCACCGCCCATTTACCGATCCTGAATACGGACAGTTTGCAAGTATTACAGCATTTTGGTGTTGGTATACTTGTAACCGTAGTGATGCGTTACGAGAGATTCACCACTCTAACATGATTCGTGCTAGTACCTATAGCAACAATTATGTTCAGGGTGCTGAAGAGAAAACACGGGAAGTTCTTCGTAGAAGTATTGAGAACGATCCTAAATTGAAAGCTGCGTTAGAGAATAACACGTTACCATTTATCAGTTATGATGTGGTTAACTTTCCTAAGCGCGGTCAAGATAGTAATATCGTTTATGTTAGTACTAACATCGCTTGGTATGATACAACATTGAACGAGTTATCGAATATCGACTAATATTGAGGGAGACTTCGGTCTCCCCTTTATTTTTTGTCTTCATCCTATGGTTAAAGTAAATTATGGGTTGGTGTTATGATTAAGATCAATGAAAAAGGATCAAAAGCGATAGATACAGGAGAGAATATCTCCGAGGTATTATCGACGTTTATTGAGACTGGACCCAAAGACGAATTAAGTGCAATCGATGGTTATCGTGCACCATCTCCAGATGCTTTAGAAAAACTTAAAGGTACAGACTGTGAGTGCGACACTCCAGCTAGTGAAGTTGCAAGCTCCAGTGGTTTATTCGGTGGATCTGGTGGTAGTGGTTCTGGTGGTAGTGGTGCCTCAGACACTAATGGTGAAGGCGGTATACCCGGCACGAATGGTCTTTGGACAGCATTGTTGTGTGGTGGCCGAAGTGGCGTTGGTAGGAACACTATACCTACAGGACGACAAGCAGCCGCTGTATCGCTTTGGATGCGTTTATTGGGTTGTAGCGCTAGTGATATACTCAAGCTCGTAGATACCCGTTCAGGTGAACCTCAGATTAATGTGGGTGTACTACAGAGTCGATTAAGTAATGCGCTTGGTCAATCGATCAATGAGTTAAGTAGTGAAGATAAAGAACGACTTGTCTCTAACCTCAAAAATGAAGAAGAGTCTCAAAGTGGGGATTCTGAAGTTGAAGAGGATGATTCAACATTAAGTATCGGTGGCGTTAAACGTGCTTTCAGTGCAGTATCTCTAGACGATGCGAAAAGCTTCGCTAAACTATTGCAATCTTCAGGTGATGATGAAGTATCTGTAGAAGTAGAAGATAATTCCTCTAAGTCTCAAATACAGCTGGCTACGTTTGATAAAGCAATAAAGATGAATGATCCTGAATCGTTCGGTCGAATTGCTAGCAACATAGAACGTACGCCGAAGAATCGTCGTCTATTTCTAGGTAAGACTAATGATGTTGCTAAAAGTGGTAATCTAGAGATGATGAATCATCTGTTAGATATTGTCGGTGTAGACATGGTTTTATCGCGCTATCCCGATATACTTCGCGATATCATACGCTATTATGTCATACCTAAGGGACTGAGGCCCTCTCAAGCGCTTCCTGAGCTCTTAACTACACTTAATCGAATAGACAGTGGTTGGAATAGTTCAGGAGCATATGGTGCTTCTCAGAGCGATATAGAACCATACACTTGGTGTAGTCCTGATGCGGAATCTGTATTTATGTCATCAGACGATCATCGAACTCAAGTGATGATCGCATCGTCTTATCGTTCTACTGATAAAAGAACGTTGATAAATCAATATCACGATTACTTTGCGATGACAGCATAAGTAGGAGGGCATTAGCCCTCCTACTTATTTTTGCTTTACTGACCACGCTCAGCTTCACGTGCCAAGGCGGATATTAACTGTCCCGGCATGGTTTGTGATACCCACTGTGCGTAATGACCTGGACTACTCCAACGTCTCCACGATGCTCTTTCTCTAGCAAGATTAAGTCGCAGACGACTTCCCGCCCACACTTGATCTGCTAAAGATAGACTACCCAACACCGCTAAGTAATCGGTATATGCATTGTCTTCATCGAAGATACCCGGTGAAGAGTTGATTGGCATATGCATGATACTACTTAGATCCACAACAGAGAACGACACATCAATACCTAAAGGCCGTTCATCTCTCGTCCATCCTAAGTTACCTACACCACGAGTAATGCTGATTGAATCGATAATACCCAATCGAGTCTGAGCTTTACCTTTGTCGTATATCTCAACGAGGAATGGCGCGTCGTAAGAATGTTTACCCGTTGACTTAGGTAATGCACCTGCCAGCAACATAGATAATGGAACCATCAGGTTCTGATAGATCGACATCTTGTTGCCATAAGGCGTTCTAAGTTCGATGGTGTAATCGTTCTTAGGTAGATCCACACTTGAATCTTGCCATACCTCAGGAATGTCCACAAACGCATTACCAGCAAAGGCCATTAGACCACCCATGCCAATAGAATCTAGTCCACCACCAATTAGATCAGTCACACTAGACATTGCGCTTTTTAACATATCCCCGATAAAACCACCACCTAGGTTACCTTCTGCTAAGTTGAATCGCTTATTCCTTACATCGGCAGACGTACCGTTAACCATACTAGATATACCCGACTCACCAGTACTATTGTTTACCGATTCGCCTGTAGTCCCGGTGTGGTTAACACGAAATGATACAAACTGACCACCATCTCTTATCTCTGCTGCTGCGAATTCAGCAAACGTATCCCAAATGCTGGGGTCATCTACAGGTGCTGATTCTGTGGTATCTATAGCGTCGTCTTCACCCGTAGGTTTGGGATCAGACATCGACTTTTGATTATTCCACGCTGCTAAATAAGCATTGATGCCAGTCTCTGAACTTGTGTTGAATTCACCTTTAGGAATATCCATATCAGATAGGTTTTCTTGATACTCCTTCATTCTAGCCCGGAGCTCTTCAAGTGTATTCACCGACGAGTAGGCTTTCTCTTGACGCTTTCTAGCGGCGTCCGCAACACGCTGTTGTCTAGATGCAATCGCATACACATCAACACCACCACCCTCGTGGTAAACGTGTGGAAGCAACTCGTGATATGCTCGAATGTCTTCAGCTGTATACTCGGGACCATCCATTTTATCGCGAGTATTATAAACAAAATCATTATCGTCATCATTCTTATCGGAAGTGGTTATCTCCGATGTAGCAGCATTGCTAGCATCCGATAGAACAAGTGGGATGATTCCCATGTTAACACCAATACCGTTTGCGATGGTATTTACTGCGTTCCAATACAACGGCATAGCTGGTTTTGAAAAGTAGTACTTACTCGATGGTTCATTCGCCATAAAGCTATAAATCTTACCTGCGAGTAAGAGTGGTTGCAATGGTAGCGTTACCACGAATCCAGCTACCTTACCAAGCTTATAAAAGAAACCCGGCGCTCGACCAGTTCTGGATAACACACCAGCCTCGTATGAATATGCCCCACCAAAGAATCTTGTTAATGGGTTATACTGAGGTACTCCAAAACGCATGTGAATGAGTTGACTATGATCATCAATCATCTCACTATATTTACGACCCATTCCGTAGCTATATGCTCTACCTTGCGATCCACGACCTGCAAATGCTCCAGCGACTTTCAGGTCAGCATAGCGAGTCCATTGTGGTGGTGGATTAATTGCAAAGTTACCACCGAGTGTTGTGTCTGTGTATTTGTTAAAAGCAGTTGTGTCACTGCGATCCGAAACCATCGTCGTCGCAGACTTAGGCAACATAAAACTTGTCTTGACCCACTGCGAATCTGTAATTCTTGGCATGACGATCTCCATTAGAGAAAATAACGGGAGGGCACTCAGGCCCTCCCTAATAGCGTCAACGATTCATATTTACGGCAGGTTTAACATCACCGTTACCGGTTGTGTTTTGCCGCTGTTTAGGTTTGTTGTCTTTTTTGTCTTTCGACTGAGACTCATCCTTCTTAGCAGCACCTGTACTATCTCTTAAGTAACTACTTATCTGAGACAGTTGATCCACCATAGTTTTCTGAACGCCAACGCTTTGATTCAGGATTGATACCATACGATTGGTGTTCTCTGTTAACTTGGTGTTATGTACTTGGTTCTGAGCAGCAGCAGCTGCTACTGAACGTTCTTGACGTCTAGCGTCTCGATCAAGTACCTGTCTCGCTACAGCAGCTCGCTCATCCCGCTCATCGTCTACCGCAGTCGGTTTAGCATATTGACTACCATATACGCCGCGCTCTAACTCATTAGCTTTACGCAACATCATCTGTTTAGCACGCGGATTAGTTTGTCTCTCAGCAGCCGCACGTAATCTATCGGCAGCGCCGCGAGGGTCTAATCCACCATCAGATTCTTGGTCTCCCTCAACCCTTTGGGTGTCCCCTTGAGTATCGTTAGGTTCGTTTGGTTTAGAACCAGGAGATTCGAAATCTGCAAACAATGCTGCATCGGTTTGATAACCGTCAGCCTTCTGACCACCCAAGCGACCGAGCTCTTCTGTTTCATCCTTACCGAAGTCTGGACGACTCTTCTGAACATCAGCCTGACTTGATTGATCTTTACGCGTTAAGAGTTCATTTAAAAACTCCCTTACTTGCGCTGAGTTATCACTTAGCTTGTAGTCTGGCCATGGTGGCGCAAAGACTGTCCATACAGACATCTGCGAACCATTAACCGCACTACGCATATTTGAAGCAACTTCATAAGGTCCTTGACCTTTAAGTGACATAGGACTATAAAACGAGCCTTTCATAGCACTCATCTTACTCATGTATGTTGCTAACACGGGTATGAATCGTTTAGTGAACCATTCGGTCCATATCGTCCGATCTTTGTCAGACTCAGGATCACGACCAAACATGGAAGCGTATTCGTTGAATAGCTTCACACGAGACCCCTTAAACGTAGCCTTACCATTTGATATTTGCATCATTGGTTTGACGACACGTTCAAGTTCTAGTAAGTGTTGAACCTTTTCAGTTTCATCTGTCGATTGTAGGCCGTATGTAACTATACGAGTTTTACCAACAGCATCATTCACTAGACTCGCGTCTGGTAATTCAGCTACTTGACCCTCTTGGAGTTGTAACTCAATTGGACCCTCACCGTTTGCGGCAATTGCCATACCGGCTAAAGTTGTACCTTTAGAACCTTGACGTTTCTCCAACCGATTTGCAGCGTCTAACATCTTACGCTTTATTCGCGGATTATCCTGACGACTAGCGGATGCTCGCAACCGTTCGGCTGGCGTCATTGCCATGAGTTCTTCTTTGGTATGCTCAGTCTTCTCAGTCTGAGCTTCGGCTGTAGACGTATCCGTTGACTCACCCTCGCCTTCATCTTCAAGTTGTGACTCTAATAACTCCATCACTTCATTGTAGACTCTATCGACTTGTGAGAAGCCAACGACACCACTATCTTCCTTGTATGGTGAGGTCATTTTACGATAGGGTGAATCTGGTCCATCTTCGAACTTCGACCGTTTCATCACCTCGATCTTTTCTTTAACCTCTAGCTGATCCTCCATATCCTCAACATCGAAATCTTCCATGTAAGGTTGGCCTGCTGCAATCCACGATAGATAGACTGGCTTAAAGCGATCATTCAACCACTGGTAGAACCGCTCTATCTGCTCTTCATCCTCTTCAGGATCAAGGTCGATTTCATCCAACAGATCTTCAGGATCAACACCTTCAAGTTTAGGTGGTTGGTCTTTTGGCATGACGACGTAGTCTTGGAAAAAGTTTTCCAGCTTGTACATCATACCAACATGCTCATCGTTCTCTAGGTCTGCACCGTATTGAGTATAACGAGCACGGTTGACATCGTCTAGATCGGCCTGATCTGCCCACTTATACAAGAAGTAAGCTCCAGCACCGATCGCAACAGCTGCACCGACTGCAAGTGCTACAGGAGCACCTAAGATGGATACTGCTGCTGTACCCAATGCCCATAGACCACGTATGGCCCAAGAGGTACCTGAGCGAATGACATTATTCCAAAGGAAACTACCAGCGGTTTTCAAACCCCCACCGATAGCATTTAGACCCAATGCCCCACCGACTCTACTACCGACGTTCTTGACACCTTGCCAAAGTTTACCAAGTTTAGTCTTAGGCTTATTGTTCTTGTTATTGCGGTTCTTATCGCGATCCTTATCATTATCGCCATCACCACCGACATCGACGTAGCTATAATCGTTACCATCATCGCCACCGTCTCCGCCGCCAAGACCAAATAACCCACCAAGCTTACTTAGGATGCTATTTCCTTTATCGGCAAACTCACCTTTATCCTTACCATCTTTACCCTCGGCATCATCTTTCGATTTATCACCGTAAAGTTTAGAACGCCAACCGCCATCGCGTAGTCCGTCATCATCTTGATCGAAGAACTTATCAGGCGGATTAACGCGCTCGTTAATCAGGTCACGGATTTCAGTAAGTAATTGAGTTTGCTGTTCTGAATCAGACAGTAGTTTCTCAGCGTTTTCACCTTTCAGTTTACCGCCGAACATTCCACCGAATAATCCACCTACAGCACCACCGATACCTTTAACAACGCTCTTACTAGCCTTGAAGACACCTTTGGTTAACCCAACTGTCATATCTAGACCCTTACGGGTTAGGTTCATCGCATGTTGAACAAGACCATTACTTTTGCCAGTTGATAGATCCAACGGTTTCCCTCTGGAGTCAACTAAACCTTTCTTAATGTCTTCATGCGACAACACGACATTGCCATCGAGATCTAACACCTCACCATCGATATCTTGGATGGTTCTAATGGGCTCCTCAGTTTCAGCCGATAGATAACCACCGGTTTTCATGATCACTGCACGGAGTCTAGGTTCTGTCTCACCTTTAACGTAAACGTCTTTAGCGGACTTCTCTTTTTCCTTACCAAATAACAAGCCTGGTAAGAAACCACCGACTTTCTTCACCGCAGTAAAAATACCGCTTTGAATAGAACGTGCAGCATTCCAATATCCACCGAATAAACCTTTAGCGCCTTTACCAAGTAATGATGCACCACCCTTTAAGAAATCAGCAATGGGTCGTGTTTCTTTTCCTGAAAGGACATACAACTTACCCTGCTCTACATCTTCGGATGTAATTACAACATCCCCATCGGAATTTATAACGGCACCATCGATATCATCGAATGAATGTATCGGATCACCAGATTCGAGGTCACTATATAACCCGCGCTTAAGGTCTCTAGCTAGGATGATGGGTTCTTCGACACCTTCAAGGTAGATATCCGCAACCGTACTACTTCCCGATTGCTTCTCTCTTTTATTGAATAACCCACCAAGTAGATTACCCGCACCTTGTCCAGCGCCTTTGAATAGACTACCAATACCGCTAAACGTTTTACCATAATAACCCATGAGGTTACTACCTACGCTAGCTGCACCAGAACGCAATGTATCGAAGGTCTTACCCAATACACCTCGGTTATCTTGAGCTGCTATGGCGCGTATCAACATTTCAGTCTTAACATCCAAATGTTGTTTCAGCTCATCCAACCATGGTCTAAATGGTTCATCAGTTGCACTATAGCGACCGCCTGACGATGGTTCACTATCACTAGGGTGTGGGAGTTCACCTGTTGGAGGCTCGTCGCCACCACCACCAAAGAAACGCGACTTCGCATTATTCAGCAATCGATTAAACGATGCTCTAAACCGAGCAGTACCCGCAAGCTCATCTACCTTATCTGGCGATATGTCCGAATCGTCTAACTGACCAACGACCTCATCCACCTCACCATTTGAGTTACCGAAATGCTCCGTTAGGTAAGAACGTAATTGCTCTACCTTACTACCGGCATTCTCTTTAAGGTCTGAAAATGAGTCTTGCATGGAAGCTCTAGCATCATCAAAACGACCTTTAGCTTCGTCCAGTTTAGGTTTGAACTTAGTGAACGTTTCCGATTGCTCTACGCGCTTACGTAGATCACCATAACGAGTCGATAAGTCGTCAACCTTCGGACTGAACTTAGTGTATATATCCGAACTTTCCACACGACCTTTAATGTCATCGAAACGATCAGATATACCACTCACGAGATCATCTTTAACGAAACCAGCTCGACGAGCGAGTTCACGACGACCCTCTTCAGTTTGCATGTGATCGTAGATGCTTTCGCTTAAATTAACCGCGTTTTCTTTAGCAGTATTTAGACTATCGAGAGCCTTATCCTTAGCATCTTGATATATCTCACCACGAGCATCTTTGTCAGACAAGATCTCCAATGCTTCGGAAGAGAAATCACTCAAAGCACCTAACCGTTTTTCTAACTCCTCGACGTACGGTTGGCCTTTAGCTTGTGCATCCTGATAAAGTCCTTGTATGTAAGCTTCACCATCTTCGGCTAACTTAACAACGTCGATACCGTTGTCCAATAAAAACTCATTGACATCACTCGAAACTTCATCAAACTTAGAACGCGCCTTACCAACGTAGCCTTGCAGTTTAGATCCCTCATAACGCTCTGAGAGGTCGGCTCTTGCTTGATCCCACTTTCCCTTGGCTGAGTCGGTTAATCGACTTGCATCGCCTTTGAGTTCGTCTAACACTGATTCAGAACTACGATAGCGACGGTAAGTACTCTCTACTTCACCGAGAGCTCTGTTTCCATACTCAGACGCCTTAGAACGTAGACCTTCGGTCTTATCTTTAGCTTTACTGAATAGGTTTCCAGCCATAGTACCTAATTTCTCACCCATGGAACCTTCGCTATTGGGATTATAGGTACTTTCACTAAAACCAACGTTAGGTTGTGGTTGACCAACGTCTCTATCCCAAGGCGACGTCACCATCGATTTAAATGAACCTACCGCTCTGTCCCAAGGAGAACTACCGCTAGGACCAGTCCAAGTTGGTCGATCCCAAGGGGAGCCGCCCGGTGGTGGTGTTCCGCCGCCTGATCCATCAGGTGGATCGCCATCAAAACGTTCTATAAGGAAATCGTAAATCCCTTCAATGAACGCTTTAGACTCATCCATCGTTTCCCACAGTACTTGTAGGTAAGGTTCTACCCACTGTTTAGCACTATCCATCAGTTTGTCCCAACGTGAGACATCGACTTCAGGTTGTGGGGCGTATACAGGTTCACTGGACCCTACATCAGCGTTAGATATGTCATCTAGAACATTGCGCTGACTACCTTGGACTTCAGTACGTACAACATTGCGATTGTCGTCTAGGTCTTTAAAGATGTCTCTTACAGTTTCAGAACGAGTTTCATGTAACCCATCCTTACCTGTATATTCAGACAACCCAGCACGCTCAAGGACTCCAGAGCCATAGGTACTCGCACTTCTAGCAATAACCTCTTTATAGTTAGGTACACCCCGCTTAGCATCACCATACACCTTAGATGCATCCTTACGGATTTCACTAGCCTTTCTGTCTTTCTTAAACTTACCATCTTCCATGTATTGGTTGTTGATAAGTTGTGTAACTTTATCGGCTTCATCGCTTGATAACATATCGAGGTTATCAGCGTCGGCGTAATTTTCGATAGTAAACGCTTTGTTTTGGAAAACGTCTTTCTCAATCTGGTCTGCTAATTTAGCACGAGTCTCATTATCGAGTTTACCTTCACCATCTAAAAGGTCGACTACTTTGTTAACCTTTTCAGTTAGACCTCGAACATCACCCGAATCGACAATCTTCTGACGAATGTCATCCTGTAATTGAGACTCTCTTACTACCTGTCCCTTATCGAAATCATAGACTTGTCGCTCTGCATCGCTTGATCCTGTGCGGATCATTTCAGCTTCACGTAAGATTTCAGAAAGTAAGTTAGGGATAGTTTCGGTAATCGTCTTATCGGTAAGTTCCGTATACGTCGATACTTCTTCAGCTAACGTATCTGATGACATCCCGAATCGGCCTTCCTCCGTATAACGAGGAATCATGTCAGCGATACGCTCTAATAACGCCAGTTCGCCTCTCTCTCGAAAACTGACCTTCTCACCCTCTAACTCTTTACGATCGATCTCCTTACGGAGCGACTCTACTCGAGCATCGACATTACCTGCAACTGATTGGGCTGCCCTATCTGTACCGCCTTGAGCAAGATATTCAAGGTCAGAACCTACTCTAGCTAAGGTATCGTTATCCTTAGTAAAGCGACCGATAAGTTTACCGATTTTACCAGCAGCCCAATTACCACCCTCACTACCTACAAGGTTACCTGCTAGGTCTAACGGGTCAACACCATCCCCTGCCATATCCATCGTTTCGGCAGTTTCAGTAATGTTATCCGCTATCGATTGGGTAAAGTCGCTGACCTTACCTTTTATATTCTCAAATAGGTTACCAGTGAAATCTTGACTAAAGCCATATAGGCTATCGCCGATCTTACCTAGGGTTTTATCCCTAAGCATTTCACGTACCCGCTCAGAACCACGCATCTTAAGAAATTCAGGCAGGGCTGTATTCTTACGAATATCAACCAATGACTGACCTGACTCTTCAGCATATTCCTTTAATAGCGAGTATTGGTCTTTAGCGACGAAGTATTGACGGAATTGAAGTTCTAAAGATTTCTTTTGGAACTTCGATGCAATATCTTCTTGATAACCCACGACACGACCAATAGCTTCTTGGATGTGTTCAAGCTGGCTCTTATTGTCCAGATGACGCGCATCTTCTAAAGCACGGTCGGTCTGCTTCTCCGTTTGTTCCTCTACGTCATCCTGAGCTTTCTGCTCTTGTTGCGTTTGGAATATTTCACCTAACGTCGTTTGGATTTCATTTTCTTGAGGATCATAAGCTTCACCACGACTATCGTCTGGATCTTCTTTAGTCCAACTATCAAGTTTATCATCCAACCACTTAGGGATATAAGGAGAAGCCTTTTCTCTTACTTTTCTCCCGATCTTTTTAGCATCTTTAGCCGCAGGTCTGAGTCGATCTTTTGCGGTATCGTATAGATCCTCGGCAGCATCGGCAGCATCAGTTACGCCTTGATACGCACTACCATAACCTTTCGGTAATGCATTATCTAACAGTTTCTTTTGTGTGCTGCGACTTATTGCCGACTGCTTGATGCCGTCAGCAAACCCACGACTTGCTCGATCGACGGGCGATCGGTCGGAGGGGTCTGATTCGGGATCATCAAAATCGAGATCGGGGAGATCCAGATCATCATCTAAATCATCATCTAGATCGAGGTCATGGTCTTCGTTAGCCATAGACGATCTCCTTTGTGAAAAATACAATTTGTCATAGCATTTAAAGTGAGGACGCTATGAGTATAGAGCGCTTACCCTTTAACATTAGTTTGTTAAAGTTAACTCCAGGACAGATACGTTTATTAAAACCGATCACGAGTTTAGATACCGTAGATGCCCCCGGTTCAAGTGACTTTCATTCTGAAGGTCTTTTTTCAACTGAAATATTTGGGCGTGTAGGTGAAGACGCACGTGATGAGACCTTCGCTTATATACCACTTAAGACTAAGATACTTCATCCAATTGTTTATCAACGGCTTGAGCGTTTGAAGCGTCTATATGCTGGGATATTATCAGGCAAAACCTATGCGGTTTGGGATGATAAAGAAAAAGACTTTGTGCAAAGTACTGAGGTGGAAGGAAAAACTGGTTTCCACTTCTTCATGTCTAAGTGGAAAGATATTGTCTTTAAGAAAGGCGATAGTGAGATACGTAACCAACGAATCGACTTGATCAATAAGTATCGAGAGGAAGCGGTCATCAGCGACGTACTTGTTATGCCTGCTGGGTTACGGGATGCTGAGATAGATGCTATCGGTCGAACTCAAGAAGATGAGATCAACACACACTACCGTCGATTGATTGGTATTGTAAACACCATTGGTGATGGTAATAAGAATGATGGACCCATCCTTGATAATGCTCGGTACTCACTACAGATGACGTTTAATGAAATCTACTTTACCATTGAGAAAATGTTAAGTGGTAAGAAAGGTTTCATTCAGAACAAATATGGTTCACGTCGAATCATGAATGGTACTCGTAACGTTATATCGGCGATGGAGTTGTCACCACCTGACTTAGATGAGTCTAACTTCCCTGAAGCAGACGATACAGTAGTGGGTCTATTCCAGTGTTCAAGAGGCGCACTCCCAATCACCATCAATCGTTTGATGAACAATATTCTGCAACCGGCTTTTGGTGATGAGGAAGGTCAGGTAAAACTTATCGATCGAAAAACACTTCGTTCTGAGTTCGTTAATGTGTCTGCACAAACGTTTGACCGTTGGACTACTACTGAGGGTTTAGAAGCAGTTATCTCATCTCAAGAAATGACTGAGGCCCGTGCTAAACCTGTGGTTGTGGAAGATCGCTATTTAGCTTTGGTGTATAAACCTAAAGATCGTAAAGTGTTTAAGGTATTCTACGACATCGATGAGCTACCTGATGACTTTGATAAAGATGACGTATATCCAATCACATTACATGAAATGATTTATTTGTGTAACTATAGTGGTTGGAATGATTTACGCATCCAATCAACTCGTTATCCGGTGACCGGTGAAGAGAGTTCTTATCTATCGCGTGTCTTTGTACGAACCACAGTTAAGAGTGAAGAACGTGTCGAGTTGAACTCTAACTGGGAAGATCAAGAACCCAGTAAAGAGAATACAGCTTACGTTTATCCCGTATTCGAACCTGAGTCTTATATCGATTCTCAAATGGTTCATAGCTATCGCTTGGGTGGACTCGGTGGTGACTTCGACGGTGATACGGTATCGGGTAACATCATTTATACAAAAGAAGCAAAAGAAGAAGTTGATAAGTATCTCAACTCAAGAGAAGCCCACGTAGATCCATCAGGGGGACTGCGTGCGTCTGCCTCGATTGATACGATTCAGCTTGTTATGCACAATATGACTGGAGACGCGTGATGGTTGTTTATCCAACTTTCTATCGCAAACACGGTATTTGGAAATCTCAGGATGTCGCTAGCCCAAGCGTTAGCGACTACTCTGAATTGGTTATGCCAAAAGAAAGTATCCTTCATTATCTTACTTTTGAAGATTCTTCTATTGGTCCAGATCCAAATGATCCGTTCTTTGTGAATTCAGATAACCGAGTATTGGTAGAGCATGTGACTCAACATATCAAACCGATCGGTAATCCAAAACCCAATAAAGGCGTAACAGAAGAACGCCTTAAACGCGACTACCATCGTCGTTATCGTAAGATGCGTCCACTTAACGATTTCTCTCGTTCATTGAGAGATGAGAAAACACTTATCGTTGAGAACTACGCTGGGTTAAGTGACTTGTATATTTACATGCGTTCTGTTTATGGTCTTTACTATCGCAACTACAACATTTTAAACACATTGTTTAAAGTAGTCAATGATCGTTGTAAAGATAATGAACGTCAACACTTTATTCCAGTAACGTTACCGCGTCGTTTACCTTCACTACAAATGTTGAAGAAAGCATCGGGTGAATATTCAAAGATACCACGCGACCTACTGACTGTATTCTCACAACCACAATACTTGATGGTTCTTGAGATTTTCAAATGGTTAGGTGAAGATAGACAATATTCTACTTTGTCAAACATCGATCCTCAGAATTATGATAAGGTTAACTTCATTTGGATGGAGTCTGGTAAGTTTGTCGTATTCAATTTGGGTAAAGTCTTAGAGGTTACCCAAAACGAAGTTGGGGAAGATGACGAAGATGTAGGATCTAGTAAACTACAGCGTCTATTCCTACGTATGCTCATTTCTTTATTTGAACTTAGAAACGCTGGTGTCAAAACAAGTGTTAATGAGGGTGAGGAAGAAAAGCCGGAGGATTCTGATGAGGTTGAGGGTGTCTCGGTTAAAGGTAAATCGGAAGCGCAGGTTGATGAGGAGAAGATTGAGAAGGATATCGAGAAGTTAAGTGAGATATCTGATCGAGAAGTTCCCGAAGAAGAATTAACCTTTGATGATATTCCAGGCGACGTTAAAGATCCGACTGACTCATTAACCCAACGCATTCAACAGTTGGCAGAAGAAGGTGGTTTATCTCCCGCTCAAGTTCGTCGTTATGAAAAGATCATTGAGAAGACACGCAATATACCTAACCCCTATGGCGATGGTAAATTGTTAGACTTCTCTAAGATTACAGACGAAGATTTACAACTGTCAGAGGAAGAGATAAAACTTCCCGATGTGGCTGGTGTAACCGATGAGTCAATGACCGAATCGACACTTAAAGCGTTTGATAGTAAATACCTAAATGAAGTATTGAAGAAAGACATCGTTAATTGCGCGATGGATATTCAGCGTGCAGGTGTAACGGTTTTAGCTTACGATGTGGAAGAAGTTAAAGACGCTGCTAACGATTATCAAGTCGTCACTATGCAGTTGTCACCTGTTGATGGTGAGACGTCTACCATCCGGTTTAAGGTTCCTAATGTTAAAGAAAATGGCGAGTTCGTTTCTAACAACGTTAAGTATCGTCTACGTAAGCAGAGGGCCGATAAACCCATCCGTAAAGTTTCGCCGTCGACCGTGTCGTTAACGTCTTACTACGCTAAAGTGTTTGTTGATCGTTCTGAAAAGTCAGTGGTGAACTATCCACGCTGGATCATTAAACAGACGCTTGGTTTGTCTGAACAAGAGAATCCAGTCGTAACCGGAACTCGATTGGTTAATTGTTTCGACAATACTGTACGACTTCCTCGCATATACACCATTATGTCTGAACGCTTCCGAGAGTTCACTGTTAATGGTCAATATCGTTTGTTTTTCGACTACAATAAACGTACCGAAGAGTTTGGTGAAGATTTCATCAAACAACACGAGCAGGAAGGATTCGTCGTTGCGGGCGTTAGTCTAGAACGTGGTAAGGCACCTATCTTGGTTGATGAGAATAATGTATTCTACATCAAGAAAGGCGACCAATTGGATATCCTAGGTCCTATCGAAACGATCTTGGGTCTCGATCCAAGTAAAGCACCGGTTGAGATTGCAGAGTTCCGTCTATTCTCTAAAACTATACCTGTGGCTATGGTGTTAGGTTTCCGTTTTGGTCTAAGTCGCCTCATGTCTTTGTTAGGCGTACAACCACGTCGAGTACCTGTTGGTTCTCAAGTGAACATGTCTGACAATGAGTTCGGCATTCGCTTTGCTGATGAAACTTTGGTATTGACTAAAGACGACCCTAAAGCACAACTCATCTTAGCGGGATTTAATCGTTACCATAAAACCATTGCTCGATATAACGTTGACAGTTTTGATGATCCTGAGATCTATGAAAATGTCTTAGAGGACAATGGTCTTCGCGTTGGCTTCATTCGAGAGCTTGAGCTTGCAATGGATATGTTTGTCGATCCTATCACTCGTGACTTACTTGAGCAGATGGGTGAACCTACCGCATTGGACCGTCTTCTCATTCGTGCTTGTGAATTGTTAACGATTGATTGGCATCCAGATGAGACAGATATGGAAGCAATGCGTATTCGTGGATACGAACGTATGGCTGGTGCTGTGTTCTCAGAAATCACGCGAGGCGTCCGGCGCTATCGTTCTCGTGGTGTAGGTAGTAAAGCTAAGATCGAGATTAACCCTGAAGCCGTATGGCAGGTCATCAACCAAGATCCTAGTATTTCTCAAGTCGAAGAATCTAACCCGATTCAAAACTTGAAAGAAAAGGAATTGGTGACTTACATGGGTACGGGTGGCCGTAGTACACGAAGTATGGTTAAACATACTCGTCGCTATCACCCATCTGACATGGGTGTAATCAGTGAGGCTACACCAGACTCAGGTGCGGTGGGTGTTAATACTTACCTGACAGCAAATCCACAGTTTGCTAACTTGCGTGGTTTAACCAACAAATATGAGTCGGGTAAAACGGGTGCGGCATCAATGTTGAGTACGTCTGCATTGTTAGCACCAGGTTCTGATATCGATGATCCTAAACGTGTTAACTTCGTGTCTATTCAAAATACTCACGTGGTTTCTGCTGAAGGCTATGAAACTATTCCACTGCGTACTGGCTATGAGCGGGTTATTGCGCATCGCGTTGATGATCTGTATGCATATACAGCTAAGGCAGATGGTGAGATTGTAGCGGCAGATGATGAGCACGTTAAGGTGAAATATAAAGATGGTACTGAAGTTGCTGTCGAAATAGGGACTCGTTACGGTAGTGTTACTGGAACGACTGTACCACACCAAGTACGTTCTAACGTCAAGGTGGGCGATAAAGTCAAAGAAGGTAATGTCATTACGTATAACTCTGGGTTCTTTAGTGTCGATCCACTCGATCCTAAACAAGTACTTATGAAAGGCGGTATCTTAGTTAAGACGGCCATCATGGAGCGTTCACACACGTTTGAAGATGCGTCAGTTATTTCTGAGAAACTATCTGCTCGATTAGGTACTAAAATAACTAAGGTAAGAACCGTGTTGGTTTCGTTTGACCAAAACATTCGTAACTTGGTTAAACCTGGAGATGAAGTCGACATCGATAGTCTTCTGTGTATGATCGAAGATTCATCAACAACAGACACTGACTTGTTTAGTGAGGATAGCCTCGACAGCTTGAAGTTAATGTCGTCTAATGCACCAAAGGCTAAAGTGGCTGGTAAGGTCGAAAAGATCGAAGCGTTCTATCATGGTGACATGGAAGATATGCATGAATCAGTTAAGTCTATTGCTAAACGTTCTGATCGTCAGAGAGTTAAGCGATTAAAAGCATTGGGTGAAAAGGCAACGACAGGACAAGTAGATGGTACTGTTCGCATCGAGAAAGATCCTTTAGATATCGACACCATGGCGATTAAGATTTATATCACAAAAACGTTAGGTGCTGGTATTGGCGATAAGGGCGTTCTTGGTAATCAGATGAAAACCGTCTTTAGTAGTGTCATGACAGGTACCAACCAAACTAAGTCAGGTACTGACCTTGATATGTTGTTTGGTTACATGAGTATCAACAACCGGATTGTGTTAAGTCCGGAACTCATGGGTACGACAAATACACTACTGAAACTTATGTCTAAGAAGGTTGCCGACAAATACTTCGCCACGAAAAAGTAAGCTTAGTGCTTTAAGCTGAACAATCGTATGGTATTGTCGCGGTAAGCTTGACAAACACGTTTATCCATTCATGGGGTGTACAATGAGTACTGAAAACAAAAATACAGTCGGGTCAGTTCCTACTGGCTCGGCGGGGGTGTCTAAGTTTGGCACCCTTACCGTCCTGTGTAACGCTACTCAGTTAGGCAGTAACGTAATTAAAAATATCGCTGGTAACGACATCGCCAGTGGTTTTGATGGAGAAGAGATTTCTCCACGTGAGCTTCACAACATTTTCTCAGCTAAGTTGTCGAGCTACGTCAACAAAGGTAAGAGTGGGGGTCAACAATAATGCTCACTAATCAAGCACTGAATGCGGTTATGTTACCCGCTGATAAACTCGAAGAATCTGGTCGGAGTCTATCTCCGATCCCAGGTACTGAATTGGCGAAGCTGTTTGATGCTTCGATTACCGCATCGACTGCGGCGAGCATCAGTACGATGGATACTGAGATTGCCGTACAAGAAATGATCGAAGGAAGTCAAGTAACTGATAATGGCGCAGTAACCCACGATGAGGTTATGGCGAACTCAGTTAACTTGGTTTCTAAAGTTGTATTGGCTAACCTCGACTTAGCTCGTAACCACGTTATCCCAACGACTAAGACACTCCGTGAAAAGTATCAAACTTACATGGAACGTGCTGAGTTGGATATCGCACAACCGGTTATGGTTATTCCAAATGTCTACCATGACATCTGGTCAACAAGTGAATTGCATGGTTTGGTAACCCGTTTTGAAAACGTACCGGTTAACCAATACAGTATGCGTTTCTCACTACCGCGTGTAACTGGTGATGAACTTCGCGCCATGATGAAAACTGGCATTGGTCAGTTAGATGAAATGGTTGATGGTTGGATTGAAGACATGCAAACTGATAAATTATTGCATGCTTACGATCGCATCTTCATCGAGGGTACACCAATCGGTAAAGTTCCTGGTGCTAACCACTTAACGGATACTGGACTTGATCGCAATGATCTATTGATCGCACACTTGATCAGTATTGGGTTTGAAGAAGAGATGCCGGATGGCGTTAACGCTGATCTATCGAGTCTGCGTGAAGCGTTGTCTAATGTACGTCGTCAAAGCGGTCGTGCCATCGTTGGTATCTTAAATCGTCGCGAGCGTGACATTCGTCAGAAGATTCTTTCTTTTGCGGTAACAAACGTTCCTTGGGAATTCGCTACCAACAAGACTCGTGTAACCGTCCAACTGAACAATGATGTTTATATCAAGTTCCTTGAAGAAGGTGGTTCGGTAGAAACTATTTATGGTGCGGCACTTAAAGGTGATCGTGTAGACTACAATGCGTTGCTTGAGAAGAAAGCGATGTATGAGCAGTTCTATGAGCGTCGCATTAGCTTACATCGCCAGGAGGTAGGTTCTAAAGTCTATATGGCTCAACAGGAAGCTGCTCGCCTTGCGATGCGTGACCTTGTTAATGAACTGGAAGAAGATCAACTACCTTATAGTCGTTCTGACTTACACGCTAAAGCACGTGAGCGTTTAGGTTGTTATGAACCTCGCTACTTTAAAGATGAAGTCTATGTACTTCGTAGTTTGGTATGCGAAGTTCTATATTCTGACACCAACGTTAAGATGGTACTGGATGCTATGGATGCTGCTGAACAAAGCGATCCTGAGATCAGTCCACGTGAGTGTGCATTACACGCAACAATCGATTTAATTGCTCGTTGGTTAGCAAGTCAAATCAACGTCAACTACAAATAAGGAGTAAGCGATGAACTTAGATGCATACAAACGCGATGCTTCCAAAGTTCAAGCCTATCTCAAAGAGTTGAAAGATGGTAGTGTGATTACGACGAAGGGATGTAAGATCTACATCCCGACTCGTTTTCGCGATAAGAGTCTTGCGACAATCGGTAAGGAGACCTATATTCTAGGTCTCTTTATGATCGCTGTTGAAGATAAGTATTATGCGGTTAATAATGTTAATGCAATGATCCGCATCGAACCGAGTTCCATCAATACGGTATCGATTGATAACAAAGACTATTTTGAATTTGTATTCGAACAAAACGATACGGTATTTCCATCGACCGATTTAGTTAAAGACGATACGCTTTTGTATTACATCTTTGATGAGGTCGTTAGTAAGGGTAACATTCCTGCTTACCTTAACTATTTGGACTTGGGACATCTATTTGACACCGCACAAGAGTTTGCTGGGGTTAAATTAGTTAGCACACCAACAGTCATGCATATGCTACTTTCTAAGTTAGCACGTGATCCAGGTGATCTAAATACTTATTTCCGACAGGTATCCAACGGCGATGATTTGGATAATGCAAAATTCTTACAACTTCGAAGCAGTACGCATGGCGCTACCAACACCACAGCCCGAATGATGGGTAGTTACTTCTCAGATAACATCACCAGCGCTTTGGTCAACCCGGCTGGTCGAGAAGAAAACATTGAACGCATCTTAAGAAGTTAAGGAATTTACAATGGCCGATAAAGTTACCTATGGTAATACTGTCTTAAAAGGCATTAATAAGGCAGGCAATTTAAAACCTGATGAGAACGGTTACTATACTGTTGTATTGGGCGCTATCGGTGTTATGAACTCTGGGGGTGAATGTTACCCAGATACTGAAAAGGCTCGTAACACGTTTAACCGTAGCAGCAGCTTACTACGTCGGATTAACCAAGGATTACTTCGTGGTGAATATGCTCACCCAGATCCTGCTGGTTATCCCAACATGATCGCCTTTGAACGTCGTGTTCGTCAAATCAAAGAAGACCGCATCTGCATGCACATTGCCGATGTTTGGTTGGAAGAGATTGAACATGAGGGTAAGAAACTTACTGGTATCCTAGGACGCATTCGTCCGACCGGTCCTTATGGTAAGGTTCTTAAAGAAATGTTAGACAACCCTGAAGAGAACGTTACTTTCTCTGGGCGTTACTACAGTGATGTCTACATGAAGAACGGTGTGCGCCATCGTGAGATTCATACGGTAGGTACTTGGGACTTTGTTTCTGAACCTGGCGTAGCAGCATCACAGAAGTATTGTTCACCGACACTTGAGTCAGCTGACGATACAGTCTTCTACCGCACTCAGTTAGAAGGTGCTGTTGTTGCTGAAGAAAACGATAAAGAGATGGCCATGAGTATGGAGTCATCTGGCATCACAGCTCAAACACTAGTTGAAGAACTTGGTTTTAGTCGTAAGACTAAAGGTAGTCGCGCTTCTTTAGACTGGTAATATGTGGGGAGGGTAATCCTCCCCATATGCCGATTGCTCAAATTTATAGACATATATCATTGATGTGACTTGTAGTTAATCTAGATGTATGCAACACATGTATTGATGTAATTTAATTTAAGGATATCTCATGTCTAATCGAAATAGCATTTTGGAGATTAGTGATAAGCTTGCGTTAAAGGCAGCTATCAATACTTTGATCCATGATTTGGGTTTAGTAAAAGAGAAATGTACCGATCTGATGAATGATGAAAATTGTTCTGAAGAGGATAAGGTTGCATGTGAAACAATACTGAAAGATTACGACGGTCACCTTGAAGACCTTCAAGATCAAATGGACTCTGTTTATCTAACGCGTGGTGAGGAACAATTTAAAGTTGCTTTGAATCGTTTCGCTGATACTGCGCAGGCAATAACGGACCTGATTAGTGATAATCTGGGAGCTAGCAATGATGAGGAAAACTCAGAACGCTGACTTCCTTAAACAATTACATGATGTACTTGATTTAGACGAGGATGCGAAAGTATCCTCTATTCAAGAGATATTGGATAAGGACGTCGGTCCAATCGGTGGTACTCGAAGAAAGAATGAACGTCGCTTTTTATGTGGCGAGATTACTTTCGATGAATACCTTGAATTATTAGAAAATCCATTAGGAGGTTAATTATGACGTTTATTTTAAATTAATAAAAATAGGAGAAACTATGAAAAAATACGAAAACACTACAATAAAAACTATTGCAACAACACTATTCGGCATCTTGATGTATGATGCGTTAAAGTCTGTGGGAATAATCCCAATGCTTATAACCGTACTCGTATGTTTGGGTGTCTTGATTTTATTCACAATAACAACGTGGATAGATTCACCTCGTGAAAAGCGAAGTGATAACCTGATAGCTATTAATCAATTGATGATATTACCGATACTAGATTTCATGTGTAATACAGTCATTGGACTATCTATAGCCATATTGACTGACGATGGAATCGTTCTTGATACCTATCACGTTGTCACTCTCCCGTTGTTGACCGCGACGTTAGCTCTATTTACGATCTATGCGTCACGTAAGCTGCAAGAGTAATGCGTATCGAGGAACCTTCGGGTTCCTCTTTTTTTTTTGACATGACTGCATTATCTAGTGACTAATAATAACTCTAGGGAAATGTCATGGAACCGAAATATCGCCATTTAGATATTGATCGAGAAAAACCCGTTGTATTTTTAGATTTATGTGGGGTCGTTAACCATGTGCTAGCCTTTAGACCATGGTGGATGACTGTGGCTAATATGTCGGTAAGTAAACACGATTGGGCTGATACACACATGATCAAGTTACTCGGGGAGATATTCAGACAAACCAACACACAGATAGTCATCGTATCCTCTTGGGCACCAAGCTTTAAAGGTCCGGAACATGAGACCATCCGGCGGATCGCTAAAGATCTTGAATTGGATAATGTATTGGGTAGCGCACACACAGGTGGTGGCGACTTTAGAGCGCAGTGCATATTGGAGTGTGTTGCTGAGAAAAAGCTAGAGAAGTACCTTATCATTGATGACGCGATGCCGATGTACGAGAAATCGACAGATCTGCATGACAATCTAATTTCTCCAGATGGTCGTTGGGGCATCACATACCGTGAACTCGATGAGATCTACATCACGTTAAAGCGTATGTTGGGTGAAGAACTCAACCAAGATGAGGAGTTTACTGCTAACGTAATCGATAATGGTAGGTAGGAGCTCCTGTATGCGCCTGTACGAGGTTTAAACTCTTAACTCGACAACTTATGCATCTTTTGATTATATCTCCTTAGAATGTAAATAAAACAATGTGAGATATATATCATCAATTTGATTCTGCGTTAAAGAATCTCCTTATAAATACCAATTATAAAACATACGTGTAAAGTTTTACACGACTGCATCGTTATATAGCGACGATAGTGTCGCATCGTTAAATCAACAAACCATAATTAAGGAAAAAGACACATGTCTGATATCAGTCCAAATGTAAACAAGCTTGCCGAACAATTCCAGGGTCAAATGGAACAAGGCGAGGGTGGTGTACTTAACCTTCCGGCTAAAGCCTATGAGCAGAGTCTTCCTGAAGATCTGTCTATGGATACCGTAAAGCGTGTCAAATCACATGACGAAGATGTGGTCGCAGCACTGACTCTGGCAACCGGTCGTCAGGGTGAGCAGATGATGAAGAATGACAAAGGCCTTCAGTCTGTATCGTCTTCTATGAAGTTTGGTAAGTTCGGTGATGTTAACGTACAGTATGACCGCGCTAAGGTTGGTCCTAAGTCAATCACTGACCGCACTGAAGTTACTCGCTATGGTCAGACGCAAGCCCGCGTTCGCACGTTCGCTGGTAAACCTCGCGGTGATCTGAAGAAGGTCCGTGAGACTCTGGCGTCTAATGCTGAGAAACTATTCGGTTAAGTTTCCTGCGTAGGTGGACCTACCTCTTCGGAGGTGGGTCTGCCAACTTTTATTTTTTGAGGTGACTCATCATGAATGTTAAAATACACTTTTTGTTAAATCCACAAGTCATCACCATGATGTCTAATACCTATTCTTGGGCGCTCAAGTCTAAAGAGGAATTTGATGAGTTGCCCGATAAAGAAAAATCAGAAATACGAGATGTACGTGGTAAATTCAATTACATCGATCAAGCTGTTGAACTTATCAACTTAGAATTAGAAGATCAATATCGATATGTCGGTCTTAAACGTATCGATGAGACTGACTTAAAACGGGCCTATCGAATTCAACTGGGTCAAGAACCCGATGACCGCTTAGGTACTATCTACAACTGGGTTATGGCTAAATTCCCATTATTGCTTCCATATGAGGGCAACAAGTGCGTTAAACATCTATGTGACTGCAACACTAAGCATGAAGTACAACTCAAGCTCTATGACGATTTCATAGAGGATATGGAAGATCGTGGTAAGTTAACCTCCATCACTCGTATTCCCGGTGGATATTTAGACGCACACACCATCGAGCAGTTATTCTTAGATGTATTGGAAGTTATTGAAGATTATAATCCTGAGATGGCTAAGATCTATGACTTTAACATGGTGAAGGAATGATTGAGTTATATACTGTTCAGATTAGTAATGTAAACAATATTGACGATGAGACGATTGAGGTATTGGATACAACAGTAAAGTCTGGCTACGGTATGTTAGCGCCCACTTGGAATATGGTCTGGGATTTTAAGTCAGGAGAATTAAGCTGGCGGGACTATACAAGGCGTTACTTAGAGATGATGCGCGAGTCATTAAGTGCGAATCGTCCGTTGTGGTCTAAGTTGTTTTCGAATAACACCAGTGGCAATAGGAAAATAGCACTTGCTTGTTATTGTAAACCTAACGCTTGTTGTCATCGTTATCTGTTAAGGGACTTTATCATTGACTGGAAAAGTTCGGAAGGTGAGGAGATTCTAGATATGGGTGAATTGCTATAATCAAAAAAAAAAGAGGGAGGTGTTACCCTCCCCCAAATCAGTCAGACACTCGCCAGGGATCGAGTGCCTATACCATTAAGGCGGATAAAGAGGGAGGCCGAAGCCTCCCCTTTATTTTTTGTCTTACTGACCTGTTCCAACGCCAGACTCGCTCGCACGCTGGATACTTTCACGGTAACCATTGTTTTGAGCGCGGATGTCTGCTTGAATCTGATCAACGAATGCTGGGCGCTGATGCGGTCCGGCATTGATATAGTTGATTTCATCAAGACGTGCTTGGGCAAAGTCCATAACACCACGCGATTGAACTGGGATACCAGTAAACTCGATTGACAACTCCGGTACTTCTTGACCAGTAGTTAAGTCACGAGTAGACTCGATGATACCAGAACTCAGAGGGAACATGTTAGTTACCATCCAAGCGTGGACAACTTTACGACGCAACGGATCTGGTTCGATGTACAACGTAGTGAAGCTGTACATGTCTGCCAACTGATCGTCGATAGCATCAGGGTTGATCGTCATGATACCCGGTTGCTTAGTCGTTGGATCAGCAATCAAGTTGCGGATGAAGTAAGACCAGAAGGTACTGATCGCTGCACCGTAACGCTCGTCGTAAGCGTGAGTCGGTGTGATCTGTTCTTCCGTCACATTGTTAGGGTCACGTTGCATGTGGCCTGCACCACCAATTTGACGTTCACCTGCTTCAACCGTCAAACCACGAGAGATGCCCGTGATGTTCTTCGATTGAGTTTCAATAAGAGACTTCAGAGTAGCTACCAATTGATCAGAATCCGGTAACCCAGAGAAACCACGAGGAGCCTCAACAAGTAATGGGATAAGATTCTGTGGTACGTAACCTGTGTTAGAAACGTACGTATCAATATCAGGCTGGTAGCCATACTGACCGTCTACGGCAAGGTTGACTTGGGGAGCGAGATTCTCGCGTCCCCGTGTATGACCTACGCCGCGTTTGAAAATGTCTTTAGTTCTGCTCATATTTCAACGCTCCGTAATCGGTGTATTAACCAGCGAAATCGGCACGACGACGCGCGACGATTGTGTACGATCCAACACTACGCATGTTGTTCATGTATAGCTCGATGGTCGTAGACCATGCATAACCCAGCTCTTCATCGATGTCAGTGAATTCTGTGCGAGGCACAACAATCACACGATCATCAAAACGACCTTGGGTCATGTCAGCGATGAGGTCATCACTGCGCTCAATGAACTGATCGGCAGTAAGTTTACTGTTACCAGTAAGCTGACGCCATGCGCGCTCTGCAACTTTCTCAACTTCAGCAACAATGAACATGTTGATAGCTGAGTTCAACGTTGAAGTTGAATCATCATAAACAGTTTGAATTGCTGGGAAGAACAAGCTGCGACGATCGAAGTTCTGTACCCAAACCAGACCAGCGTCCCAATCATTGTCGTAGACGTTTTGTGGTTTGTAGGTAGCGTTGACGTTCTTGAACATGTCAACTTGGTTGTATGGTGCAGTATCGAAACCACGATCGGCTTTCCAGATACCATCACCAGCACCCATGAAGCTCGAACACATATCTGCAAACTGGATAGTCAACGGCAATAGACCTTTGTAAGGGCTACGCAGTAATTCACCAGAGTGACCGATAACAACGGCACGACAGACAGATGTACCATAAACTTCTGACTCAGGGAAAGCACGAGCAGCTGCACGTAACGTGGTAGCCATTGCACTTTCTTGCTCGGCAGTGTTCTGCGGTAGCAATACATCTTGTGTAGACAAGATGGTCACGACGTCTTTCCGGCGAGACATTGGGATAAGCATTGCTTTCTTAGTATCCAAGTCAAAACCAGTGTCGTAGAATACGCTGTGTGGGTACATCGCTGTATCCAACAGTGGGAATTCACCGTCACCATATTGCTCACATTCGTTCTTAACTAACTTGTTAAGGTTTTCGAATGAGATGGTACCATCAGAACCGCCAGCGGCATAATGGTTGGTGTTTGGTGTAAATACTGCACCGCCACCTGCTACGCCTTCAAGTTTCAGCGTATGGTAAGCATTACCTTCCAGATCTTCACCACCAACGAAGTTAAATAGATATTTAGCTTCTTCAGGGTCAGTAGGCCAATCCGGTTGTTGTGGCTGCTCGGCAGTGTACAGCATTTCTAAAACAGTATCGATATCGTCTTGGTAGACGTGCAGTCCATTGAATGGACCATACTGTTTAGGCAATACATCCAGGTCACGGTAAGCATCCAACAGGATGTCGCCAGCATAAAGCTCTGCATCGAAGTTCTTATCGATACTACCTGGTTTCAATGAGAACTCAACCGTTTGAGAACCGCGTTTGGTCTCAATGATGTTTGGTTGAGAACGGGCGTCTGGACGCTCGATCATCTGCATACGGAATAAGAATGCAGATTGGTCAACGATGGCTGACTCGTTAGCAACCTGAGAAGAACTCAGTGTTGGAGCAAACATACGCAGACCTTTCAGGTTGCCGTGTGCACCAAAATCGCTAACTTGTAAATCCATGATTGGATATACAGTAGACTGCTCGTCGTTGGCATTTAACATTTCACCGGCTTGCGCTTGCGCATTGCCGATTTCGCCAGTCTCAGAATGAGTAACCAACCAACGCGCGCGATTACCGGCGACAGTATCACCAGTTTCGATTGGTTTGCCGTCAACGTCTAATGCGACGCTACCGTCTGGGTTACGCTGATAAACTGGAACCTGATCAGATACAACTTCAAGAGACAAACGAATCGTCGCTGGAGCATTTGCATCTTCAGGCTTAAGACGCTGAACCATCATCGCGTTGCCGTTGCCATTTAAGACACTAGCCAACACAGTCTGATGCGTTGCGTACTTACTGCGCAAGTCGAAGGACTTCGAACCATACATGCGCTGAGCTGAAGAGCCAGACACGATTTGAGGTTCTAATGGTCCTTTTTCTGTGAATAGGAATACATGAGGTAAATGCGTGGGGATTTGCTCGGGGATAACTGGAAGGTTACCACCGGACTCATCACGCACCCCTTTTAAGATCGCCTTTGGGGCGGCTTTTAACTTGTTGGTGCTCATTAAGAGCCCTCCTTTGTCTAATCTGGACCAGATTCTATGGATAATGTTGATCATACATCATCATAGAATTAACGCTATATTGATGGTAATGTGATTTTTTACACAACCTTCTAATAGGACGGAGTAACAAAAACTATGTTTACCACACCTTACCAGACTACGGTTTGCCGATCACATAAAGTGGACGACATCGTAAAAGAATTAAAAGAACGGATTATCGCGCATACGTTGCACAGTACCAATCCCTACATTCTATTTGTAACACAGCAGGATACCGAAGTAAAACCCTTCGTACATCCCATGCTCATAGAGATGGACAGGGACGAGCGGTACATTGTATCCGACCTTCGTCCAGTAAGCCGCATTAATTCAAATGGAGAGATCGTCCAGACGAGTGATTTCCAATACATGAACTACCGTTGTGTTCTGATGAAAGAAGCATGGATTGATGGTAATGTAGAAGATCTATTGAACTTGGGTGATTACCAAATAAAAGTATTCAGTAAGTTGATGGCTGAGAACTTAGGTCGCCGGATGAACCTTAAGATTGAAACACAGCTTCGCATCCAAGTTCTATCTTGCTTCTACTACTTATCTTTGTTTGAAGAGCAAGACGATTATGATTACAACGATGAAGACCAGTTGATGCGTCGTGCTAAACGTTGTAGTCGAATTTCTGGTTTGCCGATTCAAGACGTGTTAGAGATCATTGATTCTCTTCCAAATATCGGAACAATGAATATGTTCACTGAAGCATTGCGTGAACGCACTCAAAGTGTTCGACTTGAAAAGTTATCTGCGGGTGTGATCTACACCATGTTAGGTGGTGTATGGTTTGGCAATAATGCATCTGAGCAGGTAGCTGTAGCACTTGAACATCCGCCGACGTGGTGCGCCATGTTGTATATGGCTACTGTAAATCGTGGTTATCGTAAAACCATCTTGGGACAACTGACACAACAAATGAATAAACGAAGTGACTTAGGTGACACATTTATTCGCAACTTCGGTGCGTTGACTCGAGACTACTCCTAAGGAGTACCCATGTTAGAATATTTAATTGATCATGCGAGGGACAATATCTGGTGCTCACCAGATCAAGATTATCAGTCCATCGTAGCACCTCACCGACTTAGCGGTCGGTTTGGTGCGCTCGACTATCAAGTGGTCATGTGGGATAAAGTCTATCTACCAACTTGGGATGAACGTTATCACGTTTTCCAAATTGGACACATCCACCCCAAATTGTTGGGTATGTTAACCATTAGCGATAAATGGCAGAAGCTGACAGACTTGATCAACGATTCAGATCTAACGGCTGAAGTCTATTTTGAAGATGGCGTTCAAGTACCTCGTTGTGAGTGTTGGTTGCGTTATGGCCGCCATCGCAATCTTATCATGGCTGTAAAAGACCATGTCCGCATCCCTAAGATCAAAACTGAAGCACCCTACATTCGAGTTTATACCAATGCATATTACAAATCGGATCGCTTCGATGGAGTACCTGCTACAACTACAACGCAGGGTCGTGTTGTATCCACGTCAGATGAGATACTTGCGTTCCAACGTAAGTTCCACGACGCTCTTCAGTTAGAAGGTGCGGCTTTAGCGTTTTGTAATGGTCGACTGGTTAACGACTTAAGTCCTTTTAATGTACGAAATGGCGACTATGTTGAATTCGTACAAGACAATTCGGTCTACCGGACGGTTGACTTTAAAGTATCTGATCTACAATCGTTTGAAAGTGAGTTAGATAACAAACGTAAGTTCTTACTGAGTTATCCTGAATTTGGAAACGATACGATCGACTTTGAAGATGATATCGATTTGTATATCTATAAACCAGGTGAGCAGGGTCGATATTGGGGTGTTTATTATCATAACAACCAAAAAGATGCAATCCGCATGCTAACACATAAGGACTATTCTGTTCCTGTGTCTTACGTACAAGGTTATGCTAACGATAATGGTTGGGGCGACATAAACGATCTAGTCATTCGGATGTATGTTCGTAAATCTGGATTTAAACGCCAGTTGGTTCAAGAAGCTAACCGCATCTTTGAGCTATATCGCTTGAGTCACGATAAAGTGAAACAAGCGATGTTGGGCATTGACTCCACAGTACCTAATTGGAGAGCTGAACACCTCGAGCAATCACCTTACGTTAAGATCATGCGTTCGATTTCATCCGACCTTGATCCTATCATGGTTCAAAAGACCTTCGGCTACAATGCAATGTCTCGCCTACTAGGTGATACACCAACCGAAGTTCAGTTTGAAGAGAACTGGCCTTATGTGGAACTGCCACCGGGTTTGTACGTCGACTCAACTGCATACGAGTATGATGAAGATGGTTTATTGTTAGGTTTCTACCACCATCAAAATGGCGTTACGTATCGTTGTAATAACAAGGCGGCGAGAACCGTGGAGATGTTGGGCGGTATTGGCGACTCTTCTTTGGATGTAGAATTCCATAAAAGTGAGTTAACCATTGATCCTACCTACGACTACCGCGTTTACCTTTGTACGTTATTGGGTAATCAGCCTGCTTGGGATTGGGTGGATATATCGAATACGAACATCGTCTCTATTATCAACGACGAGATGTCACTCAACATCAATCCGTTAGTTGACTACTCCGCTATTGTAAGTAACAAGAAGTTCCTTTCTTACGAAATGCAATTGGAACCAGTCAACGGTGTGATGATATTTAGCGTCAACGTCGATGAAGAACACTTCGGTGTTAATGAGAAGATGGTATCGACCATACCACCACGTCGAATCGATCTGTGGATGAATAAACACCCGTTGATTGAAGGGCTTGATTTCCACGTAAAATGGCCTGAAGTCGTCATCTGTAATAAGCAATATCACGACGAATCTAAAGCCAAACAAGACATCGTAGTTCGCTGTACAGGTTTCTGCAATGAAGACCTAACTTTAGATAATCAAAGAGAGTTTGGTTTTGTTGAACACGGTTACTTAAGTGCGGATCGCCGCTATGATGTTCGAGACGATAAAGTATTGTCTTGTATTGTTGGTGGTAAGCTAGTTCATCGTGATAACTTGGAGTTTGCAGAAGACAACTTAGGTGTGAGTATTCCGGGGATTGATAATGGTACACCATATTCAGTTCGTGAGAATATCGTGCCGATGCGTGGGGAGATGATGGATGACACGTATGTCATGCGTGAACGGTCTATGGAAGTGGATACAATCATCAGTGACTACATGACGGTCAAATATCCAGAACCAGAAATCCCTGAAGTAAACGCCATCCCTCAGCGGTATCGTTTGTACAGTCCGTTTCTATCGCGGTTGATTAATAACTTACTGGAGGGTCACATCGACAATGAACCATTGAAGGAGCACTTTTCAAACTCCGATATGGTTGACATGGTCAAAGAGTATGAGTACTTGTTAGAATTTGATCCTGCACATTTAGGCTACAATGAAGATTATGTAACGGTACATCCACACCGTTATACTGGTAAGATTCAGCTTGATGTCTACCAGAATAATTTCATCCGCAGAATCATTCAGTATTACTTTGACGATAAGATTGATGCAAGTCGCTTCATCGAAGTGACCTTACCGATAAATTAATGGAGTCACCAAATGGCTAACAGTAATGTTGTACCAATCGTAGATCCGGATCGCGGATTTAAGATGTGGCACATAGATGAAATCTTCACAGGTCAGGCCGGTATGACTGAAGATGATAAGCGCTACGTCCCGAATGAACGGGACTTAGTCTTTTCAGCTACCGAAGGTTTCTTCGTAGTCGAAGAAGTCGACTACACCACCGGATTAAGTGTATTGAAGCCTTGGGATGAGGTACGTGAAACAGGGTTTGGTGAAAACGATCGTGATCTTTTATTAGGTCAAGGACCGGGTAAGATATCTGAGTCCTATCGCGTGTATCTCGATACATCTGTTACACCACATACTTTAGCATTCGATGCCCGTCTCAAGGTCTACGGTACCACAACGAAATACGTTAAAGTGTTTAAAGGTACCCGCATTGAAAATGGTGATGTCATATCCCGTCAGTATGACCAGAACGGTTCTCTGTTAGGTGAAGACATTCCACTTGAGATGGCTCGTACTGAGGACGCTAGCAATTTAGCGATTAAAGCACCTCAGGTTGGATACAGCGCTAAAGCGATGGAAGATGGTGAAATCGTAACGGCTGTATTCTACGATGATGCAGGCGATGTTGTATCGATCTCACATCTGCTTGTGAAGAATACTTCTTTCATTCGCACGATGAATGAATCGACGAAGTATATCACAAGTATCGAAATCGAGTCTCCGTTCTTGTCTAAGTCTGACAACCGTGTATTGGAATGTCCTATCAATATCCCAATCGAAGCTATTGCTCGTATGGGTATTGTTAAGTACAGCAACGGTGAAGAAGCGCGCATGCCGATCGATGGTACTAAATTCGATCTGTACGGCCTCAGACGCTTCGTTTCCACCATACTGGGACAACGACAGCCAATTACGCTTACATACCGCCTGTCGCCTAATGAGGTGGCGTACGGGTCAGTTCCAGGTGCCACTAATCACATCACCGAAGATTATCTGGCAACAACGACTAAAGTTGATGGTGCATACAGCGTTAAGTTGTTTAGCTACCCTACTTGGGTTGATGAAACGAGCGGTTATCGTTTAGAGCACTTCTTGTACAACTTGGAACGCGATGAAGTCTTCAACGTAACTCAGTATGTAGAGCTAGCTGCTAACTCAAAAGCATTCGAACCAAAAGAATACGGTGTAGCGCAAGATATCACATTTGCGGTTGACCTTTCTAAAGTATCGAATCGCTTTAAGAACTATCGCCACCTTCAAACGACGCGTATCGTTCTACGTCGTCCTGGTTTAGATACCAATACGACCAACTGGACTGTACAGTTTGATCGGGGCGAGGAAGCTTATGGTGAAGGCCTCAAGGCAGAACTTGAATTCGTTAACTCAAACTTATGGAACCTGAGAGTCGATAATGACTTTGGTTCTATGGAACATTGGTTGCGTGAAGTGTATGAGAAAACCTTACCGCTTTACGATAAAACGTCTGAAGACAAACCACCGACACCGACTCACTTCCGTCTGATTGCAGGCAACTACTCTAACGAGTGGCCTGTCAGTATGTGGAATGAAGTATTTACCTTGAATACGATTCAAGAAGCAGGTGAAAACGTTTACTTGCAATTCTTCCGTCGCACATCGCAGACTGATTTAGAGTTGAGTACGGCTGGTTTAATCATCCGTCAAATCAACTAAGACTAATAATGGGAGGGCAGTAGCCCTCCTTTATTTTTTGAAATGGTATGATTCTTAGAAGAATAACGCATTTAAAGGTATTAGAAAATGATCGTTTTTAAACAAGATTGGAGAAAATACCCTAAAGCGATTGTGGATACCAAGACGCCCAATAAATCATTCCTTAACATGGCGGCCCTACTTAGGGATATGGGCGTCGATCATTACTATTTCCACTTGGCTCTTTTACAGCCAGAGCTCCAGGGAGTTAATCCTCACGCAGAGGGTCTTACTCGAGATGAAAGAGCACGCGTTTTATACGAGTGTGATAATAATCCTTGGTATTACCTTCGTGAGATTGTTATTGACCACGGTGCCGGTATTGAGATAGACGATAAACGCTTCAGAGCGAATCGTGCGAATATCGCTGCTATGTGGTTACTGTTAGCCTGTATCGATTATATCCAGATCCAACCCCGTCAGACGGGTAAGTCCTATGGTACGGATAATAACTCGTTATGGCTGATGTATTTCTGTTATACAGACACACAACTTAACTTGATTACTAAAGATGAGTCGTTGCGTAAAAACAACATTGCTCGTCTAAAGAAACTTAGAGATGGTTGGCCTGATTGGCTAAACCGTAATACAAAGAAAGATGATAACAACCAAATCTCTTTGAGTTGCCAAGATCGCAACAATAAGTATTATACTCACGTATCTCAAAGTTCAGAAAAAGCAGCCAACAACCTTGGTCGTGGTATGACGTCGCCGTTCATACACATCGATGAGGGTCCGTTCATCAATCACATTGAGACAACTGTTTCTGCGGCAATGGGTTCAACCAACACGGCTCGTGAGATAGCGAAACGAAAAGGTGTTCCTTATTGCACTATCTTTACCACAACAGCTGGTAACCAAGAAGATAGAGACGGGCGTTATGTCTACAACCTGATGAACGAGGCAGCAGTTTGGACTGAGCGTTTCTACGATTGCTTTGATCGAGATGATCTTGTTAAGCTGATTAAGACTAACTCATCTGGACGTTCGGTTATGGTTAACCTGACTATGTCCGCATTGCAGTTAGGATTTAGTAAACAATGGTTGTATGAAGCTATTGCTAACGCACGCAGTGATGGTGATAATATCGATCGTGACTATTTCAACGTTTGGACGTCGAGTAGTAACTCATCGCTTATCCCTCAACATTTAGCTAAGCAAATACGTGCTTCTGAAATGCTACCGACCGATCAATGGATATCAAAAGAAAACTACATCTTCCGTTGGTATGAAGATGTCGATCCATCTACATGGTACGTCCTGTGTGTGGATACTTCCGATGCCATTGGTCGAGATGATATTGCTGTTACGCTGTTGAATTCTAAAACGGGAGCCACTGCTGGTTCTGCTACGTTTAATGAAACAAACCTAATGCGTTTTGCACAGTGGTTGTTAGAGTTCATGCTAACTTACAAGAACAGCGTATTGGTAATCGAACGTCGGTATAACGCGCAAACGATCATTGACTACTTGTTGTTAAAACTACCTGTCAATGGAGAAGATCCTTTTGTTCGGATTTTTAATCAGATCGTTCAAAAGCGTGATGAGCGTGGTGATGACTTTAGTAAGATATCCACTACGAATGTTTCGCGCCCTAAACATGTATACGATCGATATCGTCGTGATTTTGGTTTTCTCACTAATAGCGATACTCGTAAATTACTTTATAATAACGTTATGATGAACGCTGCCAAGGACGTAGGTAGTAAGGTTCGCGATAAAACGTTAATTCACCAAATGCTTAACCTAGTTATTAAGAACAACCGCATCGATCATGGGTCGGGTGGTCATGATGACTTAGTCATTAGTTGGCTCATGGGTCATTGGTTCTTAAACTACGGTATCAATCTGAGTCATTATGGTTTAGATTCTAAGATGGTGATGATCGACAGAAATAGTGGTGGTAAGAAAATGTCTCCTAAAGAACGGATGGAGAGAGAAGAGCAGGAAGCTCTCATGAGTAAAGTTAAGACACTACACGAGAAGCTGAAAGAAGCAACCAGTCAGTTGGATATCATTCGATTGGAGATGGAACTTTCCTCAGTAATGTCGAAAGTGAAATCAACCGAGGATGATGGTATGACTCTAGACGCTTTATTGCAAGAAGCTAATGAAGCGAGAGACGTTCGTCGTAATAACAAATATGGCGGTCGCAACCGACAGGCTTCCGAGCTTTTGCGATATCATAGCTAAATTAGGTACCTAAGTATGAATATCGAACAACTCTCTAAAGAGATAAATAAAGTCGTCCGAGTACTGGGCGATAAGCTATCGGCTAGACATAATGAATTGGATAACCGAATAGCTTCACATGAGCAACGTACTGATAATCCACATGCCGTTACTAAACAGCAAGTGGGCTTAGGTGAACTACCTAATGCAACTACCATCAGTCGGAGTGATGAGTCGACGGACAAGTTACTCCTTGCTAGATCGCTCGCCGATCACACGAATAATAGTACCGATCACGACGATCGGTATTATACTCAAGTGCAAGTCGACGATAAGGATACGTCAGTTCTAAATGCGGCTAAGGGATATACTGACACTAATGTCAATAATACCAATGAAGCATTGGAATTCCATAAATCGTCTACTGACCATGATGACCAGTATTACACTCAAAGTCAAGTAGACGATAAAGATGCGTCTGTATTGTCGCAAGCAAAACAACATGCAGATAACGTATCTCAACAAAATTCCACTGAAGTAAACAACAGTCTAGAAACCCATAAGTCGTCAAACGACCATGATACGCGTTACTATACTCAACTTCAATTGGATGATCGTTTTGAAGGTCTTGTTGGGGACATTAATTCTGCGTTGTCTAATCGTGACGAAGCATTCGAGACACACAAAGACTCGAATGATCACGATGAGCGTTATTATACGAAAACTCAAATCGATAGCCAAGTAAGCACTATCAATACGACTATTTCCGATAATGATACTGCACAAACGCAGGCGCTTGAGACACATAAAACATCGACAGATCACGATTATCGTTACTACACTAAAACGCAGATCGACGATCAGATGTCTTTGGTAAATCAAACGATCAACCAGAACGATACCGATCAAACTCAAGCTCTGACAACACACAAAGGGTCTGGCGACCATGATGGTCGCTATTATACTCAGACACAAGTGGATACGTTAGCCTCGACTATACGGGATGAAATATCTCAAACTGGAAGTTCGGCTACGACTGATCTAGAAAACCACAAGACTTCAACAGACCACGACTATCGTTATTATACGAAAGCACAGGCGGATGCTCAGCTTGCTCTTAAAACGGATATCAGTAGCATTGTAGATAATTTAACATCTACATTAGTGGATGTTCCTTTAAGTGCTAATCAGGGTCGAGTGTTGAAAGGTTTAGTCGATCAAATCAACGCCACTATTATGTCCGACGATGCAACCCTTGATGAGTTGCAAGAGATTGTGGACTTCATTAAACTCAATCGAAATGAGTTAGATGCATTGTCGATATCTGGTGTAGCTGGACTACAAACTGCACTTGATGGTAAAGTTGATAAGGTCACTGGTAAAGCGTTGTCGACTAACGACTTAACTGACGTGTTGTTAGCTAAATTGCAAGGCATTGAAGATGGTGCTCAAGTAAACCGACCCATCACCAATAGTCGCACTACAAACAGTGCTGAGACAGCATTATCGGCCAAGGGCATGAATGATCACGTGATGAGTGGTGATCATGATGGTCGCTACTACACGCATACTCAGGTAGATAGTAAAGATGCTGCTACTTTACAATCAGCAAAAGAATACGCCGATAGCGTTGGGTCAAATACCGGTACACAGGCTACTCAAGACTTAGATGCGCATAAAACGTCTACTGATCATGATACTCGTTATTATACACATCAACAAGTAGATGATGCGATTGCCGCTGCAAAGAGTGAGGCTATTTCATCTGCGAACAGTTCTTTGACGACACATAAATCGTCAACAGATCACGATAGTAGATACTACACACAGACTCAAGTTGAGTCTATGTTGGCTGATACTCAAAGTGCGGCTGAAAGTACCGCTAGTGGTGCATTGACTACACATAAGAGTTCGGGCGATCACGATGGTCGATATTACCGTAAAGGTGAAATCGATACGAAATTATCTCAAACTCAATCTGCTGCGGAAAGTACTGCAAGCACTGCGCTATCGAATCACAAATCTTCTGGCGATCACGATGGGCGTTACTATACGCAATCTCAAATCGATCAGAAGTTTGCGGATGTTCAATCCACTATCGACCAAGGTGTGGCCGACGACCTTAATGCTCACAAATCTTCAAGTGACCATGATAGTCGTTACTACACTCAAAGTCAGGTGGATGCGAAAGTATCTGGTGCAGAAAGTCGAGCTACATCATTGACTGAAACTCGTTACGAGCAAGTCCTATCGGAATTCGTTAAGACGGATGTTAAGATAGCTGCGCGTGGTGATGATGTTGAGGCGATGAAAGGTACTGAGCAATCTTTCCAAGAGATATTTAACTCTTGGATGAGATTCAGTCGTAGTACTAGTGGTTTAGGTAATGAAGCCAATCCAGCAGAACTCACTGAATGGATCTACAATTCAACAGACGACACGATCGAGTGTGCTATAAACTCAGGCTCTTACATTGGGTTTATTTCACCCGATAAGTTTGAAGAATATGTGTTTGAAGTTAAGATGAGTTCGACCAGTACTGATGACGATTGGATTACTGTTGTTGCGGCTTATGCTGAAGACAATAATGGTAATGGCTTCACGCTTGACGTTGTTCGTGCTCTCAATGGCGATGCACCTATGGTTATTAATTATAATCATAGTTCGCAGGGCACCATTAAGTTGGCTGAAGTGCTTGACCCACTACACTGGGGTGATGGAAATATCGCTACTGGCCCAATCGGTGGTAATACGCTACCGGGTTGGGGTAATGGTTCACCCAACGGTGTTCGTGTTAAAGTTACTCGCAATGGTGACATATTCACTATTGAGACAACTCAAACGAATGATGGTAGCGACAACTACCTACCGGGTGCTACAGTAACGATTGACTTAAATAGTCGACCTGAACTATCGGTGTTTAAAGGTCCTAAGCAATACGGTATCGGTGCACAATCTCAGGCTAACTCAACTTGGGATTTCATTCAGAAACCAAGTTCACTAGAAGACATCGTGGATGTCGTCAATGGTGTAGTTTGGCGGTATGATTCGGTCAGCGGGTGGACTTCTTCAGCGATCACTGATGCAACTCAATACGTTACACCAGATCGTGTTTATCGAAATGATGGACGCATATTTGTATCGGATGGCGAAGGAAACATCTTAGAGGTTGCTACAAAAGATCCTCTAACTGGTAGTATTCATGCTGGCGACAGCGTGACCCTCGGTGGACCCGACGCTTCGGGTGCTCGTTATAGCGTTTCCTATGACAGCGACACCGATTCTTTGGATGTTACCCATTTGGGATAAAAACAATAATCGTGTGTGGGGTGGGCTGGTCCTACCCTACACGCGTTATTTTTCTGTGAGGCAAAAATGGCTATCAAATACCACTTACCCTTGAATGGTAACCTGGACGAGGTTATATCTGGACACCCCATTACTTCAGTGGGTAATGTTCGGTTTGTAGATGGTCCAGGATTGCAAGTTTTAGAACAAACGAGTAATGACCCATGTGGCGTTACTTTAGAAGATCCAGATATTAACATATTGAATTTCTGTGTAGCTTTTTGGGTAAGACCAACAGTTGTACCGGATACCGAATTCGATATGGTCATGAGTGGTGTAGACCAACAAGGCGAGCGCATAATCCAAGTTGATACACGGACTCCCGATAATGCGTTTTTACTTGCTGCGTTTAAATCTAACAGCGAACGAGTTTGGACAACGCACAACCTATCCACTACGTCTGAATTAAATCAATTCAGATGGATGCATATTGTGATTGGTGTGAGTGAAGGTCACGCATATTTCTATCGCGATGGAGAATTAGTTGGCCGTAAAGAAATGAACCACCTTTACAATGAAAACACACCGCTTAAAGAATTGCGATTAGTGGAAGTCAACGCAACAAACGATTTTAATGGTGCGTCTGAAGTACGTGGTGGTGACTTTGAAGTGAGTGACTTCAGAGTTTACGATTCCATGCTATCGCAACAACAAGTCTTCACGTTGTATAAGCGACCCATATTCCACTTCCCACTGATAGATGAACAATCGGTTAATTCGGGAACATTCGTTTATAGTGAGAATCAAGGTTCAGCATTTAATCATCTGTTAAAAGGTCATGATTTCACTAACGGTGGGATTGTTACAGATTGGAATCCAAGATATTTACCGGGGCAAATCCATTTCACCATGTCTGCTGAGGTTAAATTGGAATCTGCTGGAGATGGTAGGATATTGGAAGTTAGAGATGCTAACAAGCCGGGTGCTCCTTTGATAACGTTTCGTCAAGAAAGCGGCACCATATACGCTCTATTAAGGGATGATGCGGGCGGTAGAAAAGACTTGACTCATTCAATGGAAGTCGATGGTAAATGGCATACTGTAACCATTGTTGTTTTAGATGGTAGAGCATCCATATACATCGATGGAGAATTTATTAAGTCACACCCAGATAAGTTAGCTGGGACTATCGATCTTAGGGGTCAGTATTTTGTTGTTGGCGCTAGAAATATTGACGGTACGATAGATTATCCTTATCAGTCGGTACTTAGAAATGTCTTTTGGTTCGATACAGCATTGACTAAATCTGAGATAAGAAAATTAATCATCAATGGTAACGGTAACGATGGTGAAGGCGGTTTCATGGTTAAGAAAGGGTTGTGGGAGCAACCTGTATATGATCCTCTTGTAGATGGATATAACTTGCTGATGGCGGGTGATGAGGAATATGGATATCGCCATGCTAACGACTCTTTCCAATACATCCCTAGAGAAGATGGCAATCACGAATATATCGTCGATATACAACACGCAGTCATCTGGTTTGATCAAGCCATTGAGGTTTATGGAAATGGTCTAGATACATTTGACAACTACGGTATTTATAGCGAAGTAAAAGCGCTTGATGTTGTTTCACAAACTTACTTCATGATTGTCTGTTACGATAAAAACATGCGTAGAATAGCCATTCAAGATGTAAATATTCAAAGTGGAACGACCACGACGGTGACGCAGCAGGTGAACCCCGGAGATCAATGGGTGTATGTCGATAATGTAGCTGGTTGGACAACGGGTAGTACTAGACCAAGTACATATCACAACATGGTTTATTGGCTAGATGATCCGTCACCTTATGATGTCTATAAATACGCTCGTCGTCGGGAGAATTACACATCTACCGATGTAGACAACAATCGTGTCTATTTTGAAAACGGTTGGCCTGGACCCACACTACCTGCTGGGACTCCAGTAGCTAATTCTTTTTCAGGTGGAACGTTCTCTTACATCGGTGCTTCGGGAAGAAACCTCAATCCGACTGAGGGTTGGGTAGGTCTTGAAGGACAGACTGGTAACTCCGATAGCGTCGGCGGACTACGCTATGGTACTAAATTCATCAAAGTGGGTTGGTTACTAAACCGGTATACGAGTGAACACTCGAGGTCTGCACTTCGACGCATTCGCTGTTGGAATAAAGACTCACATCAACGTATTGACTTCCTTAAAGGTAAGTTCTTTGCCGATAGAGAAGGTCGAACTAATATCTACGAGTTGAATGAAGGTGGGTCAATAAACGAACCCGACCACTGGTTTCCATTCATTGGGAACGTGGATGACTATGGTAAGTCATCCTCAGTATCTAACGTTGATGTTTATTACGATTACGAGAGTGTCTACTTTAACGGTACGTCGTCTCACGTAACTATCGAGGACCACGTACCATTAGGGGTGGAGTTTACGGTATTTACTTGGTACAAGATGAGTTCTAATGATAAATATACTCATTTACTGTCTAACAACAACCAATATGTCTTCGCGTTCAAGATAGGTATTACTGACCCGTACGATGCTGATGCGTACATACACACCGGTAAAACCGGTAGTAAACGATTTGGCATAAAGGTACCTGTAGATGAATGGGTATCGTTGGCGGTGACCTATAAAGACGGTGCGTTGAAACAATACTACAATGGTAAACTGGTTAACACGCACTACGTTAACTTCGACTCCATACCTGGTGGTAGATACCAAATCGGAAGAAATGGTCAGACGACTGGGGAATGGTCACATGGCAACCAAAAAGATCTCTTTGTCTACACTAAGAAATTAGAAGACATAGATCTTGCCAGACTACATTCTTCAACTGGACCTAGTAAGAAGAATAAGATATCTCACGTGCAAGATAAACTACTCGTAACTGGGGAAGTTTATAGTACAGTTTAAAGTAGGAGATAAATAATGTCATTAGTAGCAAGATGGCCACTCAATGGTCATGCTAGAGACATAGTGGGTGGCTTAGATGCCACCCGAGTTTCTGGATCTGGCCTAACTTGGAATACGTCGCCTATTGGGCTAGGTGCACAATTTAATGCAAACGATGACCGCATCATCATTCCACATGACGACTATATAAACAACCGCTGTTTTGGTAAATCAAAAGAATTTTCAGTATCGTTCTTTTATTACCCGATAAGTTATTCGGATTATGGGTGTGTCATTCAAAAAGCAAGAGCAGGTAGTTGGTCTAACAGCACGATGGGTGTCTGGATATATAGTGGTGGAATAAGATTCATCATGGGATCTGATGTATCGGGTAATCCATCGGCTAGCTATACTGCCATAACTAAAAAACCCCCAGTCAATCAATGGGTTCATGTAACGTGTATCGCCGATAGTAAAGAGATGGGGATGTACCTAAATGGTGAATTGGTAGGTAGAGTGGATATATCCACCATATCACACCCTAGGACGTCCAACGACGCACCCATCACCATAGGTCCAAGATACGATAATGATGGCACCTACAGTAGTCTTAGGGGCGTTATAGCAGACATCAAGTTATATGATCACGTTTTAAGTAAACAAGAGATAATGGAAAATGGACTTGGGTTAATGTCTCATTGGCCGTTAACCAATCCACCCATTAATGGTGAGATATCTGGCGATTGTATAAACTCATCAAATGCAACGTTGTTACCGGACTACCTATATAAAGGAGGTATACCGGGTGAAATAACGTCTTACATTGAATTTACTGGAACGTTAAATGGTGGCGTATCGTTACCTAAAGATGATTTCTCTCAGAACTCAAAGTGGGGATCTGTTAGTTTTTGGTTTAAGATAGATCAGCTAACAAACTACAAACAATGGTTGTGGCATACCTATGTAAACCGAGATCGTGGAACCTATATCTCGGAAACAGGTGAAATAGTTGGTTTAGTTATACGTGGCGGTACTGATCCTAGTGCAGGTGAGTTTGCGACAGGTAAAACAATAAATGTTGGTGAGTGGCACCACCTAACGATGAGTTGGAATATATCCACTGGTGCAATCCATTTACATCTAGATGGTGTGTTAATACATACTGAGAATACTGGAAGTTGGACTGATGTTGAAAATGGCGATGAGACAACTATAGGTACCAGTACTGTGGGCGGTAGAACCATATTAGGTAAAGTTGCACACTTTAAAACGTTTGCTAGTCCACTTAGCTCACATCAAGTTAAGTTGTTGTATAAAAAGAGAACATCTATGTCAATGGAGGGTGCTCTCAATATCGAGAACTTAGATGAGGGATATGATCGAATTGCCGCAAAGGGTGAATTTCTTGTTGTAGATAGTGGGTTTTATGGTGACATACCCATATACGCCTATGAGGACAATACAGACCTTTATATCGGTGGGTATAAGGTAGCTACCCTATCACGAGGGGAGAGTTATACGTTACCTACGTCGATGCAGTCAGTTGGATTATCGATAAGTGCTTTTGGCAAACCCATCAGTATCGGCGGTACCCGCAACTGCATTTCAACACGTTGGGCCGGTAAAGCATTTGGTGTATGGGTCGATAGAGATCCAGGTGAAATTGTTATATTCGCACCTTTCTCAGATGCGACTGTAGAGGTCGTTAGTACTCCGTTTGCAGATGCGACAGAGACAATCTCAACCATAACCATTCCGGCTGGAGAAAGTCATGCGGTGCCAAATGAGATACAGTACTTATATTTCATTCGATCGAATGTTGATATATGCGTTTATGCGATGGGTGTGAATTACGATAATCGACCCGTATATCCCGCATCTAAAGAGCTGTATGGTATCGCCAGTGGACACGCGGATCTCGTTTCTCTAACTGATGGTGATGTTGAGGTATTTGGATCTGACGGTAGTTATGTCGACTATGGATTCAAAAGAAAGAATAGTGGTACCGGGAATGTAGCGGCGACTGGGGGTCTTTATACTGGGGCATCTAGTTTAATAAAAGCTACCGGGTTAGTTTGCGTACATGCACAAGCAGATAGTGACGGTGGTGAAATAACCCCGTTTATAACTAAAGACGCTATGTCAACACATTTCTTACTCCCTAGCGATTGTGACTTTGTTGCATTTGTAGGATTGGAAGATAACGTCGCAGTTAAACATCTCGATACTAACATGATTGAACAACAATCCACCACAGCCATTTCTAATGGTGAAGGATTCCCGAGTAAGGCTAGGTTAGAAGGTGGTCTTTTAGCTGGACATTGGATTATCTGTGATCGTCCCGTGTACGCTATAATGCAACCTACAGCAACAGACGACGAAACTGTCCTTTATGGATATAATCCGGATGTAGACAACGTATATCGTGAACACATCGATAAGTTTAGTGAAAACGGTTTATTCCCACAGGAATACATAGCCTACTTACCATTACACTCCGATGTGGTTGATCATGGCGTAAATGGTTTATATCACGATTCTATCAGCAAACCAGTTAAGTCAGATCGTGGATTCACGTTCGATGGGATAGATAACTACTTAATGGTCTTATCTAACCAAGAAGCTGCCGATTTTATCGGTCAACCGGAAACTCAGTCAATCACGATAGCTATGTCGTTTAAGAGTCTTGGCTCTTTAGCAACGAGCTCTGCATCGGCTAGGTTAATAACGAGGGATGCTTCCGACTATTGGGCTGTTGGTATCGACCAGACGTCTGGGTTCCCACAACGCTTGAGGTGGTGGGATGCTTCTTCTGCATATAGTGAAGTCGGAGCAATAACTGATGGTTGGCACCGCTTGGTTATGATTAGAGATTTGAATACTAATGTCGGTAAAATGTATCTCGATGGTAACTTACTTGGTGAATTTGTCGCTAGCTCAGGACCCGGTTCAAGTAGACCGATCTTAATTGGAGCCAATACCGAACAACAAATCAATAACACCGGAGATGCTTTCTACGGTGACATCGAAGATGTTCACGTTGTGGCTGGAGTTGTATCGGAACAACATGTTAAGTCTGACTATCAGAGATTCGTGAAAAGAAATCGATCTTTATCGTTTGATAGATCTAGCAAAAATGTATATCAATTAATCGAGAGGTAATAAGATGGCTAATCTAAAAGATACCACGGTCAATGGTGAGTTGCGCGTGACGCGTGGTGTTAAAATGCTAGGGCCTCTCTTGAGGTTTTTCAAGAGTCCGACGTATGGTACTGGTGAGCCAATAGAATATGTTAAGGTCGTCGATACTGACGTCAATATCGGTGCCAATACGAATATCCAATATAACTTAGGCGATTACGTTAGTGATGTTTCTAAGTTTGATATTCGAGGGGCTCGTATTGAAGTTACCGCCTTGGATACCGAAACGGGGTCTCCTACAAATGGCGACTACGTAAACTCAGAAGCAATGATCACTAAAGCTATCTCTGGTGGTAATGCTGTTAAACTACATAACTACTCTAACGCAACTGCTCAATGTAAGGTATATATCGCACTTCCCATTAAAGCAAGGGCTAATGCATGATAGTAAAACCGAATAAGGTACCGGGACACTACCCGGTACCCATCGACTTGAGATTAAAAGGCGAGTCGTTAGTAGACACTGTTGCATTGTCTAAAAACGCTGCGCCTCCGGCTAACTCTAAATACATCGGGTATGATGAGTTAACGCCACCTAATCCATTTCTTGCTGTTACTCAAGATGGTAAAGGTAATGTTGTATATGACGGTGGTTTTCCTAAGTTCTACAATACTAGATCTTTACCTGCTGGAACACCTTTCAGTGAGTTGAATGCACAACATAAATTCCTTTGGAATGCTGTAAACTTTATTGCCAATAAGCAAAAGGTTGCATCTGGTAATAAGGAAGTGTTGTTAATTGGCGATCGAACTGCCGATAATTACTGGGTGAAGTCGACCATCGGTAATGGTTTTAAGACCACATTCACCAACGTCATTACGACGATGGGTTACAATCTAACCATTAAGGATGCAAACGATTACGGTGGTATCATCGATGCGACCTTAAGTGAGTTGGAACAATACTGTTGCGTTATCTTCATGTCGTCTTGGTATACAGACCAGCCAAAGATAACACAAGCATGTATCAATAACTTCCTGACATATCGTCAAAACGGTAGTGGTTTGTTTTTCATCACTGACCACGGTAACGTCATTAATGATTTTGATACAGCAGTTAACGGTAGTTATAGTGGTTTCTTTAGAACTGCCAATGCCATTACGGTTAACTTTGGTGCTTGGTTCTCTGGGAACTACGATAGAACGAGTGTAAATGTTGGTTACCTACGAAACAACTATGGCGATCACCCACTTTATAGTGGTTTGTCTGATGCTGAAAACATTTCTGCGGGTGGTAGTGAGTCTGAGGTTGTTTTGGCGAGTAATGACACATTCTCGGGTGATGCGATACCTGACATAAACATAAACTCTAGTGGCGTCAATACAGTCAACGTTTTATCAGTTACAAAAGATGGTGAGGTTGTCACTGAGCGATATCTATACACCATTGGTAGTAATCCGCTTGTTAGCGTTAAAACTCAAGGTACGAGAATTCCATTCGGTGGAACTATTGAGACCTATAAAAAGTTTGCTGACTTTGACTTCATCAATAACTTTCCTGAACTGGGTACGCTAGTGGGTGAAGTTTACATCGATGGCGTTTATCTGGGTACGGTGAATATAGACGGTAATAGATCCACCTACAAGTGGATAACCGATCCATTGACACCGATTATATCTGGTAGCGATCTACGGCTTGAAATCATACAACCATATCGCTATACGTTAAATTGGACCATCAATCAGTTGAGTACTGGTTTTGGCGATGCTAGAAGTAAATGGCGGTTGTTTGATACTGATTTCATAAAAGGTAGGGGTTTGGGTTTAATACGCAACATAAACTCTCACTTTGCCGAATCAATCAAACCGACATATCGTCCGGATAGCGCGAGTGTACTTGATGATTTGGAAGTGTATGAAAGTGGTGAGGTTGACTTTGGATCAATCGAGGTTTACTTAGTTGGTGATTTTCAGGAGATATTCAACAACAGACTATTCAGTCCAACCGAGAAAGTCACTGTGGTGAACAGAAACACTCGGGAGGTATATCTACCTACTGATAATGGTTGGGTTTTATCCGATAAGTCCGCTGGTGAACTTTTGGGCGTGGGAAGGACATTGATTGATAAGTACAATCGTTCCACTTACGTAACAACAGATCAACCTAGAGTTAACGTTACTTATCCAGAACAGACACCGCTTTACGATGACCAAAAGAAATATGGTTACTGTAGCATCGTCCAATCTCCGTATCTAACTTGGTGGGTTCCAATTGAAGTATTGACCGCCAAATGGATCTGGGATAGAACTACAGCAGGTAGTACAGCTCCTGTAAATGAATCTGTACATTTAAGAAAGTGGTTCAATAGCCCCTATACTGGAACGGCAACTTTAAAAGTTGGTTGTGATGATGCTGTAAACGGTCTGTGGGTAAATGGTGAGCTGGTTAAATCTGGTAGTATAAACCATCAACTGGGTGAAACGCACACCATTAACGTAAGGCAAGGCATGAATTTGATTCATGCAGAATGTTACAACAGTGGTGGACCTGCTGGTTTCTTAGCCTACATCTTAAGTAGAGATGGTGACTTACTTACTAAGACCGATTCTAGTTGGTTGAAGTACTCGATCCCCAATAAGGACATTGGTGCCATTCGCGTTACTAACGATGACGATATATCGATTCCTTACGATGAAAATATGGTTTTATCGCCAGATGACGTCATTGAGTATGAAGTCGATTTTCGTTCCAATGGACCACCTGGTGGGTGTCTGGTATCTATACACTATTACAGGGATTCTGTTGGTGGTACACACCGTGGATTAGATATCTATAGTGGTAGCGGTAGTTCATCGTTAGCGGCTCACCTAATACATAATTGGGAAAGTTCTGGTGGCGATCAGGCCATTCGCATAAATACCGATGTGGGTGGTAATGGTTTTGTAGATGTCTGGGATAATCAATGGCACAATATTAAAGTTGTCTACGATGGTTCTAGATTGGAAAGTGGTTTGTCGATGTATGTCGACGGAGTAAAACAACCACTACAGACTGCTCCAGACAACCCAAGAGCGGGAAACCAGTCATTGTTGAATGCTGGTGTTCTAAGTGCTAAAGGGGCACCCGTTAGAGTTGGGGGTAGAACTAATGTGGACGACACACCTTACTATCCATTAAATACGGGCGACTATAAGAACTTTAAGATAAAGCGCAATGGTGTAGTGATTGGTTACTACCCGATGCATGAGTCTTATAATGGTCGTTTCTTCGACTATGGTGTATATAGCGTCCATTCAGATGTTGCTCCACCAACGACCACATCATGGACGACTAGCTGGAATACGTCCAGATCTACCGAATGGACAACAAGTTGGACGAGTAATAAAACAACGAGTTGGACGACGTCGGTGGATACAAGTCGTGGTACATCACACACGACAAATTGGACAAGTAGCTATACCACAAGTTGGGGAACTTCAAGAGGAACAAGTCGTAGTACTACGATAAGTACATCTTGGAGTACATCAAGGACAACCACTTGGGATAGTAGTCGTACGACAAGTTATACTACTAGCTGGACTGGTAGTCGGACTACGAGTCGGGTGGAATCTAAAACCACTAGTTGGACAACCAGTTGGTCGGGTAGTCGCAGTACTAGTCGAACTGAGTCTAGGACGACATCGTGGACTACGTCATGGAGTGCCAGCAGAAGTACCAGTCGAACCACTAGTAAGAGTTACTCTCGTTCTACTTCGAAAGGTACTTCATGGACGACGAGTTGGACTGGTAGTCGTGGTACTAGTCGTAGTACTAGTAAGAGTACTTCTAAATTGACGAGTCGATCTACCTTTATCGGTCCTATCGACGTTTGTATTTCTTTAGATACTAAATTAATGTTAGCGTCTGGGGAAACAATGGATGCGAGACACGTTAAAGTTGGTGATGTCCTTAAGGGTGTTGATATCGAAGGTATGATCGATGAATCAGACCCACGTTGGGAAAGTTGGTCTACTCGATATTTAGAAAACCCTAGGATAAAAGACGTAACTGTAAAACACGTTAGATTTGGGTCATTTAGGGCTATCTATCTCGTTAACAACAAGTTAGCTATAACCAAGCAACATAAGGTACTAGCTAAACACAACGGACGGTGGTCTTGGTGGGATATACGAGATATTGAACTTGGCGATATCATGTTGGATCAAAACCTAGGTGAGGTAGAGGTAGAAAAATTAGACTATTTAGATGGTGACGTAGAAACCGTAACTATTGATGTTGAAGAGTCTGATACTTACTTTGCTGGTGGGTTGTTGGTTCACAACATACCCGGTGGCGGAAGCCAAGTTAAGAGATAACGGGAGCTACTATGGCAACAACGAGTTGGACGACGTCTTGGAGTACGTCTAAAGGTACGTCGTGGAATACAAGCGTTGGAAAAAGTAGGGGGACGAGTCGTTCCACGTCGAAGGGGACGTCTTGGAGTTCTAACGTAACAACCTCTTGGACTACTCGATGGACAGCATCTCGCGGTACTAGCGTGACGACGTCGTGGTCGACGTCTTGGAACACTTCGGTTAGTTATAGTCGCTCGACATCTAGGTCGACCGATAAAACAACTAGTTGGAGTACCAACGTTGCATATAATCGTACGACAAGCTATACGACGACTTGGTCTAATAGTCGAACGACAACATGGAACACTAGTATAAGTACCACGATCACTACCTCATGGACAACTAGTTGGAATACGTCTAAAACTACTTCGGTGGCGAAGAGTAAGACAACGAACTATAGTACATCGTGGAATACTAGCTGGACTACATCTAAGACGACATCGGTTAGTGGTTCTAGGTTGACTTCAAGGACGACGACGTTTCAGACGTCTAAATCGACATCGACTACATTAGGTATAAAGCAACTAACGCTGTGATATAGTAGGGAGGGCGAGTGCCCTCCCTCTATGATGTCTTTAATCCTATGGCCAATGTATACCTATATTAACGTTAATAGGGTGTTTTATGAGTGAATTAAATTTCAAATACCCTCTAGATCTAACTGGTGTTGATTCTGTCAACCGGGTCTTAGGGGAAGGACACTCAATAGGCGAAGGTTTTAATCGACTAATCGTTCCTATTGAAGGTGCTTTTTATACCGACGGGTTGATTGTTCGAGATACCGTGAATGGCGGTGAACTTGTTCCTAAAGATCAATACCTACCTATTTTATTCTACCAAGAACCTTCCGAGCGAAGTGGTAAGGAAGTATGTTGTGCTATCGCTATCGTTGATCGTAGCGTTAGTACAGAAGTTGAGATTGAGTACCAAGCGGTAGGTGATGTTTACTCTAACATCACTAGTTTGATACTTGATAAAGTAACCGACATTAACCTCGATGACTATAATCTCATCTGGGGTGATCTACTGGGAAACCTAGATGTTTTTCCCGGTGATGGCGATCTTAGAGAGTTGGGCGCAATATATGGCTTTGAGTTCGTAGCTAAAGCACTCAATGATTTAAGGGATGCGATCTTCTTTGGTGATATCGATGATCACGATCGATTAAAGCAAGTGATAGAAAATAAATATCAGTTAGCTTACAACAAAGCTGTCAACATCAATGATGAGGCTGAAGCCCATTATGCTCGCACTGACGATCCTCATGATGTTACTAAACATCAGATTGAGTTAGGTAAAGTTGACAATCATCCAACTGCATCGGTTGAAGATGATGTTCAGGGTACGAATAATCAGAAATATAGTACGCCTGCTGGTATTCGTGATTCTATTCGCATCAACGCTATAGAGCCTTTGAATTCCCACATCAACAATACTGACGATCCTCATGATGTAACGCAAACGCAAATAGGTTTGTCTCGGTTGCATAACTGGTCGACTCCAGATAAAGCAACGGCTGAACTGGGTGAGTCTACCGAACACTACATGACGCCATTGTCGTTATCTCAAGCGATTGCGGCTCAACTTGGTGATGCGATAGAAGAACATGTAGCAAATAAGAGCAACCCACACCAAGTGACAAAAGCGCAAGTGGGACTATCACGTTTGGGTAACTATCCACCCGCTAGTGAAGCTGAAGCTGTCGAGGGTGTCCGGTATGATCGGTTAATAACTGTTAAGAATGCGGGCGATGCAATAAACGCTAGCGCTAAACCTCTTCTAGAGGAGCACGTTAACGATTTCAATAACCCACATGAGGTTACTGCTGCTCAAGTAGGGTTGGGTAATGTGGATGATGTATCGTTTGCTCAAATGCAAAACCGATATATTGAGAAAGGGAAAGCATCGACCGTTACTGTTGTGGGACCAACTCAAGCTCTGCAAGGTGAAACTGTAGAATGGGTTATCACCAATTACGATATCTTTACCAATTATGATATCTCCGGTGATTTCGGTGACCTTACAGTTAATGGTGATACCATCAGTAAAACTATTGATTCGTCAACACCAACGGGCGATCGGACGCTGTCTATTCGTGTGGGTAATAATACTCGTGAATTACCAATTAAGATCATTGGTCGTGGTGTTAATAAACCAAGTATCACTAGTCCGAATGATGATGCTCGCGGCATCTCACTTAACACGACGATGACGAGTAGTTCATTTACAACAACACCTTCTGGTATCGATAGTCATGAGTCTAGTCAATGGCAACTATCTAAAGTAGTTGACTTTAGTAGTATTGCTGTCAACGAAACTGTGGGTGGTAGTGAACGTACAGCTTGGAGTACACCTACACTCGATAGAAACTCTGTGTATTATGCACGTGTTCGATATAAGGGTGCTGGATCTGGTTGGAGTCCTTGGTCTGATGTAATCATGTTTAAGACTGCCGATATCACAACGACTAGTTTCTCCACTAGTCGCACCACCGATAAGGCAACTAACTGGAATAGTAGTTACACTACTCAATGGCAGAGCTCTCGGGCAACGAGTCGTACGACTAGTCGTCAGACTGTTGTGGGTAATGTGTATACTACTCAATATCAGACTAACTTCACTACAAGTTGGACTGGTAGTCGCAACACTAGTGTACCGCAATCTAAACAAACATCTAGAACGGTAAGTCGTACAACGAGTTGGACGACAACTTACTCAGTTAGTCGTAGTACTACGAAAACTACGAGTAGGTCAACTTCGGTGGCTACCACTAGAATTACATCGGTAACCACGTCAAGAACTACGAGTAAGACTACGAGTAAGACTACTAACTACACCACTTCGTACATGTACGATGATGGTCGAAGCCCCAGTAGTTGTTTGCAGGGTTACTACGATGGTCCTTACTATAGATGTATGGAACCTGGTGTACCTAAGCGGACATATTACACTACGCAGAAATCTACTAGTTACACCACTTCTTGGACTACTAGTTGGAGTACGAATAGATCAACATCCATTAGCGTCAATAAGACAACCTCTTGGAGTTATAGTGCCAACACCAGTGTGCAGACGACAGAAACGTTATCTCGCAATACTAGTTGGACTACGACATATACAACCAATTGGTCTGTCGATAGATCAACAGATGTTAATTATAGTCGCAGCACCAGTAGAACGACCGAACAAATATTGGACAACAGTGATGTTCGTACAACATCATGGACCACCAATTATACTTCGTCGTGGACAAACTCTAGAACAACAGAGTCAGCCACAAATCGCACTACTGCTAAGACGACAACGTTCCAAACTTCACGCCCAACCGAAGTTTAATATACGGCATATGTGGGAGGGGTCAAACCCTCCCACTATTATGTCTGTCTTACCTTACAGGAGGCTGTCAAGAAGACCAGGTTCCGCGTTCTCCATCGAACCCCCACCACTATAGTAATCCATGGTAAAAGTCCTTAGAACGATATACAGAAGCAATCCTGTTCGTACTGCTGCTAACAATGAACTGTTGTTTGACTTAACAGACTTCTCAACAACTCCCAATGCTAACTCACGTATCTTAAGTAGCGATGGATTCGTCGAACGAGACGACATGTAAAGCGAACGTAGTCGAGATAACAATAAGGCTAAGTTCAAGTTTCGATTAAACTCTTTCTTATTTGCATTGATAAAGTCAAACGCATGTAGTACAGTTTCCTCTACAAGCTCCTCAACGCGTCTGTCACCACGATAACCGTAGTTGTCTGACATATACTCCAATGCCGACACTAAATGTCTCTCAGGCATCGTGTGCATGCCATCACCGATGATCGATACTAAGTCATCCCGGATAAAAGAACGCTTCTCAGAAATCACCGAGTGGATGTATCGCTTATACTGACTATGTTTACGGATCAAGTGTCTAACGTGGATATCGCCATCAATATCAATCGTAGATGACTTCGTGTTGACACGACTTCCAGATTGTGCTACCTCAACGAATACCCGATACATCTTTTTAACGACTTCACGGATACGACCCTGCGTATCAGACAATAAATACTGGATACGCTCATCATCGTTAAACTTAGCAATCGCATCTCTATGGATATTGCCTGCTGAGATAATATCTTGAGCACGTGCTTCAATCAATTTGGCCCAACTACCATAGCGCTTCAGTGAGAACTTATAGTTAAGCTCTGCATACACTGCTTCCAATATACGCCGATCAGGCTCGTACTTGAAGTAGTGCGCCATCAGTGAAGATAAGAAACGATAATGTAAGATCTTAAGTGCCGCCATCATACCTGATTCTTTTTGCGAGGCACTGATGTCTTTTGAATTGAAAAGTGCATGTAGAACCCAAGCGACCGATAGATTCAATACATCACTAATAACCTTGTGCTCCGGATTCACACTCGGTAAAGCATGGATCTCGTTTTTAAGGATCACGTCATCTGTTTGGATAACTTCATCAAACCACTCATGGCGATCTGATGTGTGGAAGCGTAGCGGTGGTGATCCAAGTAGGACACCACCTAAGAACTCAATATGGTCTTCTGATCGATTCACGAAGTCACGCTCGTACTGCATGATGCGCTTAACGAACCGACTGTCTATCTTTAAGTGACCACACTCAGACTTAAAGACATCTTTAATACTGTTTGCCATGGTAAGCCTCTTATGTGAGTAAAAGCTGCTATACGATACGGCGCGGCGACCGTTGCCGCCACTGCCTTTCTAATTGGTATCTTTTATCTCTTTTAGGGTTCTATGAAATTTAAGATTAAATGTAAAATGATTTATATCTAAATACCATTTGTCATTATGATTAACTTTTTACTGATGACTTTTTATAATTTGAACTTAAAGGATGGAATGAGTGAACGGTAGTGAACGAATGACAACACTTTCCCTTTGGGGGGAAAGGGGGGTTGAGAGAAGAGAGGATTTAAAGGAGAGAAGAGAGAAGGGGGAAAACCCCCCTTATGGTTTTAGCTATAACAGTCAAGCGATAGGAGGTACCTCAAGTACCGACCTCTAAGCGTAGCATGCACTGTACATATCAAAATTTTTCTAATTTTTTTGATTTCGCATTTCCCCGCCGCGCCGATCCTACCTAAGGTCAAGCATATATCATCTCGTTGAGTACTCGAAACGTATAAACAAATAAGGATAACGTATCATGGATAAATTACCACCTTATCCACTTAGACCACAGTTCCCATTTGAAAAAGACATAACCGATCAGATCAGATCAAGATTACCAGCCCACGTCTTAAGCGATGTCCAATGCATACA